AACCATGGTTCTGTGCTTTTCATCTTGGTAGATACGCTTGTTGTTTTCTCGGCTTGTTTCAGTGCGAGCCTTGGCTTCTGATGCCGTTAATGGTCGGAAACCAATCGGCCCCGCTGGTCCTTTTGGACAACTCATTTTGTTTCACCTTCTTTAGTATTCCAAGAAATCATCATTTTTACTTTATACGACACACCGGACTCTATTAGCAGTGTTTCATACCCTTTTTGACGCAACCTATTTGATACCATTAGAATCATATCATCGTCAAATTCATCGAGGGGAAATCCAACATCAGTCTCACTTTTATGATGGTTTATAGCCCGGTTAATTGAGTTCATAACTCTGGTTTCTACCCTTTGTAGCTTTTCTACTTTATCGATTATCATCACTAATTTATCTGCGTCTGGTAGATCGTCAATTGATTTAAAGTTAAAATTCATTCCTAAACACCTCATCCTTAATGGTAATATGGATATACCACGTGCCAATATATTGCTCATATTGCCTCTGTCTCACTACATATTCATAACCTTTCTGGGGTAGTTTTTCTTGCAATACCGATTCTATTTCACTCCGAGAAAAACCTCTGGGAAGGCTAAATTGTGTGTCGTTTTTGTCTTCTTCAATCATACTTTTTAACGCATCGGCCGCGGCCATCTCTATTTCTGCTCGTTTCTTAGCAGTTGCTGGACTGTGTAGTCTAAGTTCCAGCACTTGGTTGGCATCCGGCATATTATCAATAAATTTAGCGTCATTATCAACCGCAATAATAGATTCATCATAATGAATCAATTTAAAGTGATATGAATCGTAAACATCAACACCGTCAAGCCAATCATGAGCGAAGTAAACACTATAATATTTCTTTGCCAAATATCGGGCATCGGTGATGGCCGAGTTGACCATTTCATTTTTAATTTCATTAACGATAGTAATACGATCATACCGATTAATATCCAGAGTAATATTAATATCGATAGCCGCCGTCGGGTCTTCCTCTACCCGTTTTTCGACACCATTAACCACCTGCGTTACAATCTCTTGTATCTCACCGCTTCTTAAACACAATAGTGATAAATTGAATCGGGAACGCCATTTATTGCGCGTTAGTGTTTTCATCACGAACCACCTCATATTAGTAAGTTGAACGCGTACGATATAGTTATCGTCGTTTCACTCCATTTTGACTATATATGTATAGAGCCGGGATAACCCCGGCCCATTGTTGAACTATACGAACTTCAATTCAGTAAACAATTCATCTGCGTCTTGCAACCGGAATGAAGGGTGTTCGCGGACGAATGACCGTAAATCAAAAGCCTTCATTGGAATGTGGTTAAACACGTCTGGCGTGCCACCTTCCGTGCAAACAATCAGCATTGGATTAACTAGTTCCCCATCTTCATCAAAGTCATTTTCGTCGTATACCGGCGTTCCATCATCATATGTAGATTCTGGATCTGGGTACATTACAGCGAACGGGTAAAAATGGTAAGCTTTCCAGTAAAAAGTAGGGCGCCGACGCTTGTCTTCGTCTGCTTCAACATAATTTTCACTAGATACCAGGTAACCAATAATCGTTTCTGGATTAAGGTCAATAGTAACTTCTGATGCCATTATATGTGTCTCCTATCCGACATCACCAAGGTCAGATACGTTGTCGTGCATCAATTTTGCTTCGGTCATTGCAATTAAAGCACTGACCACATCATCAATATGTGTATTGACGTTGGCGACGTCTTCGTCTAATTTTTTCGTAACACCAGACTTATTCAGATCAAGATAACCAGTTTGCATTAATGCAACAGTACCGTAAATCCCGGCCATGCCATGTAATGCCAATACTTCATCAACACCGTATTGTGGTAAGTCGTTTTCGACGATATATTGCAACGGTTGGGGTAATAGTCCCTTTCCAGCAACCTCGTCCAGGGCTAATGCGATCGCACAACTATTTAATGCTTCTCGCTTATCAAGCACAGCGTTTAAAGCAACCGCCGCATTGATAAATTCGAGATCTTTGTTGAAGCGTTGTTGCCCTTTCCAGGCCGCCATAGCAATATCCTTCATCAATACACCCTTACTTGCTAGGGTTCTGATTACGTATTCTCGTAAATCGTGATCTGGGTACAAGTCTTTTGCCATAAAATTCCTCCTAATATGGTTTAGTTTACTTGTCCGTCACGGTTACTAAATCGTCAATGTTGTAACCAACGTCGTCAACCGTAACGGGTTCAAACTTCTTTGTAGTCCCCATAATTTTGACTTTGAAACTGTTAACTCTCGGGACCACTACTTCCACAGGAATGCCATATTTAAGTTCAAACCACTTAAACCGTAAGGCCGCGGCTTGATCAATGGCAAATGTGGTAAATGAGTTCTTCAAATCATAGACGTGCTTAATGCTACCGTCATGGTCATATACTACGAAGTCCGGCGTATACCGACTACTACGCACCTTTAGCTTGCCATCAAGCAAGGGGATGGCTGCGTGTAATTGGAAGCCTTTGTGGACCTCAAAGTTATAACCACTGTTTTTGATGAACCGTTCGTAGAATTGGTGCTCCTTTTTCGAGTCGAAGGTGAACCCGTCAACTTTGACTTTTTCGCCGAACCAAGTGCCGGCTTGTTTCTTCAAGGAGAATCAACCACCTTTCTGAACATTATTTATTATACTCGTTTTAGTCTATTTTGTCTATATGTGTCAAGAAACTAATATAATTAAATTTCGTAGCTAGGTTCTGATTTGTCGTCACGAACCGTAACAAAGGTCGGGAAACGTAAACTCAACTTATCGTCATTTTGATTATGAGTTTCTTCAAAGTAGCTCACTTGGATTAAATGACCAACAATTTGATCGGGGTGTTGCCAATACAGGTCACGTTCCTCATCTGAGAACCCAGAACCTACTTTAACGTCATTCCCTTTGTAGTCAATCACCACACCGCCAAGTTTACCAGCTAACCGACCAGTGCCCTCAAACACGTCCTTAACGTACACGTCAGCATCAAGAAAATCTTTGATCTTTAACAGGTTAGAAGTACGTTTCGTTTGGTACTTACCACTGTTGAGGTTGAGCATCAACCCTTCCCAACCATTCGGCTTCACCATGGTCTGTTGTAATTCATGAATCATCGATAGGTCATTACCAATATATAGGTCCTGTACCAGCTTAAGGTGCTCAAGGTTCGGCCGATCAGCAAAACGGTCATACAACACTTGTTTTCGGGTAGAGAAACCAGTTGTCGAAATACCCTTTACAAATTCGTCATAAAACACGAAGTCGAACACATTGAAGATAATATCCGACTTATCCTTAGTCTTAGAACGCAGCACCTTACTCGTTTCCCGGAACAAATCCTTGGTTGCTAATCCATCGGTATTTGGAAGTAGTAGCTCCCCATCTAAAACAAGATCCCACGGGTCGTCGTCGCATAAATGTAGCACTTCTTGTTCCTGTACTTCCATTCCGTCAATTGGTAAGCCTTTCCGAGTGTAGAACTTGGGCTTCCCGTCCTTGACGATACATACAGCTCGGTGCCCATCTAGCTTTTGGGTCAAGGTGAAATACTTCCCCTCAACCTTGTTGACGTATTTATGAAATGGATGGGCCAATTGTACGCTAAACTCACGGATAAAACCCCTGCCAAGAGCCTTGTTGATCGACTTAGCAGTAATACCAACCTTTAAATCCTTGGCAAAGATATGGTAGATGAACTCGCGTAGTTCCTGGTCTTCAAATACAGAAGCGTAATCGATGATCTTTTGGATGGTACTGAACGCCCCGGTGTTGTATACCGAAACATAATTCATTAATGTTTCTAAGGTATATTCACCTGGTTCAGTTACGAAACTATCCGTTTTGTCTATTAGCGACAAGATCCCCTTAAAAGATACCCCGGTTGTAATAAAGTCATCATAAACAAACCGGAGTATCTTGGTAAGAAGGACATTGTCGCTGTTAGCTTGGATGATTTTGATCTTTTCATTGTTTGACATAGTAGATTTAATCTTTTCAAACACGTCAAACGCAGACTTAACAGCGTTAATATCATTCATTATTTTATAGTGCCCCCCCCCCATTTCTGGGATTCGTTCTTTATAATAGTCATAAAAGTCATAAATCCTTTCATTTGAGAAAGTTTCAATATCTTGTACCAGCAAGCTCTCACCGATTAAATCATCAGCCCCGATAGCTTCCAGGCACTCTTCTGGGGTGGGAATGTCAGCAACCCAACCCGTGGTTCCATCATCGAGCATATCAACCTCGATCACTTGAGCAAAACCACCTTCGCATGTGGATGCCAAAAGTACGTGTCTTGCACTATACATCTTGGCTTCTCGCAGCGTTTCTACCAACTTTCGGTAACTTTCCGTGTAGGCAGCAAAGGTTTCTTCATCGCAAGACACCACACAGGTGGCTTGTAAAATGCTCATTTTTTCAACAACGTCAACTAAATTTGCTTCATCATATAAGTCATGTCTTACTACTTTAGCGTACACTTAACGATTCTCTTATACTTTCTAAAGGATGAGAGACCATCATGAGAGTCCACGGCCATTTCCTACCGTAGAAGGACAGTCTCGTTTTTGACGTGGGTATTAGGAGGCTCTCATCTCTCCATAAGCCAGCGGCGACCGTCACATCGCTACTCTAGACTAGCTTGTAGTCTGTGACCCAGTAATCAAAATCTTTTTCACTCTTTTGCCAGTGTCCGTCGATGAGAATTGATTTCGGGGTTTTGCGTAGCCCCGATAGCTTTATCATGCTCCCTTCTTTTAATCGACCACCAAAGTATGCTGACTTACTCAGCAACACAAGCACTTCTTTCCCATTTCGTGGGGAGTATAGTCTAACCTTAACGCGGCTAGATCTTACGTCGGCTTGAGTAACATAAGCGTAGCTTGATGGCAGCTCTGGGTATGTACTTTGGCACCGCCCCAGTAGCTTCAATTCGCTATCAAGCTGTTCCTTTAGTGGTAGGTCTTGATCTTTTAGTGACTTTTCAAGCTCGAGAACTTTCATATACTTTTCGTACTTCCCAGCCCACCGCTTATTTTGCGGTTTGTAGGTCTTTTTAAAGTAGTCGAAAACCTCTTTTAATTTCCTGTTCTTAGCAAAATCTTTAAAATATCTCAACAAAATTAAGTTTAGCACATGGCGAGAATTTATGGTAGTCTTTTTATCGAACTTTTGAGCGGTAAATCGCTTATCTTTTTCAGAGGATAAATCAATCTTTTTAATTTCTTCTAAGCCATAACGGTGGAAAAGATCAGATACAGTAAGGGTTTCGTCCTTTGATACGAACTTATTTTTCTCATAAAGATCAACCAAGAAATCAGTAAAAAATGTATAATCCTTATCACTCAATTGGTAAAGGTAATCGCCGACTTCGGTATTCAAACTCTTAATGGCAGCGGTTCCCTCATAAATGGCGTTTTCATCCTTATTCATAAAGTATAGACCTTTAGACCGACCATACCGCACTGGACGAACATCGATTCCCATGCTTTTGGCAAATTGTGAAACTCTATTGATTTTTTCTTGTTTTCCTTTCCACACTTCAAAGGCCGCTGTACACCATTCCAATGGATAGTAATAGCGCAACCAAGTGGAAATGTAACCAATATATGAGTATGCCATTGAGTGGTTGACCGAGAAGCCATAATTAACCGCATCCATAAACACTTGAATAAATGAATCGGCAATGTTTTCTGCGTGTTCTTGTGAGTCACCATACTTCTCAACCATCGTCTTGATAAAGGCCGGTTTAATCTTGGGAACCTCATTATCCATGATGGTTGGGTTCTTCTTGCCTATACCTCTACGAATCAAATCGCTCTGGCCTGGAGTGTAACCACAAAACTTGACCAGAAAATTCATAATCTGCTCTTGGTACACCAATTCGCCTAGGGTTGGAGCGAGAAACTCGTTTAATGCCGGGTGCCCATTATCTTTAAATTCACCATGTGTAACCTTATCTACATAACTAGCGCCAGAAGGACGTTGAGCAGCATTAACTAATGATAGTAAGTCCATATACTTAACGTTCTTACCGGCCTCGTTACTCTTAATCTTCCTGATAGTGTCTGGTGACAACATATCGCGTAGCAACTTGCCAGCTCTGTCGCCTTCCATTTGGAACACGCCAATATTGTTTTGGCGCATAGACTCCCAAACCTTTGCATCTTCAAAATCAATGAAATCACTATCTGGTGTAGGGTATGGAATGCCAGCTAATTCAGCGGTCTTCTCAATCAGTCCAACGTTATCAAGCCCTAGCATGTCATACTTAACCCAATTGTTGTGGTCAATTTCCTTCATGGTGATCTGAGTAACTGGGTAATCCCAACCAGATATAGTCATAGTACCCATAGCGTCTTCGATAGTATTAGTATCAATAACGATACCGGCGGCATGGCGACCAAAAGAATCGATAACCCCCACCACGCTTTGGGCCATATCGATTAGCTCCCGGTGATCTTCGTAAACTTCACGCGGAACAATCCCGTTATCGCCAATTTCGTTGCGAATTTCCTGGATATATTGTGGTTTACCTGCGTATCGTGGAAGCCCATCCGCAATTGCTTTAATAGCCGCCTTCAAGCCATAAGTATTGGCCGTTAAAATCGAAGCGGCGTGCCATTTGCTGTTGGTAAGCATCCATTGTTGCGTCCATTGCTGATTATCGCGGAATGCATCAATGTCCACGTCAGCAAGGCTAATACGTTCGCTGTTCATGAACCGTTCAAAATTCAGCCCTAGCTTCACTGAGTCCATATCAGTTTGTCCACACAGGTATGCAATCAATGAACCGCTAACCGATCCACGTCCTGGTCCAAAGTGAGCACCGTGTTCCTTAGCAGCGTTCATGATGTCCTCATGAGACAGCATGTAATCAATAGCGCCATTGTACTTGTAAACGGAATACTCATATTGAATCCGTTCAAGATACTTCTTACGCTCATCTACGGGCAACTTATCAATGCCCCGGTCATAAATCCCCTGTTTAATTCTCTTCTGGAATTCGGCTTCTGGGTCATCGTAAAGTTTAGGGTACTTATGGCTCTTATCAATCTCAAACGATTCAACACTTTCAGCAATTTCTACCGTTAAATCTAATGCCTTTTGAACCAATTCGGTTGGTACCACTCCCTGCTTTTGGAAGGCTTGAATCATTTCAGAACGATCTTTTAACCACAATTCAAACTCATCTTCGTTATCGTATTGTGACCCTTTACCCTTCTTAATGATCTTTCGTAACTTATCATGATACTGATTGAGGGCGTGGACGTCATTTGAAGCAATGAGCTTTAAGTCATGTTGTTGGGCCAATTTAACTAAATAGTCATTGTACTGAGCCTGCTCCCGATTATCATGGGGTTGGATTTCCAAAAATACGCGTTCCGGGTATTTCTTAGCAAAGTTAATCCACTTGTGCCGCACCTCGTCATCATCATTAAAGTATGCTTGGGCAAGTGGGCCAGCCATACATGCTGTGGTTACATATAGGTTGCCATGATCTACTGCTTCAACCAATTCATCAAACATGATACGTGGTTTGTAGTAATAGTGGCCATCCTTCCGGTTAAATGAGTGGGACGACAATTGGTTAATTGCCTTAACCCCATCGTAGTTCTTTGCAATGATGATAGTGTGGTACCGCGACTTATCGTCTAAACCCATAGCTGTGTAGGCTTCGATACCGTGGATATACTTTAACCCCGCTTCATCAGCGAGTTCCTTATGTTTAATCCACCGTGCCACATTGCCATGATTAGTAACGGCAATTGCCGGTAAATGATTGTCTAACGCATACTTAACGTAATCCTTGTATTGTGTGACAATTTCAAAATATCCACCGGCATTAGATTCGTCAGTATGAGCATGTAAATTGATCCAGTAATCTGCCAATTTTATTCCCCCTCGTGCACGTGGCTCTTTACAACACGCAACGATCCAGGGCACCTGTCCCGCCACCACAATCGCCAACTGTGATCGCCATCGATGCGGACCCAAATGTCACCGGGTAGATCTGTGGCCGGTTCTACTCGCGTCTCAACAACCTTAACGTTTGGGAAACTGTACTCTACTTTAGAATCACTATAAATTAACTCCCGATTATCGTCATACAAACCAATACAGCCTCGTTCAAAGTTGTAGTATTCCAAAGTGTTTTCCCACCACTTTTTGGTTGGCTGCACAGCATCAAAATTTTGATGCTCAATCCACTCAATAAGATCAATATCATCAAAAATACGTACGTGACGATAATCAATGGGGAGAACATGGTTTTCTCCGCTTTCATCCTGTAAAGTAATGCTATGGTCCCGCAATTCTACAACTTTGAATCTCATCAATTACACCCCTCTATCCAAACAATGCGTCAATGCTTAAACTATCATTGCCAAACAGGTCGTCTAGCTCGGTTTGCCCTGCTGATACCGCGACCGGCTTCTTCTTTTCGTTAATCCCTTCCAACTTCTTAAATTCCTCACTGGTATGCCATGAGCATAAGTGAGTTTCGTAGTAGTTGGTCGGGTCATATCGAGCATTTAATTCTAGCCAATTTTCTTGGTCGAATTCATCCATGTTTTCAAAATCCATGATCGTATCACATAGTTCTTCGACCTGCTTGGCCACTTTTTGGCAATTTTCTTCGGAAATATCCAGTTCAATGAAGTAATTACCAACCTGGAATTGTTCCTGAATTTCCTCTGGCATGTTAGCCAAGCCGTTACTTGCCTTAGCCGTTTCAATCATTTCATTGGCCCTTTCTTCGTCATAACCGAGCTTTTTAAGCTTGGTTGCGAGCTTCTTAGCAATCTTGGCAACCCAAATACTACGTTCTTGGATCGTATCTTTCCATTTACCGTTTTCCTGCTTAAAGTGAACCCGGCAATACTTCATCATATCGAAACGTGCTTTGATTTTGTCATACGGCACGCCGCTCATTTGATGCTTCCCGATGGCATACAGCATTAATTGCATTGCCTTCTTCTGAAGTTTGTCTCCTGAAAATCCAGACTTACTTGACGTTTTGTAGTCGATTAACACTGTATTACCATCAGCGTCAGTGTACTGGGTGTCAATGTACCCAACAAAGACGTACTTATTATCTTTACCAACCCGAACCAAAACGGGTTGCTCATTCCGGAAGTCACTACCATTTGGGATGAGAACATGCCGGAAGTAATTATTCAAATTGTTAATGTAACCATTCTTAATCCGATCAGTATCAAATTGAAAGGCGGTTGGATCGGCCTCCCAATCTTTAACCGCCTTCTTCCAAACGTTAATTGCTTCGCCTGGAAGGATCTTCTTATCAATTACATCTTGCACCAGATTATGACTAGTCGTGCCCCATTCGGTATATACACTGTCCGAGCTAAGTTTTTTATGTAAGTAATACTTCTGATAGTATTCCGTTGGGCAATTTCCCCAGGTACTCAACCGACTAAACGACCAAATCCGATTCGCATTAAATTGTTTCTTGATCTTGTCTAATTGCTCTTTATTTAATCTCACCTAAACACTTCCTAATCTTTCATGCGCCATTTCAACAGATAATTCCACAGTTCATAACCTTTATCAATCGGCGCGTCTTTCTCACCTAACATATCGTAGCGATCAAATATGTAGCTTGCTTCGCGGAATGGTTTAAAACGTTCCGCTTGATTGCGGATGAATGCCAATCCTTCTTCCTCTTTAACCATGACGTCTTTATCAAACGCCAAAACAATCTCGCAATCTTGCGGCGTCTCTCGAAGGATAAAGTCAATTTGATGCTCACTGATGGTGTGGCCACCCAGAGCAACAGCATACCCTTGACCGAAATTGTATGTCGCTTGTTTCAACACCGATTTCTCACCCTCAAACAGGATTAACATTTTGCTTTTATGGAGATTGTCGGCGACCACATTGTACCCGTACAGGTTCAGTGTTTTATGGTAACCAGTAATATAGTTCCAATACTTGGGCGTTCCCAGTAACTCCATTTCCTCTTTACTTTGGGTCGTCCGACCTTTAATGCCAACCACCTTGTCCCGCTCATACCAATCAAAGTGCGGGAAAATAACGCGATCACGATATGGGTCATACATCAGTCGGTACTTTTTAGCAACGTCGGGGGTAATCCCCTGTTCCAATACGGTATGGTGTAAACCATCAACAAATTGGTTGAGAATGCTAATATCGTATAGTTTGTTTTCGGTCGCTTCGTCTTTAAACGGGTCGGCGGATGCAAACACCTTTAATTGTCTTAACGGGTCCTCATAACCGCCACTATCCTTAGTGGATAAACCCAACAGCGCATGTATGTAATTAATGACGCTGCGAAAGTCCTTTTCCATGACTAGGGCTAAAGCACCATATAAGTCACCGTTATACCCCATCTCGAACAACGAAGTATAGAGCGACTCGTTCAGCTTAACCATAACAGCGGTGGCATTTTCGCCATTGGGTAGCGCGCATCGTAGTTCTCCATTTAATCTTTTAATATCATGGAATCCTACGTCTTCTAAGATCTTATAAAGGCGCTGTTCATCTTCAAGAATGTATTCCTTTAGCTCTTTGGCGCGCATTAAATCCCTCCATCCCGCCTTATTTACAATATCTATATTACACGATATAGACTGTTTTGTCTATACGTGTCAATAAACTAAATCAAAAAAGACCCGGCAAAAACCGAGTCTCAATATCTTATCTCCAAGCAATAGGTTCTTCTTCTGGTCTTGGTGCCCAGTTAGCGGCTACCTCACCTTGTACTAACATTGGTTTAGCAAGTTGGATTGATCCACCGCCAGCGATACCCATTTGTAGTGAGTACCAATCAGCGTCTTTCCAACCAGTCGTATCAAATGTAAATGTTTCAAGAATCCATTTATCAAATACTGTCTTTTGCCCGACTTGGAACCATGGATTTGCACCGTCACTTGCCCACGATCTAAATAGACCGCGACCATCTACATAATCTTTAGACAACAACTTGGTCCAAACCGAGAACGTGTACTTACCACTATTCGGTTTGATAAATTGGCCACGTAATGCAAAGTCACGGTTGGTTTGATGAGTATTGTTGAGCACTTGGAAACCATACTTAACGTCAATATCGTTACCCAATTCAACAATCGATGGCTTACCCGGCCCACCGGAAGTTGGTCCCCAGTGTAGATCGTCCGGGAATGGTGTATTGTCGCCATATAGCTTCGTCGGGACGGAGTCGTGAAGCAAATTAGTTACCCCCCCCATTTCATCTACGAAGTCCGTCGCTATGGCACCTTCTTCAAATTTCGGAGCGGCAAATTCACCCCAAGCACCATCTTGGTTCAATCCAATATATACATTCGTCATATCAGTACCCGTAATTGGTGTGGTAAATTCATACCGTTCCCATTCGCTGGTTAGATTGAATGACGTTACTGGATAGTACCACGAACCATCCTTACGCTTATCAGCAACGTGTAATCCGGCTATACCTTTACCACGTGCCCAAACCGATAACGTCCAAGTGCTGTTGTGGATTGGTATATTATCTTGGGCCACGTCAACCGTCCCTGTTGAGATAGACGTTGACTCAATATGGAACGCAGTTAATGGTTTGCCAATTGGAGAATCACTAGCGCTAATCGCAATACCATATCGTTTACCGGCACCACCAGAAGCCGATCTCCATTGACCCTTACTCCATTCAGCTGGCCATTGTACGCCGTCAATATTCGGATTGAATGTGGTTGGCTTCTTGAGAACGTTTGGTAAAACAAGTGTTTTAATTACCCCCCCCACTTCAGTAACAGTGACCGAGTTAAGGTCTAACCAGAGGTCAGTAGTTTGGTTGTTGGCAGACCGGAACAATAACTTCTTATCTTCAATGCCATAGAACGCAGGCAATGATGCCACGTCAGTTTCATACCAGTTTGGTTTTTGACCTTGGAGATACCAAGTCCTCATACCGTCCCCACTTGACCCATCTTCTGACAAGGCGGCCCCCGGGTACATAAAGGTACGGAATTGCCCCGTTCCCCAAGCTAGGAACTTGAGATGGTACTTCTTGTTCGGCTGAATGTTCAAGTTGTACTGTACCGGGTCCAGATAACTATGAGTGCCGCTGGCGGTAATGTGCATTAAGCCGAGTTCATTAAAGTTGGCGATTCCAGTATTTTTATTATTAAACCCAGTAAGACAGTTGGTAGGAATTACCCCCCCACTTGGCTTATACCAATAAATGGTTTATCAATTTCTACATAAGTGTGTCCAGAAATATCCATCTTAGTAATATCGATACAACGGACATTTACGTCTTTATCAGCCCGCCACTTGCAAGTAATCAGATAATTGTTATTGCCCAAGTCGCGGATGATACATGGCATAAATCGATGGCCATCTTCATTGGTAAAGAACGAGAAGCAGACACCCTTAAGCGTTCCATCAGTGCGGATAATAGCCGATTGCCGAATATCATCCCCTTTGAGGAACTTCTGCATAATATCCTGAACTGGCAGGATTTCCACCCCAGCTTCGTAGGAATTAAATCGCTGAGCACTACCATGAGCAATACTGGTATCTCTACTTCCACCAGCTTCATGAAGTTGCGGCGTAATTTGAGGGAGTAAGTTAACGTCTGACACCCCCCCTAATTCTGCTAACGCCGGTAAATCAATGATCTTGGTACGTGTGGGCCAATTATTGTATACCCGTTTAAAGCTAACTGGTTCCTTGTCGAGGGGGTCAAAACTAATCCCATTAGCACTATAAGTGCTATCGTAGACTTGCCATGTCATGTTCCTAAGATTGTCACCAAGTTGGTAACGCGCCCCACCACGTAGGTAAAATACATAACCACCGTTTTGAGCATTAATATCGAAATGGACTGGACAAGTCTCGTCACTGGTAAAGTAGCCTTCTTCGGCTTCGATGATCCCATTAGTCGGGATAGCTCCCCACGCAGGATAGTTAGCAAGGTACCGACAACTTACCGTAAAGCCATTCTCGTGAGTGGCCCATGATGGTTTAAACTCCCCGGGGTCTAATTCGTGACTGGCCGCAAAGACGTTAAACTTAGTCGCCGGAATACCACCGTTTTTAACAACAGGGTACCATTTATTTTGGTCAAACTTTGATGCGGTAAGGTCTACCCATTGCCAGTACATGGTGCCTTCCCCATCGCGCCCCGGAGTACCTTCTGCGCCCGGGTCTCCCTTGTCCCCTTTATCACCTTGGTTACCCTTATCCCCTTTGTCACCCTTGCTACCACGCAGGGAATTGAGGAAGGTTGCTTCGGAATCATTTTGGTGACCATTACGCTTCCAGATCTCGTAAGCCGATTCACCGTTAGCCCCATTAATGGCAATACCTTGACCACCAACTTGGGCAAAGACCGTAGCAGATTGAGCATCACTACCATTGGTTACAGCTAAATAACCTTGTCCCGGTTTTAATCCATAGTCGGTAGACATGCCAATAAATGATAGCACCCGTCTATTAGCAACCATTGGTAAGCCGTAAAGGTCATCAGTCGCACCCATCTTAACCAACTGGTCAACCAGATCTTTGTTCAACCCCGCGGCGTCTGCTTCAATTACGACGACGATTGACTTAGCCAATCCCTTTAAATAGTTGGCGGCGTTGGTCACATCCCCAGGATAATTTCCATACGTGTCAAAGTGCTTTTGTGCTTGTAGGTTTAAATCCATATCAAACACAAGGATAGTCATTCCCTGTGAGAAGTCGCGCATCGTACGCTTATTAGGACCCGTGATCACCAACTCACCATAAGTCTTACCAGATTGATATGAGTCTGACGTAGCTTTAATAGTGAGTGCTTCGCCGTGTTCACCTTGTGGTCCACGTAGGGAGTTAAGGAAGTCTTGTTCAGACCCCCGGTGACCATTTCTAATCCAAGTCTCGTAGGCGGATTCCCCATCGCGCCCCGGAGTACCTTGAATACCCTGTTCACCCTTAGTCCAATTCAGATAATCTTGTAAGGTTCCGGAATGCCCTTGCTTTAACCAGAGGTCATATGCTGAATCCCCTGTATCACCTTTAACACCAGCGCTACCACCTGTGCTACTACTGGGAGATTGCGGATTCAGATCCAATACCATAAAGCCATTCACATAGATGGCATTATTACGCATCTCGGCATGGACGTTGTAGGCGTCCATTTTAGCCCGCGCATCTTCAATGTATTCCGGCGTCGCATTTTCAAACGACTTAATAAATACGGTGGCCACCGGGCTATCCAACCCATCAAGGTGCATACTCCCAATGGTGATATTAGTTACACTGGCCGAGGTGTCGGGGTAAACAGTCGTTACCCCATCCTTTTGCGACCACAATTCCAGCGTATAATTGCCCGGCGTTAAATCACCTAAATCGGCAACCTTAAATGAGATTGAGTAACTTGTAGCTTTAACGGGAATTTGCTTAACCATCCCCGATTGATTATTGATTTTAAGGACATTGACGGCGCCTGATAGGTCTACCGTAGTGTAGTCATTAGTAGCTTTAAGTGACATGTCAGTAGATCTAACATCGTACTTAAAACCCGCCCCCACGACCCCAGAGAGCGGCTTGAGCAATCGTGTCATTGTACCAGTCCCTTCTTTTGTAAAAGTGTTATTTTAGATATGTATAAGGGTCGGCGAACCGACCCATTTGGGGATGATTAGTCCCGCGTGAGATTAAATATGTGGCCTAATAAGCCAGCGTTTGACCTATATAGATTAAGTTAGCGTTGCGAATCCCATTAGCTGCTTGCAAGTGAGATACGGAAGTGCCTAACCGCCATGCGATAGCAGATAAGCTATCACCAGACTTAACAGTGTACTTCTTAACAACACTACCGTTCTTAATCGTCAGCTTTTGCCCCGGGTGGATAACAGAGTTAATGCTCAACCCGTTGTTAGCAGCCAACGTGTACATGTTCATACCGTACTTTTGAGCAATGGACCAGAATGAATCACCATATTGAACAGTGTAAGTTTGCCCACCAGTTACTTGGCTAGGTTGAGCAATTGGAGCACCCGTCCCCAAGATTTCAACGTCGCCCTTGTTAATCCAGCTCATAACACCGCTCAACAGAACCTTGTTACCAGATTCTTGGACAACTTGGTAGGACTTGCCCTTTACCCAACTTGGGATAGCTTGACCCGTTGCCCAACGACTTGCTGAGTAGTTAACCTTAACAGTGTAACCTTTGGTAATTTCCTTCTTTGGCGTGTTGTCGGCCTTAATACCCGCATCAACCGCTGGCGTGTGGGTCTTTGGCTTTTCTGGGTTACCATTCTTGTAACCATTGTCCGTAATCCCAGTAAGGTCAATATCACCGTCAAGCCCTCCACCAATATAAGTGGAAGTAAATTGGAAGATTCCAATATTTTCAAATGATGGGAAGTAGTTGTAGTTCGGACGTGGCGTTACCGAATAGTTAGGGTATTCGGCAAGCCATAATTGATACTTGCTTGCTAGATAGTGCAAGTTAGTATTGTTTACAAGGAAATTCTTGTAACCATACAACATTGGAGTGTAACCCGCGTCTTTAATCCGTTGTAGGGCGTGATCAATAGCAGCAGTGTTTTGCGCCCCGCTTTCAACGTCTAAGGCAACGATACTTCCTTTAGGGGTTTGCACCTTTGGAAGGAAGTAGTTTAGTACATAATCGGCTTGAGCGTTAGTGGTTACACCTTGCCACCAAATGTACGTATGAGCACGTCGGCCCATGGCAATGGTAGAAGCCACTTGGCTGTTGTAGGTCCATTGATCATACAAATTCCATCCAGTGGTCGTTCCACCAATTTGACTAATTGCAAACTTGTCTGAGGAATATCCCCATACACCATTTGCACCTTGATACTTTGACCAGTCTACCCCTTGATCACCTTTAGCAGCATAGGCGCTTTGCACCCCGCCAACAAAAGGTAGAACCAGTACAACCGTAGCTAGTAACAATACTAGCTTTTTGCGTAATGATTTAAGCAATTTACATTGCCCCCTTATTGTATTTTTCCTCCTAAGGGGTCCTCCTAATGCATATTGCTATTATCGTAATTAATTAATTCGCCTATTTAAGTCAACCTGCTAGTGAGTCTAATTTTTCTTGAATGACCTTCCCAATAGCTTCTGTTCCTTTAACAGTATATGGGATTCGTAAGAGATTGATGCCATTGTCTTCACAATACTTGTTTTTGATTAAGTCGTGACGATGAGTGTATTCGTAGGATTCTTTCCCGCCAAACATCTTGACTGGATGGTAATGTTGTTCGCCATCATATTCAATAACTAGATTGTAACTCGGCAAGTAAAAATCAAACGGCAAACACCTTTCATCTCGACAGTCGTCAAATACTTGTTGAGAGTTAAAAGTAACGCCCTGGTCTTTCAACCATCTATCAATCCACTGTTCCCCACGTGAACGAGCATGGCAATACGGACATTGCTGTTCTAGGGTTATTGACACAGGTTTAACGTTCCACACATTCCCACAAACATTGTGGCGAATATCAACCTTGGTTATAGCATCTATTACCGTGCCAAGCACTGTATAGTCTCCACCGTAGCGTTTAGTCAATTCATCTTGTAAACGCTTATTGTTCCATTCCAATCCGCCGTTGCATCGAGGACAACCATGACCGTTCATAATGTCGTTTGGTCTAATTTTCCAAATAAAACCGCAGGCATTGTGCCGACATTTCATCTTAATCATATTCCCACGATACAATTCAACAAACTCATATTCTCCATCGGTTTTCTCAAAAATCAGCCGACTAAATTCCTCTTGTGAATAACTACGGCTTCTGATTGAACTTTCCATGCCACATTTGGGACAGCGATTACCATTCAAAAAGTCGTTGGGGCGTGCCTTATATTCCGTACCACATAAATTATGGCGGAATTTAATCTTTTGAAGCGCAGCCTTATATTCAGAAATAACGCTATATTCATCCCCAACCAATTCTTTAACCTCGGCTTTAAATTGGTCAGTCGTCTTAGTGCGTTTTTTCTTAAAGTACCCCTTATAGCAAACATCACAACTCGCTACCGGATTATGCATTACCGATCGCATTTCACGTTCATAGTCATTCCCACAAACATTACAGTGCATCTTTAGTGGTGTCTTGTTATTCACATAACCACCCAAGAACGTAACCCTATCGCCGAATTTGTCTTGAATTCTCTGTGCTACCTTTTCATCATCTAGCTTATTTGATGGACTCATAATACTAGCTAATTCCTCCTAATACGATTATTTTTTATACGTAATTCTTAATTGCGGCCTGTTATTCCATTCGTTTGTGCCAGAAAAGATCATGTATTGATCATGATTTTTATTGTCAGCATGGGTGGTGATCCCAGTAATTTTATTATCTCTAAGATCGTTTCCAACCCAGTTTGGTAAGGTAATCCATTGACCTTGACCTCTCCCAGAGTAACGGGCACGTGCTACTCCATGAGCGTTTTCCCACCAATTACGAGGTCTTCCTCCACGCGCATTGTGTACTCCAATAACAGCAGTCCCGCCGGCCCAAAAATACGAATGTTTTGCATATAAATACAATTCAACTTTCTCGATAGACGCTCCTTGGAGTACCCAGCGGATATTCCCGTCATCAAATCCAGCCATCCCAGATTCAATTCCAGGGTCAAAGTAATCGTGATCTGGGCTATAACAGCCACTTGAGAGCCATGAGGGACCCCAAACGGCTGTGTTGTATTTTAATGCATTGTTATGCACGGATGACCAATATCCACCCGTCCACGTGGCACCCCACGTTCCCACATGTACCTGTGGTACATAAGGCGGTTTAGGTTTTTCCAATTCAACCCATTTACCATTAACTCTAACGCGGGTATGGGCGTCTACCCATTTACCATCAGAGTAGACTTTAGGGCGGATGTCTTCCCATTTGCCATTTTTTCGGATTCTAGCAAATACCATTAATCCACCCCCTAGTTACCAATCCAAACGGAACCTTCTGGAATGTCACCATACGGCTCCCCTTGTCGGATAAACAGGCGCTTTCCTTGTTCACCAACATATGGATCCTTTTTAATCCACATAGTCCCAGAGTTGTTGTTCCACGTATATACTTCTTCCCCGACACTAGCTTGTAGCATATTCCCACTTAGCTTTGCACCACTAGCCAGCCCCAAGGTGGTTACGGAATTCATAACAATATCGCCACTACCATTAAATGTAATACGCCCGGCACCAGAATCAGCTCTAAATGACGTGTCTTTATACATTGTGAAACCGCTAAATAAAATGTCACCATCATCTAAAAACTCATAGTAATGGTGTCCTTGCAACGTATCAGCATCAATACCAGTCCCACCAGCTTTACTAGTTGTTACAACACGTTGGCCATTGTATAACAAATCCCCTTTACCTTTAATTTCGGTTTGCTGAGTATCTCCACCAATCGTGAATTTACCAACCTTGTCAAAACTAATGGTGGCCGTTTTCCCACTACCACTAAAGGTGAGGTCTCCAGTCATGGAATCGCCAGACTTCTTAACATACTGATCATCGTGATTGTGACTCTTAAATTCTTGATAGTGGCTGTCTTCCCGGCCATCTAAGCTGGTAATCTTGTCCCGGTTGTCCTTGGCATATTGAGCAATGGTTACCCCGCCAAGGTCACTAGCCCTCCCAATACTGTTGTTAATGGTGTTAATGGTATTTCTTAAATCAATACCACCTTCGCCCCAACCAGATTGAGCAGACCCAGAAACCGTGTTTTCAATCGTCTTTCCGGCTGGCGTAATAATCTTGTAGAAGATTACGTCTGGATTGTCGGGATTACTCCCTACCGCCGTTACTGACAAGATACAGTTCTTGTCATTAGGAACCCCCGTTGGCAAATCCCGGTCGTTAAAACCATGTACCATGTAGATCCCCGTGCGTTTAATATCCCGGTAACTAATATTTGATACCGGCTTACCTTCAAAGGCTAATTGCTTTAAAGTCCCGATTTCGTTGTTGTTGTTGTCAATGATTTTGACAGCCTTATCATCGGTTTCAAAGTGGACTTTATTGCCCGCCTTCCAATAAATTGCTCGTTTCGTTCCCATTTAATACCTCTATTCTAAGACTATTGATTCGTCAGAAAGAGTGCCGTCAGTCTTTGCAAATTTGGTGACGCCACCCTCTAAACGCTGTGTATTTTCGTTATTAACGACCAAGGTTTGATCACGAGTTGACCCCGTCGACCCCGTAACAACCAAGTTAGCCCCGGTTCCATTAGTATCTGTTACCAGTACAATATCATCTTTACTAATCCAAGCGTGAAGGTGTTCTGGGAGGATGCACGTTTTTTCAGTGTTTTGGATTCTAACAATGCACTGGTAGCCGGTAGGGTCTTGGACCACTACACCAACCTCAACTTTTGGTCCGCGAGCTTTCTTAGCTTCTTCCTGGGCAATCACGGTGATCGCGTCAATAATTTGTTTTTGCTTTTCTGTGGCACTCATTCAGTACACCTCTAATCGTTCAAGAATTGGATATAAGAGATGTCGGGGTGCAATTGCAATGACGTTGGGTCCGTTTCACCAGCCATCAATTGGCGGTATGGGAACCAATAATCATTAACCCTGTCCATCGTTGGTTTTTGTCCCTGGTTATCTTTCTTGGCGATAAACACCATGTCAACCGGGTCCCAAGGTGCTCCCAAACGAATAGAAACAGCATCACTAATCCTGTATTGAGTTGACCCACTCCATTCACCTTTGTAAATGGCAGCCAAACCAATATCACCTTTATCCCCCTTGTAGGCACATTGCCGGTAGTGTTCTGCGTCTACGTTCGGATCATGGGAGCTGTCTGCCACCACGTCCTTAATAACGATATATAAGTTACCGTTATAGGTAATGATGTTTTGACGCTTATATTTACCAGTTGATGACCAGTCACCTTTGTAAACAAAGTCATTAACGTATTGATCCCATTCTTGTTGCTTTCCAAGGATGTATTGCCGCACGTTTTCGTCGAAGAACGTCTCTAATGCATTGATACAGTCTTGGATACGGTTAATCCGTTCTGGGGTGATCATGTAGTCTTGTAATTGTGCGGTCAAAGCCTGGATACGGTTTTGATCGTTATTATCAAGGGTCGTCTTTTGCTTTAGCTTCTGCAATTCGAGTGCGGCACTAACTAAATTAGCGGGCAAATCAAACGCGTCGGTAAAGGTGTCGACCCGTTGGGGAAATGTTGATCTTGACATTTACTAAGATCCTTTCATTATTAGTCCCCTCCTAATTTAAATCACATTAATATTTATACTGTAAGCGCTTACATTTGTCAATACTAAAAAAGGATTTTGTTATATTATTCAATGTAAGATAACTTGAAGCCAAGCGATTCACTCTTAGCTTCTTCGTTGTTGAACACGTCATCCGCATCTAATGCTTTACCGTAAATATTTAACATGTGATCCCCTCCGATCGACCCAGTATCGGGGTCAGATTCATTGTCTAAGTATTGCCAGATTGGCATGGTCTTCATCATCGATACGACCTCTTGCTTAGCGGCATCCTCATCAGACATCCCCAGGAAGGTACCCAGGATTTCTGATGATCCATTCGACACTTCTTCAAGCCGTTGGAAAGCCGCTTGTAGGTTTTGTTTGTTGCCGAGAATGTAGTACAAAGCACAGGCGATCAGATAGGCTGAAACATAATCTTCCGAAGCACTTTCCCATTGACCATTCATTTGAGCAGCCGCCCGTTTAATCAAAGCATCTCGTTTCTCGGCACTTGATTGGTAACTGATGATGGATTGATACCGTTCCTTGGCCCCGTGTAAGAGTTCGGCAAACCCTTCTTTCCACCAGGTCGGCCAGTTGACCAGTTTGAAGTAGCCATAGTAATCGTTACATACGGCGTGGAACATTTCGTGGGCCAATACCCGGTCTAGGTAATCACCCTTAGATCGGCCCGTGTCCCCACTTTCACTCTTGGTGTTTAGTCCTTCTACGTCAGACAAGTCAATATCCATTAATTGGTTGTAGGTCGTGTCATATGCCTGGTTCCAGGCTTGGGCGCCACCTTTACCTTCCACGTCAAATTGGATAAATAGGATATTCTTACCACTAGCCATAATGCCATAAGTATCTTTAATTCGTTGTTCACCAAGTGATAACCAACCAAGATTGCTGATCCCACGTTTAATCGCATTAACTGTTGGCGTACCCCATTCACCATAAGATGGGCGAACAAAGTAGATCTTGTGAGCGTCAATTTCCATCGTTCCATCAACGCCCAGGTCAACCGACATCTTGTCAATCTCATACTTAAAGATCTTGCCGGTTACAGGGTTGGTAACCGTGATAATATCGTTGGGTTGCAGGAAGTAGACCGGCGCGACACTAATCGTAATCGTTTCTTGCAGGGTACTTGCCTTGTATAATTCCCAAGCCGCTTGTTGGACACATTGCATATCATTGGTTAAATCAGGATTACTAATGACCTTGGTTTTATTCCCGATTGCTTCAATGCTGTACGGACTCTTAATATCGGTTAATTGGACCGTCCCCATTGGGGTATACCCCGTTTTAACCGACGTAGAACCAACCACCATAATCCGATTCTTAACGTCTTTTAGGTCGTAAGTTTCGGAAAAGCTCAAGGTTAAATTAGCCCGATCATTACGTGTGGCGTCAAATTCCCACTTTGGGTCTGGTAGGTCGGCTTCACGTTGGAAGTCAACCCGGCGAATTTCAAACCGCCCTAGGACGTCATACCCACAAATATAGGTCTTATACATATCCCGCAGATCTTCGATAATATCCATTACCGGAGTCCCAGGCTGTTTCTCGTAGTCATACGGGATGACTTGACCATCAACTGGTTCTTCAATGTAACCAAATTCAGTTTCACCCCATGATTCAACCAGGCTCTTAATGGCAGTAACCGCCGGGATTTCTTGTTTTTCTTCGAGTTTGAGCTTGGTTTCTAGCCCAACCCCATCCCAACGGGTCATCTTATCCGATAGGTTCAGATTGATCGTTCTTTCTTCATTGTTGTAGTTAATAGTGTGCTCATCCAACCAGAACGTCCCCAACAAAAAGTTCATCGCTTCGTGAGGGTATTGAGATAGGTCAACTACCCCTTGGTAAACTCGGAACTTCTTGTTAAACCAAAGCACGCTATCTGGGGATGGCATATAAGCCGGGTCAACGACCATGGTTAATGCCCCAGTACGCCGAATTAGCGACGTGCCATCGTAACTAATCGATCCACTAATTACCTTTCCCGTGATTGTGTCAATGATTTCGTCATTGTCGCCGAGGATTTGAATCGTGGTTTCAAGGTTCCGGATTGGTTGCCGGAGAGTGCTGGCCGCTCGACCACTAACATCCCCTTCCAACCCGGTAATGATATTCGGCAATACTTCGTTGTAGTTAGGCTTTACGTAATCAATCGGCAATTACGTCACCCCCTACAAAACCACATTGCGCCGGCTGCGTTCATCGCCGTCCCGGTCGTATTCTTGATTCCAGTTAATATCACCAGCATCGTCATACGTGTAGACAGACTTACCAGCCGTAGCAATCATACCGGCTTTAACCATCGTATTGTAATCTAACTTCCCGATTTCGGTAAAGTCAAAGGAAACTGTAGAAATGTTGTCGATTGCTTCAGACTTAAGCGAGGTCTTAACGCCCGTTGTCGCGCAAACAATCACATCCCCATCATCACGTCTAATTACCTTAGCTTTCCCGTTGTTCAGGAAGTCGATGACCTTCTGCCGGTTCACTAATTCTTCGTGAGCATCAATCTTATTGGTATAGCCGAATTCTTGTTGTGGCGTTAATGGCAGGAATGACACGGTACCAGTCCGATAGTTAGCATTACCATACGACACAATTGGGAATTGACCATTCAACGGTACTTGAGTGCTCATATTAGTGTTGTATGCCATATCGGAGAATTGGAAGTCAATATTCATTGGGTAATTGGCTCCAATATCCGAAATAAACGTGCCGCTAAATTCACTATTGATTGGGTCTTTGTTAATTAACATCTTCCCCATAATTTCTTTGGCAAGTGGAACTACGGCATATTGGTAGACTTTGTGGTTCTCAATAAATCGATCGACCACGGTATATAGGTTGTATTCCTTCTCGTAGTCAAATTGGGCGACTAATTGCCACTCATTATCCGTGCTCATATACTCACGCCGATAACATTGAATTTCGGTCACCACATGCCCATTACCGTCAATACTCCCGGCTTCAAGTGAGTTGTTAAAGTCGGCATCCATAATTGTTTTCAAAGTCCAGTCATCTGGTACGGTTTGGTCTTGACCAATATCTTCGTCAACGCTGACAAACATTTCGTCATACATCCCCGCCCCCATTGTCACTTCGTCCAGTTCCGAGGTTGGGATTGGGGTGTCAAAAAACATCTGGTCAAAGCCGTAACCGTAATAATCTACACCGATTATCAAATAACGGTCGCTCCCTTCTTATAGTCTTGGGCTATCAATAATCCCATAATCATCAAGGTATTTGTTGTAGTTCTTGGCAAAGTTCTCAAAGGTCATTCGTGGCGCGTTAAAGTCAATAATTTCCCGCAAAATCATACCGTAAACCGTGTTGTATGAGTTCAACTTGTCCCGGCCATCGGCAAGCGTCATTGAGCCATGCTGAATGTTGTAAAGCACTTCGTAAACCCGGTAGATATATTCTTCCCGGTAGGCTTTGTAGGCCGCTTCATTTTCATCATTAACCCGCTTGATTTCCTTCCAGTAGTTGACCATTTCGACTTCGTTAAAGTATTTCCAATAACGATTGTCAATTTCTTGGATTCTGTCCCGTAGTTCATTGTGAGAATAGATTCCGGCCCGCGCACTAGTGATTAACGCCTCAACTTGGGTCGCATACTTTTGCCATTCTGCATTATGGGTAGCGTGTAATTGATTCAATGCCGCGGTCATTTTGGCATTTTGCGCGTCAATTAATGCTTGGGTACTCTTGGTGACGTTCGGATATTCAGACAACTCATTTTGTTGTTTGCCACCGCTATCACCATCGTCCCCGGCATAAGTCGTGTCTGGTTGGATTACAATTTCAACTCGGTAAGCATGAACCCGAATGAACATAAAGAATGGGCGCAACTTCAATCCCGGGATTTTATTAGACCGTGTGACGTACTTAACATTCCCAAAGACCTTCTCACAAGTAATGTAGTCATCATATTTAACAAACTTAATATGATTACCCTTACTTTCTTTCGGAGCAAAGTCTAGGAATACCCCGTTTTGAACGTTCATGAGCCAGATCTTAGCAATCCATCCCCGGGCCTTTGCCATCGCCAGGTTGGTAAACATCAGCGGGTTTTCTTTAGGGACTACCACATAGTCATCTTTCCAATAGGTGTAATGAGTTGGGGCCGAATTGTCTCTTTTCGGCACATACGCCCGTGCTGACGTCCCCAATAATTGTTTTAAGAATAAGTCGACGACGATCTGACCATCATCCTTATTCATTCGTGGTTGGACAACCCCGGAGATACTTGGTGAGATATATTGCGCCGTAAACTCTTGGAGCTTTTCGTAGATAATATCGTGCTTGGTTTGGACCTTTAGCCCAATATAGTACAGCCTACCCTTTTCAAGATCACTGACCCGTTCGCTAAACCGAGTTGGGGATGCCGCGGTTGGGACCCGTTCCGGATAACGTTGCAAAATCACGTGACGTTGATCGTAAAGGGTGAATTGATAATGTTCAACGGGTTCGTTTTGCTTTTGAGAATACAATGCCGACATCAAAACATCGTTGGTATAGATGAATTGTTTTTGGTCGATCGTATCAAACCGAATTACCGGTGTGTCATAGCAAGTAAACCGAATTTCTGGCGACCATTCCGACTGTTCACCCGTTTGATTATTAATGATTACCCGAACTTTAGCTAAGTAAGTATTCCCATTGTTAAGAGTTCCTGGCGATAAAATATGGTTTTTATCCATCGAGATTTGCTCTTTTTCATAAATGGGTTTCGAGTCGGGTCGATCTTCTCGTATCGACAAGATATTTTTCGTTGTCGATTCCGCCCCAAGATACATGAACTTGAACGTGTATGAATTCGTCGCGTCATAATTTGGGACTTGATTAAGTGTTGGTTGGGTCAACCACATTAACCCCTTTCGTTTTTAGATTTTTGGATTATGTATTGCCGGGGATGAACCCGGCTTCCTTACCGTTACTTACTCGTGGCCTTTTGAGCAGCAACCTGTGGCAAGGTATTAAGTGCTTCGCGGAATTCATCAATATCTCTAACATTAGGCAAGGTTACCGTCATGTTTTGGATTGAGAGGGAGTTCGTGGTTCCCCCACCGATGAATCCGGCGTTTTCTGGACGGTATAGAATCGTCTTTAGTTCCTTCCCAAAGATTTCCCCTAGGTCTTTAGAAACAGCCTTAAACTGTTCCGTAAATCCTTTCATCAGATCTTGGTAGTTATTGTTGCTGGAGATGGTGCTGTTCCCCGTAGCACGATTCAAAATGTCCTTATTAGTTTCTACAAACTTGTTGTAGGCTTCAATTGGCTTTTCCAGTAGTGATGGATCAAAGCCCTTAATATCACCAAGCACAAATTCTTTACTCTTAGCAAGATCTTGAATTTCACGCTTTGCCTCGTCTTGGTTAACTGAGCCATCGGTCATGGCGTCAATAATTTCCTTAAACTTGGTGTTAAAGTCGTTAATTTCACTCTGCTTCAAGTCTTCCAGTTGTTGCTTGTCAGTGTTAACTTCTTTCCGTGCGTCATCGACCTGGGCTTGGTCATAGACGTAAGTGTTTTGGAAGCGCCCGTCTGCCGTCTTAGTGATCGTCTGTACGTCACGCTTGTGGAGTGCGTTGTTCAGCTTCTGTTGAGCTAGGGCCAGGTCTAATTGCTTGTCCACATAGTCGGCTTCAGCTTTTGACAATCGTTCTTGTCGATCCAGGGCACCAATCTTCTTATCAATTGTCTTGTCTTCCAATTCCGTGATCTTCAGCCGCATTTCTTCAATCCGCAGTTCCTTTTGGGAGCGCGTGTACCAAAGGTCTTGATCAAACTTGGCTTGATCCATCGTCTTGCCACCGTACGTATTCCGTTGCACGGCCTTCATATTTTCGTCGAGTGACTTCTTAAATTGGGTCCGCGTTTCATCTAGTAATGTCGTAATCAACGATTCTAGGTCGGCTTGGTATCCTTCAACCATTTCGGATAGTTGGTTGTATTCAAATGATCCCTTTTCGTATTGCGACATTTCCTGGCGAATCTTCGCAATCTTTTCGAGGTAAAGATCATACCGATCCATATCCGCGTCAATTTGGCGCCCGATCAAGCGTGCCTGGGTAGCACCATCAAGGTTCAAAGCGTCAGCAATCGTGACCAAGTTTGAGACCGTTTCGCTCATTCGTTGGTACTTGTCCAGCGTTTGGTCGATTAACTGTTTCTCATACTCAAACCGTTGCTTGATCGCTTCCTTGATATTGTTTTGGGCTTCAATCGCATTATCAGTGTATTCCTTGATTTGATCCTTGATATTCTTCAGCTGTTCGGAGTTCATGGACGGGTCTTTTGCCATTTGCTGGAGAGTAGCGATCGCCTTTTGGTCTGCACTGATTTCTTCCTTTAACACTTGCTCTTGGAGGTTCAGCTGCTTGTAAACCATCTCTTGGTTCAAGGCTTCTTTAGCAGAGGCCGTGTTTGCCCGAGCTAGTTTATTCGCATACTCTTCCTTCAAAGCATTCATGCGCTTCTGATATTCTTCTGAGGTCTTTTGGTATTCCTTATTGCGGGTAATCCCTGGAATATCCATATCACTGGCCGACCCCTTGGATTCAAACTGAACACGAATTGGTTCAATGGAGATAAGCGTCTTGTTGGCAAAGTCTTGGGCCATCTTTGCCAGCTCGTTATACTTCTGGAAGTTGATTTGTAGCTCTTGGTTAGCAACCTGGGCCGTCCGATCAACATTCTTCTTAGCGAAGGCGTCTAACGCGGCGTCAAATTGTTTCTCAAGTGCTACACGATCCTCAACGTTCTTTTCGTAAGCCGTCCGTTGATCAAACGAAGCAACGTCAAATGAGCTACTAATTAGGTCCGTGTAGTCCGTTCCGGAAAGCAACCCATCTTCAAGGTTGGTTACGTTGTTCTTTAACCGATCAATGCTGTCGTTTAAGTTATCAGTGTAGCGAGCTAAGTTATCAGCTACCGCAGCAATCTGATTGTCACGCATTGACTTCTTTAGTTCTTCAATCGCGTCCAAGTTTTCCATAACGGAATCGCGGATAGATTGGAGACTTTCATAAAGGTTTTGCGCGTTATCAGCTTCTTTGGTCCCGACAAAGTTAGCCTTACTCAACTCATTAAACTTCTGCATTAATTGGTAAACGTCTTCCGATTTCGTCATTATCTGATCGGCGTTATTCTTGTTCTTCATAACGTAATCAAGATCCGTTAACGATTCAGCATAACGTTCCATAATGCTCTTATGGTTTTCAACAACCGTGTTGAGGATTTCTAATGACCGTTGGAGCTTCTCGACCATCTTTTGGTCCTTAGTATTCCGATAGTCTTCTTGGTTCTTACCCTGTTGCCAAATATCGGTTTGTAGGTCCTGGATGGTCTTTGTTGCTTCCGACAGATTTTGGTAGGCCGTTTGGTACTTACCAAGGTATTCGTCAACCTTCGACGCATTATCGCCTTTAATGTCCTTCGCATGACCTAAGTTAGTAATTCGATTCCCATTGGACTGGAAGCCGAATCCGCGCAACTTATTGATCATATCCGTGACTTCTTGTTGGTAGGCGGCTTGCATTTGCTTTTGGTAAGCGATCTGCCGATTATCAACATCGATTCGTTGTTTAGCAACACTAATCAACTTATCCATGTCTTCGTCAGCTTGGGTAACCGTGTTTTCTAACTTATTGATCTGTTCGTCCAATGGCAACCCTGTGTAGAGTTGTTTATCCATATAACGCCAGTAGTCTTCATTCACAGTTTGATCGTCACCACCAGCCGAATAGTTGGTTACTGATCCTGGCATACCCGTTCCAACCGCTTGAGTTGGTCCGGCGCCCACACCTACATCAGCCGATACACCGGCGGGGATGGACCCAATACCAACCGACTTACCCTTTTTATGGTGTTCAGTAACGGTGATACTTTTGGTGATCGTAACAGTAGCGTGACGGTCAGTAACTTGGTTCAATGCCCCAACAAGGGCCAGAACATCACCCAACCCTTTGGTTTTAGCGGTTGCCGTAGCACGCTTATCAGTAACCTGGTTTAAAGCACTTACTAAACTTCTAACCTTACCAGTACCTTTAGTGGTTGCAGTAGCCGTTACTGATTTACTTTGTACTTGATTGAGGGCGCTAGTAAGGCTCTTAACCTTGCTTAATCCCTTCGTTTCTGCCGAAACATGAACCGTTATTTTCTGACCTTTAGCCGCAGATTTAATCTTGTTGACCATGCCCGAAGTATCAGCATCAGTTTTAACCCGAGCTTTCTGACCTTTAGCTGCAGATTTAATCTTGTTCTTCAGCCCGGCAGTATCAGCATCAGTCTTAACCTTAACTTTGGTACCCTTACCGGCCTTTTGTAACTTACCTTTGACGTTCTTGGCGTCTACGTCAGCCTTAACCTTGACTTTAGCGCCTTTGCCAGCCTTTTGTAGTTTACCTTTGACATTCTTCGTATCTACATCGGCCTTTACTTTTACCTTTTGTTTTTTGCCGGCACTCTTGAGCTTAGAGTTCATGCTCTTTGTATCAAGGTCGGCCTTTACTTTGACCTTCTTTTGGCTCTTTTTAGCCCCTTTGCTTCCGGAGCTTGCCCCCTTAGATTTTGCCTGTGCCTCTTTTTTACCTTGATTTTGTGCTTCCTTAACAGCTTTCTTGGACTCACTTGCCTTTTTTGCATTAGCTTGACGTTTTACTGAGTCACGCCCGCGTTGACGTGCTTTTTCTTCGTCACGCCCTTCTTTTTCGGCTTTCTTGTTATTTGAACTAGACTTCTTTTTAGTAGAGCTATAACCACTCTTAGGTTTTGACGACGATGACTTCTTGCCAAAGCCTAAAGCCTTAGCCAACATCTTCCCTAATTGAGAATTAGCCTTAATTTGCCCCGCTTTAGCAGTGCCTTTCTTTTTACTACTATCAGTGGTCTTGTTTGTCTTAGTGGTTTTATTGGTTTTACCATTACCACTATTTCTGCTTTTACCAGAATTGTTATTCTTCGTAGCAGTTTTAGGGACCTTTAAACCAAGCTGTTTAGCCAATGACTTTTGAGCTGATTTAGAAAGTTTCCCGGCCTTCAACAAATCGTTGTAAGCCTTGCGTTGGGCATCTTTATTACTTTTTAGGCCGTCACTCTTCATCTTTTTATTGAAGTCACTCTTGGAAACTTTACCCTTTTCGCCTTTTAAACTACCAACGGCAGATTTAATAGCGGCTTTTTCGACCTTATTTAGCTTCCCGTCACTACCCTTGCCGGGCATAGTAGAAGATTCGGTCTTTCCATTTGAGTTACCATTGGACCATTTTTCAAGAGCCTTAGCCTGTTTAGCTGTTAATAACCCTTTGTTCTGGGCGTCTTTTAAAGCTGCCTTCCGTTCTGTACTAGAAAGTGCTTTCCCCAGATCCTTAAACTGACTCTTAGAAAGTGAGCTTAGTCCCTTTGTAGCTTCAGCGAACCCTTTTAGGGTTTTTGCATCACCATTCTTAGTAAAGTTCTTTTTACGTGCTGCTAGTGCCGCGTCTTGCTGTTCCCCAGTAAGGTTCGATTGTCTTAGCGCGGCGTCAAACTGAGTATAGTTCATTTTGGTTCCGCTTATCGCCTGTGATTGGGCAATGGCTCCAGCTACTTGCGCCCCAGTAGCTTTCCCCCCACGGGCATTGTTCACAACAGAGGCGATAGTATTGGCGGCCGCCTTCCCTTTGGCGATATTGGAAAGTATCTTGGTTGGGTCACCATCCATACCTTTCGTGAGATCAAGGGCTTGACCAATAGACATAGTTCCGTCTTTTTGATACTTACTCCCCATACTCTTAAATAACGAACGGCCCCGCTTAGTGGTAACAGCACCAGAATTAAATCTAGCAATCTTACCGTAATCCAAGAATCCAGTATTAGGGTCATATAACGCTTCTGCGTTAGCGGCATTTTTATGCTTGCCACGGTATTTTTCGACCTGTGACTCATCACGAATAGCCGCTTTAATAGCCTTATTCCCAAAGCCGTGTTGCTGTTGATATTGTGCGGCTATTCCGGCCATCGCACCGATATTCCCAGCGCCAAAACCACCGGACATCAAAGCTCGCATCATGGACGAATTGCTTCCGTTCAAAGCGGCATTTTGAATCTTTTCAATATTCTTTTTGCCAATACCAGAAGCAGTTAACACATCGTTCAAGTTCTTTTTAGCGGTAGCAACATCCGACCCGTTCTTATCAGCACCAGAAGCAATAAGGTCACGAAGGTTTTTAACAACCCCCAAACCCGCTAGTTTTTGCTCCTCCACTGACATATTAGAAACTTCGTCCTTGGTCAACATGCCATTCGCATAATTTTCACCAAACGCCCCAATAGCTTGTCTCGTTGATTTTTGTGCCTTAGCGACCATGGCCGATAATTTACGCCCTTCTTTGGAGTTCCAAAGGGCTGCGTTGTTCGGACCGACCATAAACGATTGTCGAAGTGCATCCTCATCCTTGTGTAGTGACGAGGCACCCTTACCGGCATTGCGACCAGTATGACGACCCGTGACTGAGTAACTATCTCTAAGAGCGTCTAATTTTTTATTATATACGGAATTGCTTTTTAGCAATTTGTCCATATTTTTGCCGCTTAGAGCTTTGACAACATTTTGGTTTTGTTTAAACGCGTCAGATGCTAATTTGCTTGCGTCGTCCTTTTTGACGTTTTGCAAAACTTCTTGCAGGTCTTTAACCTTTTTAAGGACATTACCAACTTCCTTTTCGCCAGTAATTCTTAATTCAAGACCATTCTTTTTCGCTATTGAGTTGTAGGTATCTTTAATGTCTTTTAACGTGCCTTTATCTAGCTTAGACGCTGGATTAAGACCACTTAATGAATCACTAAGTTGTTTGGCCCCATCAATTCCTTGTTTAAGACTACCGTTTACAAGTCCATTATTTTCAATAGACTGGCTAGTCTTATCAATAGAACCGGCAGTGGCATCCAAGCTCTTGTTAAGAGCATTTGCGGCCGTACGTGCTGGATGAAGCGCCTTAGTAAACTCTTTAACAGGGTGAATACCAAATGCGTTTAGTACCATCCCAGTAACTGTAACGGCATCAAATATTAATCCAACAGCCCCAGCAAATTGGGCAACAGTATCTACTCCGGCCAGAGCAACACGCCCGACTGTTTTTACTGTCGAACCGATTCGAGCTATTTTACTAGCCCCTTTAGCGGCGGTAGTGGCCGCCCCCTCGGCTACCCTTGCGCTATTTTTCATAGCGCCACCAGCCATAATGGCGTGTTCACCAACGCCTTTCATGGTGTCGCCAAGGCCCTTTTGACTAGTACGAGCCTTTTTACCAGCACTTGCTAGTTCCTGTTCAGCTTTGGCCGCTGACTTAGTTGCGCCGCCGCCCACATATCCACCACCGGACAATTGTGGTTCATTTTCTTGTGATGAATGTCTTGGGTCATAAACGTCATTCTCTTTTCGAGGAATGTATTCTCGCGGTGCCAATCCAAATTGTCCGCGAAGTTTATTCATTTCATCATTAAAACGTTTGCGTGCAAAGACACGTCTGTTGACCTTACCCCGGCTACCTCTACCTTCGACACCGAGCGCTTCAAAATCCCTTGCAAAATCTTCACGTCTTTGACCGATACCAAGATAATCATTGAAGTTTCTTAATAATCCATTCAAAGCGCGACGAGCCATTAGAATACCGCCCGTCATAGCGGCCCAACGCGCAGTGGACATCAACCCCTGACTTGAGGTTAGTTTCTGCCCAATGCTAAGGAACTGATTTGCCATCCCAAGCATATCAGCGATACCTTCTCTGCCACCCGTTAAGTTGGCTAAGAACTGACGCCAATTGTTTCCAAGTGCGGCCAATTGGAATTGAATGGACTTCTTTTGCTTTTCCATTTCTTGGTAAGCAGAACCGCTCTTTCCAAGTCCAGTTTGACCTTCTGCTTCACTGGTTGCCTTCTTAACAATATCCCAGTTGTTAAGCATACCAGTAAATTGAGCTGAGTGTTCCTTACCAGCGGCGTATAGGGCGGCGTCTTGCTTTTTTTGTTTACTCAACGTACCCCATACTTTGGACAGATCGTCCATAACTTGGTATGTTGACTTCATCTTCCCATTAGAGTCTTTTAAATCGACACCTAAACCATGGAAGAATTCAGCACGCTTCTTGTCGGTTGCCGTTACTCCGGAACTCATCTTGGCGAAGTTTTGGGAAATTGCCTTGATAGACCGACCAATAACGTCACCACCAGCACGAGTAGCTTCTTGGGCACCAGTAATCATCCCAGTAAGTTGTCCGAATGTAGTACCAGTGGCAGACACAACGGCACTAGCCTTACTGTATGCCTGCCCCAAGTCCGTCATTTCAACGGCGTGCTTGTTGGAAACTTCGTTCATTGAGTTAATAATATCGTCAGCTTTTAAGTGTTGACGCTTAAAAGAGTTTAACGGCACAGCCATGTAATTAACCATGTCATTAACGTCAACATCACCAACGAAAGAACCCATCACCGACCGTTTAGCCAAAGCATTAGATTGCTTTAGGTTGTAACCGGCTGTGGCCCATTGTTCGACCGCGTTAGCATATTCTGGTACTGACTTCCCAACAGAAGAGGCATCCTTGTAGATCCCCTTAGTCCATTTTTCAACAGCCTTTTGGCTATCTGGGACGACCTTGGTAACCTTAGTAACAGCACGGTCGACTTCATTCATGCTCGAAATAATGCCAGCTAATGAATACCCAGCTGTTTGAAGAGCGGACCAAACATTGTAGCTATCACCAAATCCTCTGGTATTTCTTCTCCCGCTACTATAACGAGCCGTGCTTTGTCGAGCATCTTTCGCAATTCCTATATTCTTTGAAAGAGCAATATCCTTTTGAGCGGCTAAATATGCCTCTTCATTAAATTGTTTATTAACCCTTGCGAGTTCTCGCTGTTTACTAAGTTGTTCATTCAAAAAATTGCTACGTGCCCTGTAAGCATTACGCTCAGCAGAGCTAAGACTCGCATTTCTAGCACTGCGTTCCGACCGCGCCAATTCTTTTTCAAGCGAAATAAGTTTCTTTAAACTCGATTCGGCATCTTTAACTGCGGTCTTCAAACCCTGCTCATCGGCCTCAATGCGGACTCTAACGACCTTTCCATCATTCTTCATTAGGTCTTTCATTTCCGCATTAACTTGAGCCATCGCCTGGTTTTTGCCCATACCACTATTCTGGTATAGTTTGACCATCTTAGCCCTTGTAGCATCAAGCGATTTTTCGACTTGTGCCACCTGGTTCTTATAATGACTAACTAGATCGTCAGTCATATTGGCTGGGCTAATCTTGTTTTTGGACGTCTTAATCCGTTCAATCTCTTGATATAGATCACGAGCATTACGCCGAAGGGAATTTAACTGACGTTCAGCCGAAGCAACACCCTGCACACGAGTACGAACTTCGACATTGCCAGATCTTTTACCGCCCTTTCCAATCGCTTTTTCAAGAGCTTTGTCTGCTCCGGCCCCCACCACAGAAGCATGAATTCGAATTGGCTTTTCTGCCAATTTCTGCAATTCCCGTAGATTCCGGGTTAAATTGTTAATGGCTTTATCGCCTTTAACGTCGGTGTGAATGGTTACTTTTTTGGAATGACCTTCGATAGCCTCATCTAATTGTTTTTTAATACCATTAAGCGATTTCGAGCTTAATCTGGCATTAATACGGGCTGTCCCGTCAACATTTATGTCTTTGAGTCCCTTTAATTGGTCTTCGATTTGTTTTTGAATATCGCCTTCTTTTAAATGGACCCGAACGTTAATCTGTAATTGTTCTGCCAATTACTCTCACCGCCTATTGAATGTTTTTTGATTTTTGCGTTTATACCATTCATTGCGGTTTCGTTAATTAAATACCCATCAAGTTGTTAATTTCTTTTAGGGTTTCGGACGCGTCCTTCTTTTCCATGTAGAAACGAGAAGTCGTGTCCATCGATTCATGGTGGGCTAATTCCTTAGCCAATTCGATATTCCCGGTTTGCCCAATTTGGTTTAACCGTGACTTCCGAATACTGTGTGGCCGGAAATCACCAATCCCCACAATCTCACCAATCTTACGAATACGGAGCGCTAATGCTTGCTTACTCATTCTTTCACCTTCACGGTTATAGAAGAACGCATCCGTTTCAATACCATTTTCTTTACGCCATTCAAGATATTCGATAATCATTTGCTTGGTCCGATCAGTGAATGGAATGTCCACGATCTTGCCACGTTTCTCGCGAATATCGGTAAATACATTGCGCGACAAATCTAGGTCTGAAACACTTAACCGTTGTAGTGCACCAATCCGGCAGGCACTATCAAATGCAATGTTCCAGATTAATTCGTCTTGTCGATCATACTTATTTAATGTGGTCTTGTCTTGCGCTAAAGTTTCAGTGATCAAATCAGTCTCTTCTTTGTGGAGGAAGTGAACCGAGATCCGCTTTTCATCTTGAGCACCCTTAATGCGATCCAACTTCCCATCAAATGGATGATTCTTAATCAAACGACGCTTAGTAGCCCAGATATAGAAGCTAGACACAGCACTTAATTTAGTGTTAATTACCTTCTTACCATTACCACATTCTTCCGCCAAGAACGCCATGTATGACTCCATAACGTCTAGCATTTCATCTTCAATAAAGTCTTCGTCAAGTAAATAAAAGTTATCCCACTCTTCTGCAATGTAGCACATGAATATGTTCATGTAAGAGTGGTAAACCTTATAAGTAGTACCTTTAACGTCGGAGTTTTGGATTGTCCGACTCTTTAAATATCGATCATAGATCTTCAAATTCTTTGGGTTGACTTTAGCCATACGGGCTTTAGTCGCATACCGCACGATCTTACGATTCGACTTGGTTTGGTACTTTAAACCCTCTCGTCTTTTCAAATTATTACCTTCTAACCTTCTGTTACTTCAAACCCAGCAGCTCTCAATTCTTCTGCTAGGATATGGATAAACTGTTCTTGATACATTCCATAGGTACGCTCAAAATATCCAGAACCATGGTGTGGCACCAATCCGCCGCCACCGTATTCAAGTAAAGCTGGCATTTCAGTATTAAATGCCTGACCTCTCACGCCCATGTGAACACCCCATTGAATAGGTCTATGGTTCACAGCATTCCTATTTTTTACGGTCCCGACGTGTACTGGGGCAACCATGCTCATTCTCGAACCATCCATGCTAATAGTTAGCGACAGTCCGCTACCGGTAATATTGATCGCATTGACCAACTCACCAGTAGATACATATCCATTAGAGGCCCTACCGGCCGGCCAGTCTTTGGCAGCTTGTTCTCTCAAAATTTGATATGCCAACGCCCTAATTCGTCCCTGTAACGCCGCAATCGAGGTACTTCTAATTTTCCCTTCAATCTCTTCGGCGCCAGTAACGTCAATATCAAGCGTCCCGTGTAATTCAATCGTCGCCATCTTTTTTACCTCAAAAATAAAAAGGATAACGCAAAAGAAAGGTGGACCATCTATCCATCTTTCTAATTACTTGCGTTATCCTTATACCATTTGTTAGTTGACGCTAAATACCTTGGTACTTTTCGTCTAATTCAGTTGACATTTTCGTTTGTTCCGGGTCTAGATCGGCCCCAACAACGTGGTCAACTTCTTGATCAGATTCCGGTAGACCACTTGCGATAGTCCTTTCACCATTTCTGATTTGTTCTTTGATCTTTGCCTTAGTCATGTTATTCGCTTTCGCTTCCGCCAATTCATTAGCGTTTTGTGCCAGACCAGACAACATCATTCGACCTTCGTCCGTTTTAGCGGCCGACGAAACATAATGGTCCATCGTAGCATCACGCACATCATTCGAGCGTTCTACGACATCTTCCATCTGTACAATATTCCGATAGCGAAGAATCATGAACGTATAAATTTGTGTCACGATACCAGACAAGACCTGCATAACATTTAGCAAATCAATCGTAGGACTTTCGATGATCTTTTGCATTTCATCTTCAGTCATATCTTTGTCAATCTCAATATCCGTAAGCAAAGGAATTAACTCTTTAAGAATTGTTTCCCCACGTACATTGAGCATCATACCATCGTCGTCTTCCCCATCTTTAGATTCCGAGTTAAACGATGCAACCACATCGTTCATTTGCATAATACGATCAATGTCACTTTGCGACGGTTCAAAAATCGTAATTGGACCCGTAGTCCCATCAATAATTTCGCGGATCATGCGGTTTTCCGGATCATTGTATAAACTTCTAAACTTTACCAAATCTCTCTCGCTTTCCCGCTTATACCATTCTTACATTAATATTATATCACACTTTGTAAGCGCTTACAATAGTTTGACAAAGGTTTTTGCATTATTTTTTATTTTCTTCAATCTTTTCTACCGTAACTGGTGTTGGGTCAGCAATCACACCAACCAGACCAAAGATTGTCAATAAAGTGTTGATCAAGGCTTGCCAAGCACCGAGGTCCCCAGTGAACTTAAGCCCAAAGCAAGCCGCCACTTGTTGTACTGCTACGATAACCAAACTGATTAACGGAGCTAAAATCTTGCCGTTGATACTGCCATCTGGTTTAACTAGCGCTTTCTTGATCTTTTCAAACATATTTTAGTGGCCCCCTAGCCAAATCGTAATTAGCCCTGTGGCAATGGTGACGAAGGCGCCGACAGCGGTTCTCCAAAACCATTGCATAGAGTTCTGCAATTTTTTGATTTCTTCTTCGTTCTGTTGCGCCAAAGTCAATGCTGCATTTGACCGCCTTTCAGTTTCGTCGAAATGTTTGGTCGCTTCTTCGATCCGCGTTACACGGTCTTTAATATCCATGAGCATTTCTAATACTTTGTCGTTCCCCATTTCCATCGATTATCACCACCTATTACATATGTTATATAACAAGTGGCGTGAATAAAGGGACGGGCGTCCCCGTTTTCTTGGTAAAACTTGCATTTTAGTTACTTAGCGCCGTCCGTACCAGCAACTTTCGTTTCTTCCGTCTTAGCAGATTCGTCTTCGGCTACTTCTGCGGCAATTGCGTCTTGTTGTTCATAGACGTAGTTTTGGAATTCAGCAATATCTTGCCGAATTTCCCGCTTATTTGCCGCATATAGTTCCGGTGCGTGTACCTGTTGGTTTACGTAGTCAGAGTCACCAGCCGTAGACAACGTTGCTGACATACTTACTACCGTAGTCCCATTAATCTTGGATTCACCAGACAGGTTCGTAGTTCTATTCTTTACTAATGCCATTATTAAGCACCTTCCTTAACATCAGACTTTTGCAATTCTTGGATCAACTCGTTTGCTTTTTCCAAAGCAACTTGATTTGTTACTACCTGATATTCAAGTTCAGCAATCCGAGTTAATAACCGTTGAGTAATTTGAGTTTGTGTTTCTTGTTGATCGTTATTATTGTTCATTATCTGTACCACTCTTTCTTTCTGCATTAATAATATTCACTAAATCTGGGTCCACACCTTTTTCAACACATAACGCCTTTTGTTCTTTAATCGCGGTAGCCATAAATTTAGTCTGTTCACTTTTAATCAGTTCGTCGTCTTCTTTTGTCGTAATTGCAGTACCATCATCGTTGTACCCAACAATGCGCCCAATGCCACCGATAGTCGTAACGACTGGGGTCTCACCATCGCCATTAAGATAAGTGTGCATTTGAGCAACATGCCTACCATTTTCGTCATAAATAGTTTCTTGCAATTGTATTTGTTGGGTTTGATCATCTTCCATAATAATGACTTTTTTCATTTCAATGCCCCTTGTATTAAACAATAAAGTGTACACCACCAGTATTATCTGGGTTATTATTACTGGTACCAATATTGTTCATATCCTGTCCAAAGTTAATAAAATGCTTCCCCCAAAAGGCACTTACATTACCTTGAGGGTGGAATACAAATCCTCCATTGGCAACCTGCATATCTTTACCGCCATTAATTAGGTCAACTCGTATAATGCATGGCGCTTTTCCATCGTTATCCCAGTTATTAACATGCAACCATCCAATTGCTAATCCCGTCCAAGTCTTTGTCCCATCCTTTGTGCCAGCCCCCGATGGGTGGAAATAAAAGTCGTTAGTAATGATACGCCCATATGGGGTAACACCCGAAGGATTAAATTGAATACCGTTACCCTGCGGCTTACCTGTGCTATCAACGGCTTCGATAGCAGTATAATAATTGTTAGGATCCACAGAACCCGGTAATTTTTTGCCTAAAATTGTAATACCTCGAGTAACTGGAACCCCGCTTTCTGATTGCCATCCATATATTGAAGAATAAGGATCTGGATAAATGTGATCAGCTAAGTGTATTCCCTTTTTATACACATCACCATTAATATTAACGTCTCTCCAATTAACCAATAGTTGAGGTTGTATAAAATCTTCACCGGTTGGGGAACTATACCCAATGGCGATATAGTTGCCACCATCATAATTATCACCGGTGTTATTCTTTGTTGGGGACGCACCAATAGATAGCCCATTATAATCAGTTTTAGTTCTAAAGTGAGTCTGCTCGATTACTCCATATGCAACACCATTGCTATAATTTGCGCTATTACCCCAGAAAGACATACCGTATGACATAGCTTTCAATCTTAACGACCCACTCCCAATAGTGATTGACGAACTATCAATAATGAGTGACTGTGTTTTGTCTGAATTTGAAATTGTAATATTGCTACCAGTTAAATCGATTTGACCTGATTTACCCTTTAAGATAACTGTTGGGACATTCAGTGTTCCACTAATACTGGTATTCCCATTAATTTGTATTTTCGTAGCATCAATTTTTACCCCCTCAGTGGAGGCATTAATACTATTAATAACCTTGCCAGTATCAACCTTTAAGGCAATACTATTACTATTCTGCTCAATAGTAGCTTGGGCCGCACTCAATCCTTTTTGTAAATTCGTAGTTTTACCTTCAATTGTTTTAGGGTTATCACTCCACTCCGCATCATTATGAAGTCCTTTTTCTAGCTTATAAGAACCAATATGAATTTTTGTATTATTGCTCGAAGATTCAACACGAGGATAAACATTACCCGGTTCTGAAACCTCAAATGGGAATACGAACTTTTGCCACCGGTTCTGCACATTGGGGACCGCAGCAGATTGTTGGAATATGATGGCTGCGTTACTGTCTTTATCACGTGCCAAATTAGTATAAATATATACTGGGTCATTCCCCTCTATATAAACCAATCCAGAAAATGTATATGTCCCATTTGGCAGCCACCTTACTTGAGTATTACCATTCCAAGCGCTATTTTGTTTTAGAGCAATGTTACCATTAGCATCTTTCCAATTGTCCGATTGCGAAACGTTACTGCTATTAAAATCGAATCCCTCAAATGTTGAGCTTCCCGTAAATAAGTTACCAGATCGATCTTGAGAGCTTGCACACCAAGGGGTCGGATTGTCACCAACCTCTAATTTCTCGTTTCTTAGCTGAATTTCTTGATCACCAGTAGCTAAACCATCAGTATTTATAATATTTACTTCCATAGATAAGGCGCCTTTTGGTTTCGCTACTGGATGACAAATAGCAGTCTTTGTCTCTCCCGGTGCCACCTCAGTTCCCCAACGTCCACTATTAGCAATACGGCCACCATTCGAGTCCAACCAAATTAATTCTGGGACAACAGTTCTATTGGAAGTATTCTTAACATCAATGGAATATACAAAGGTTGTTCCTTCACCAAACTGAATCATTGATGGGTGAGCAGTATTAGCGGTACTAGTATGCCACCATGGATTAGTCGAACTATGAAGTGGAATTCGTCGCCAATTAGGACTTGTTCCTACAAGAATATTGTCGTGATTGTTTAAATCAATAGTCTTTTGATTGCTACCACTACCAACTGTGAATTTAAAGCCATCAGCTGTTTGTTCCATGGAGGAATATTGCAACGTATTATTTTGGAGATTTGTCACATTAGTTCTAATCCCGTCAATAGATACGTCAAAATCTGTTTTTCTAACGGTTGCAGGAACATAATTATGGGCTATTGAACCACGCTCAATTTGCAATTGATCAACTTGTATTTTTTTACCCTGCGTATTACTTGCGGCGCCAGAATATATCAGAACCTTGTTGGGTTGTATACCACCCAAAGTTGACGAATCTTGTGTTACTGTCAGAGTAACGCTATCACGTCTCCCCGGCCGTAAAAACTGTTGATTTGCGGCCTGTTTCGTTATTTTTTCATCGTATAAAACAACTTGGACACCACTAGGGTCATTACCAGTTAGGAATTTAGTTTCAGCAGATACGGTAATTGTATCGCCGATTTTAAGACCATCCGGGATCAGAATTGTACCCCATTTCCAACCATTGGGCTGTTTATTGGCTGTATCATCAACAATAAAACTCTCTAAATTACCAGTATTTTCCATTAACTGTAAAGCAATATTGCTACCGCCATCAGATAATTCAGATATTGTTGGTGACCAGTCGGTTGCTATAGTTCCCAGTTCTTGCTGTGGATGCCGAAATTTAACCGTGATTGATTGCCCAGTATTATTCACGATCCCCATGGTTGATTCGTCCCATAAGGCGGTATGATTTTTATTCTTCTCCGCTTTGTTCCAAGCAGTAAACGATACCTTTACCCATTGATTAGTTGGTATCGCAGTTGTAGTTGATGGTGACTGTGTAGACAAACTTCTTTCGTCGTTATCATTACCATCGAGGTTGGAGTCGGCAACAACACCATGATTATTAATATCATAACTCCAAGTCAACCCCGGATTGGTTACATAGACTTCGATCGAATCGGTATAAGCTTGCCCCCAAGGTACTTCCATTTTTGACTTATTAAATCCTATACCGCCACCCCAAGCACCACCGGCACCACTTGGAATCGTAACGGTATAAACATCAGTATTCCCATCATAACTAACAAGGGTACTATTTACAGCGCTAATCAAATTGTGGCTCATGTAGTTCGTGCCCCCGACCGAAATCCCGTCGATCTTATTATCAATACTACTAAACTTAGTGCTGAAGTGATCGTCCGTCATAGACAGGATGCCCTCTTTAATGGTCCCCCGTCCATTCTTCAAATCGTTGGTAACTGAGGTAACGGACGCCTTAATTTCACTATCGGTTTGTTCTAACTTACTTGCGCGAGATTGCAGAGAGCTAATACTTGAATCGGTGTCTTCAGGAGCCGGTGACCAGTCGGTGGGCTTGTTACCTTTTTCTATTTTAATTTTCCATGCTCTAATCTGATTAGTCGAGCCAGGATGATAAGTGTTCACTCGTAACACATATTTCTTTGTTGGATGCTCCCAGGTAAATGTTGTACCTTTTGCAGTATTTTCATCAGATATAATCTGATTGATTCCTGCATTATCTACAAGCCATAAAACACATTTATCGGATTCTTGGCTCGGATTATGTTCCTGAGAAAACACTCCATTAGTTTGTCCCGATATGGTGTATTGTTCCCCGTTAACTAATTCAACTACTGAGTCGTGATACTCATCATAATTGTCAATTGGACGATCTGTATGTGGCTGAAATGGCCCCACTGAATTTTGAAGCAGGTTCGTGCCCCCGACCGAAATCCCGTCGATCGTTTTGCTCAAGGTCGAAACGCTAGACGTAATACCATCAGCTTTAACCTCTAGGTTGGCCGCCCGTTGTTCTACCCTACTAATTGCACCAGACAATGATGATTTAGCCGCATCGATATCTTGGGTTACTTTAGTTTGGTCAGCCTTTAATGCAATGGCGTGATCGTTCTGTTCAATTCTCGTTCGTTGTTGTACAACTTGTTCATGTAGGTCAGCAGCGTTTGGAGCATATTCACCAGAATCTTCCCCATTAGCTACCGTCCGTGCCAAAACATTGGTTACGTACAATACACCATTCTTAGGCAATACAATGTGGACAGCCATGTATTGGGTATCATCACGCGTTTGGTTGTATTTGTAAGTTACCCGGTGTGGACCATGGTCAAATAACGTCTCTCTCGTAATCTTAAAATCACTGAACCCGACTTCTTGAGTAAATACCCGTTTTTGGTCCGCGTTATAACTTTCTAAAATCACGATATTATCGTTGTCGATCGCCCCAGCGTTATCCGTCCGAATATCAAGAGCAACCGTTACAATACCCTTCTTAACCCGGAACAAGTTACTGGTCAATCCAATTGGACTATCAGCAGTCAGCCCAGATTGTTCCATTTTAGCCCATTTCAGACCATTATCATCTTCAACAATCCGTACCTTCGGGCTAACGTTGGTCCACTTATCGTAACTATTCTTTAGGTTCCCAAACGAACTGTTAAGGATCAGGTTTGAACCGCCATCAGCCATTTGACCAATTGCTTGGTTGGTAAATGATTGATATTCAGAAGTCAAACTCTTGGAAGTGGCGCTGATCTTGCCATCAAACTCTTGGCGTAAGCCATCAGTCTTGGCTACAATCGTTTGGTTCGCTACTTCAACACCGTGTTCCGTTTGAGTGATTCGTGATTCATCTTGTTGCTGGCGATCGGAAAATTCTGATTGTTTAGTGATCGTTGATTCTAACTTATCAGCCGTCAGCTTTAAGTCGTGTGCAAGCTTTTCAGTCGTTGCGTATTGATCACCGGTATTAGTTGACCATGCACTAGGCCGATCAGATTGTTCCAGCTTTGGTTCCGAAATAATCAGATTACCTTGCGTAGAAGTATCACCAGTAATCCTAATATCTTGTTTAACGATAGTTGGCACAAACGTCCAGTAAACGCGTTGGTATTCGCCTTTGTCTTCCTTAACCTTCATATTGGTTAATTCAGCACTACCATACCAAGCCCGCGGCTTCTTACCTTTTTCAACCCACATAGCAAGCGTAAACGTCTTGCTCATATCATCAGTATCTAAATCAGTCGTTTGGGTTAAGTATGCCCCATTCCGGATCGATACCGACTTAACATCATGTTGGGTGTCAAATAGGTGGTCGTCGTCGATAATATCGTTACCGTTTAAAGACCAATCATTGGAAAAGTCCCGTGAATACTTCAAACGGTTCTCGCGATACTTGGTAAAGTCGTCCATTTCCTTGTACATGGTTTCCTTGGTAACAGAAGCCTTGATACCTTGGGCGTTTTGTTGAATATCGCTTTCAGCTTTCTGAACTCGTTGGGTAACCATATCAAGTTCATTGTTGGAAGCCTTCGTTGACAGCTCATTATTCAGCTGTCTAACCATCGTTTCTTGTTCTTGAAGTTTGGTCCGTGCTTCATTAAAGTCGGCACTAGATACCTTAGATTCAAAACCATTTTGGAGTTCCTTAACTGACGTTTCGACAACCCCGGCTTGAATTTCCATTTCGTTAAGGTGGTCAGCCGTCTTTTGTAGATCTTCATTCGTAGCCGCCAAGCTATCTTCTAAAGCCTTTGCGCTATTCTTTAGGGCTTCAGCGTTGTCCTGTTGCATTTTCTGGACGTCAATAGCATCAGCTTTCTTTTTCAATTCTGCGGAAGCTTCTTGGAGCTTTTTATTCTGTTCTTCCGCCAGCTTTTGCAGTTCAGCAACCTTAGCTTGGACCTCGGCTTGCATTTGTGCAATTTGTTGTTGCATTTCCTGACGCTCTTGATCACTCATGTTAAGGGCGTCAGCGTTTTGGTTGGCCTGTTGTTGGATCTGGTCAACCTTATTATTAATTTCGTCGATATCACTCGCAGCAATACCATTCGTGGCGAGTTCGTTGATGGCCGAAACCAAGTCTTCCTTCGCCTTCGTTTTTAGTTTATCTAAGTCCCCAGCGTCCTTGACAGTGGCGTATTGATAATTACCATCATTGTCAAGGTACTTGATCGTCTTCTTCATCTAGCGAATCGCTCCTTATTAAAATTATTTTAAAACCGTAAATATGTACAAAGGAAAGCTCGGTTCCCCGAGCCGTCCCATTAATAAGCGTTTTGTGTAAGCGCTTACAATTTAGTCTTCAACAATCTTGTAGTTAGCCATGTGGTCGTTTTCGTCTGGCAATAAGTCAAACTTGATAGATAACGACGTAGGTTCCTTAGAGTTTTGGTTGAAGTTAAAGTTCCCTTGTGGTTTAACGTTAGGGTAGTGTACTTGGATAAAGTGACGGTCCCCAGTTTCGCGTTCAACAACGTAGGATTCAGCGTAGATTTCGTAGTTTTCAGCAAACGTGTTTGCATCGATAGAGAACGAAGTCAAACCATCTAATTGCGTAGTGTAGTAAACTACGTAGTCAGCGCCCGCAACAGCTGCTTCGGACAATTGGATCAAGCCGTTTTCCTTCAAAGTGAAGTTCAAGCCATTTGCGTTTACAACTTCTGCTACCTTCTTAGCAGCTTCGATTGCTTCGCTAGTAGCCTTAACGGCTTCCCCTGCTTGTTGCGTCCCGGCAGTAGCAGTCGTAACAACAACTTCTGCGGAAGGAGCGGAAGCACCGTTCTTGTTTACAGCAACAACCTTGTACTTGTACGTCTTTTCTGGCGTCAAGTCAGAGTCGTTGAATGACGTTTGCGTAGGTTGACCAATTTGAACGTTGTCACGGTAAACTACGTAACTATCAGCGTTAGCAGAAGCACCCCAGGTAATAGCAGCAGTCGTGTCCTTTGCAGAAACAGAAACGTTTTCAACCATTACAGGAACAGAAGTAGCTTCCCCATTAACTTGTTGTGGAATAGCTTGGTCGTGCGTAATCCCGTCCTTGTTCAAACGGAATACGGATACAGAACCAGCTTCCGGAACATTTTCCAGCTTGATTTGCCGGTCGTTAGTAAGCGTGAACTTTTCAGTCTTAAATACGCTGTCAGCGCCACGCTTTGCTTCCTTACCAGCTAACAATGCCATCAAGCGGAAGTCGATGATTTCCGTTTCAACCGTCATTTCGGAAGTACGTGCAGCGTCAAAAGCAATGGCGTTAGCACCCTTCTTCTTGGCGAATACACGGTCAGCCTTCCATTCCACTTGAGTGGTGTTAGCGTAGTCGGCTCTAAATACGACTTCCTTCGTCCCGCGCTTAACAAGCACCAGATCGAAGGCGTCTTTCATACCATAAGTTGCCATATATTTTTCACCTCAAAGGTTATTTATTTAACTTTGACCACACCAATGGCGTTGGTGAGGTCTGTTATCTTCATGTTTTGTGTATCGAACTTGTAGCTTGTGTAGATCGTAAAGTCTTGATCGTTTGCCCGCTTAGATAAGTAAGCGTTAAGCAAGTTGGTGAACTGGTAATAGGTCATTTCACCGATCTGCTCAAACGGAATAAATGAGTTGGTCAGCGTTTCTAAAATAAGGATTTTATCGGCGAGCGTTTTGGTCTCATGGTTCTTCCTTTGACGTAGCCGTCCCTTATAAATCCCTTTGAAGATTCGACACTGATTCTTTTTCTTACTTATCCCTCTAGGGGCAATCAGATCTTCGTCTACCTCATAATTGGTAATCATGGTCAGTAGTGACCGAAATAACAGAAACATCTCTTTATCAACCACCAGGTCGATCTTTTCATTAACGATCTTGCCGTTAGACATGATCTGAAAGTCTGACATTTCCGTTCTTGTCCAGTAGGCAAGCCCGGCGACCATCATTGACAAAATATCAATGCCCTCACCGAACATTGCCTCACCGACGCTCTTACTCATATCGGCGTCATGTGCGATCTCCCAAAAGGTTGGATACTTATCTTCAATCTCATCAACCTTTTCGGGGACACTACTGAATTGCTCACGCACGCTTACGACAAACGCCCGCGAGAAAGCTAAAAGTTCATTCTGTCCTTGCTTGACTAGATCGTTGATGGTTGGGATATATAGCTTTGCTTTTTCTCCCAACTGAATCTCTTTACCAAGCAAGAGTTGATCGTAATTGACTTCCATGGCGTATCACCTAGGCCATGTCAATTACTTTCATAACTAATACGTAACCGCCGAATTTGTTATTTTGTTCCCACACCTCTTGCAAATCATCGACGGACAAGCGGCCCATACCGTAGTTATCGGCGTCCTGGAACTTGTCGTAGATCTTCTCTAGCAATAAGTCCTGGCGTTGACCCTCGTCACAATCCATGATTTGGTTATCAACTAGAATCCAGAAGTACAAATACCCCATCACATACTTGTCGGCGACCGTCCGATATGGGGCGAACGCTTCCTGTGGAACGAATCCGGAAACACTTAATCCGACGAATGATTGTTGATCCATCATCACTTTCGGAGTGTACCTAGTTGGGTATATCCGGCGTTTTTCTGATTCCCTATCAACCAAACTGTACCGTTCGTCTTCCGTTAGGTCAGGACGTGATAGAGCGTCTTCTGAGTTGTAGTAAAGCAACTTACCAATCTCTTGGTCTTCAACGAGCACTTCCATCATTCGTTGTTTCCATTCGCTGATTCTAGTGATAGCTGCGTGGTGGGGAATATGCCGAGTTGGCAATTTCTTAGCTGGCAATTCGTTATCCCCCTTTAGCCGAATTTCTTAATGATCTTGATCGCGATATTCTTGATCTCGCCATTAACTTTGGCTGCGATTGTAGACGTCTGTCCTACCAAGCTGTAATTGTCTTTAACCTGGATGGTCAATGCGTGTTCATTGCGGTCCTTAACATAGAATGGGATTCCTTCAATATCGCCGGTAATCCATTCGGTCACTTCTGGTTCAGAACCATCCGTACCCTTCACTGAGTACACGTAGGTGCGTCCTAGACGCGCTCTAGTTTCACCTTCGATATTCCATTCAACTTTAGGTTGAACGTCCTCAGACGGCGTCTCAGTTGATTCTGAGTGATCATCTTTTTGATCACTGGTATCAGGGTTGTCTTTGGGTTGAGCACCACTTGGAGAATCAGCATCCCAGTAATTGGCAATTTCTAATTCAGCGTTATCAATTTCTGGATTCTTGGTGTCTTCGTCCAATAACCAGTTGACTAGCCCAACACGAGAAACATAGTCAGCAAATTCAACTTTGTAGACTTGTCCGGCGATAAAAAGTCGAGTTCCGACCCTCACCGCCCGTGTTTCTGGTGTGTCCTTGATATAGACAGACATTTTGGCGTTTGCTAATGGCATGTGTTGCCCCGAGAACGAAACCCCTAAGGTATACAGAGTTTGGTTCTGAATGTAGGCACCCCAGCCATCGCCGTTGTTACATATCGTTTTCTTTTCTTTATCCACCAACCATTTAAGCCGTCTATTAACGTGCTTAATCTTAAGCTGTTGGTGAGTGGGAATCGTCTTAAATTCTTCCGTAAAGACAAGCCATTCTTCGTCACGCCACTTAATATATGAGCCAACGTCAATCGTTACTGAGTTGGGAGCGACAACGTACTTGTCATCAGAAAGGTCTTTGTTGTTACTTTGGGAATGGTCTTGGAAGACCAATTCAGTCTCAACCCCATCAACCAGGGCTGGTTCTTTATCCAAAGTATTTTCAAAGTATTTTTCAAATTCCCGTGATTTACGAATCATGTTGCGTTCTCTTTGGCTATCGCCAAGCACCTTCATTCTCTGACGATATAAGCTGGCAAAGTTACCCATTCAACATATCTCCGTATAATTCTTCGTCAGCGTATTCAAGCTCATTAATCAACGTCTTGATTTCACGTTGTAATGACTTATCCATTGCGCTGAGTCGATCTAAATATTGGTACCCTTGGACGGCCGCGTAATCACGGTCCCCAATGGCTTTTTCCATGAGTTCTTGCGAGTATTTGTGTGATCTTACCCATTCAAGCTTCATGGCCCGTGCCAAAATCGTGATTTCGATTCTGCTTAGTTTAAAATTGAAGCGGCCCTTTTCTTGGTCAAGGTCGGTAAAGTCTTTTGAGATATAAGTGCTAAAGACCGAAATACCGTTATTCAGGTACCCAAACAATGTTTCTGACAATTCTTCATCGTCCATTTTGGAAAAATAGTAGGATTCAATCGTCCCTAGGAATACCCGATAAACCTCTTCAAAGTAGGTGTAATCGGGGTCATTAATGACTTCTTCATTTACCGTTTCATCAGCCATTGTCATTCCCCTTTACAAAAGTTTGTTATTTGCGACCAAACTTCATAGAGGCGTTAATATCACTCCAGAACGTTTCCTGTTCACCTTCTGGGCGTGTTTCTTCGATCAATTCGATCTTGTCACGGTCAGATAGGCGACGGTCCTTGTAAAGTCCAACAGTGATTTCAATAATTCGCGATCTAACTTTGCTCTTAAGCATATCGGCAAATTCGTCTTCGTCTGATTCCAACACAGCGTCTTCAATATCAGTCGATTCAATCAGATCAACATTATCGAACTCTTCGGGGTCATAACCCAAGACCGTTCCCAAAATATCGTCATACAACTTGGTAAGACGCATACCTCTAACAACGTCCATAATCGTCGTATCGTCATCATTTACTTCAGAGATTACCAACTGACCGTTTGCCAAGAACGGCTTCAATTTCCGAAGTTCGCCATAAGTGACATATTCAGTTTCACCAAAGTTGGACAGCTCAATACTTAAATCGCCATTCTTACTTTCGTATACGAACATGCCCTTGGCATTATTGATAACTACAACTTCAACGTCTTTATCAACCAATTTGCGCTTCCGGCGCTTAGTGGTTACTTCCTCTTTCCGTGACATATTTAATCAACCTCTCTCTTCTCTTTAGTCACAATGGCGGGAGATGGGAGTCGAACCCATTCCCGTCTAATCGGTAATTTACTTAGCGGCTAATTCAGCCATCCCGTAAACCTTCATTTGTAGAACCCCAACACCGATCTTTTGGAGAACCTTCATGCTCATTTGCAAGTCGTTCCGGGCCGTGTTGTCACCTTCGATAACTTGAGTGTCACCTTCAAGAACAACACCAATGATCTTTTCGTTGTCTGGCAATACCAGTACCTTGTTGTCGTCGATAGCGAATTCATCGCTGTTTACCTTCATAGCTTGTGGGATTTCGATTAACTTCAATCCGCGAACCATACCAAGGTAGCCCTTAGTGTTCATTTCATTCTTCATGTCGCCAGAGTAAAGCGATACGTTTTCCATAGCGGCAACCTTAGCCAATGCGGAAGCAGTACCGTAAACAGCAACAGGAGCACTAGCCTTCAACTTAACCCGGTTAGCCAAAGTGCTGATGGCATCCAACGTAGCGGCACCGGATACCTTGTATGAAGCATCCAGGTCATCGTACGAAGCAGTCATAGCATCAGCAATCATAGATTCAATTTGAATAGTGAATGCATTAGCGCAACGGTCAACCAGCGTAGACCAGTCAATGTCACCGGCAACGTATTGTTCAAATTCAGCGTAAACAGCTGCACCGAACCATTCGGTTTGGATTTGGAAGCTCCGGCCAGTGATCGTTTGCCGACGAAGGTCTTGGTCACCAGCAGCGACACGCCCAACCCGAATACCGCGTGGGTCGTTTACCTTGAACAGTGGAGTGTCACCAGTAGCAACGTTCCGAATGTCTGCCAGGTTGTCGAATTGGTTCGTCAACAGCGTAGGAACAACAGCGTCAATAGCGGTAGCGATGATTTGGAATACATCTTGCTTGTGCTTTTGCCAAGAGTAGATAGTGTATTGGCCACCCAAAGCGTCATTAATAGCATTGCGCATGGCATCTTCACCAGATACCCCGTCGAATTCCATCTTCGGGTTGAAGTACAGGTCACGCGCTAATTTTTGTAAATCTTTCGTTTCAACCAAAATTAGATACCCCGTTTCTTATTAGCGAATTGCAATGACAAAGACTTTGCCGTCAAAGCCGTGTGCTTCTTCACCGATAACCTTGGCAATCCCGTTGCCAGAGTCGGCCTTCTTGAAGCCCAAACCGTTAGTACCGACCGTCAATGCGTCACCCTTCTTAGCCCCAGATACAAGGTCTTCCGTTACAGAGATAACGTCACCCTTGCCCAGGTGGTATGCGCGACCCGTGCGACCAGTGGCCACTTTGTAAGTTGCCAGGTCAAAGTGTGGGTCGTCGTAGGATAATGGAGCATCTACCAGGAATACTTCTGCGTCAGCTTCCCCAGTTGCTTTAGTTGCTTCCCGAGCTTCGCCATCTTCTGCCAAAACCCCAAGGGACAGCCATTGACCATTCCCCAAAGGTTCGCCAGCAACAATGGTTTCAATGTGTTCGGTAGCAGGAATCTTGTCTAAAAATACCTTAGCCATATTGTGCTAAAACCTCTTTCTCATTCTTATTTGTGGAATAGTGCGTTCGCACTTCCGTATCCGTAGTCAGTCTTGACGTTGAAGTCCACGGTCTTAATGCCAGATGACTTCGTGGTCTTTTGGAACGTTGCGCCGTTCTTGTAGATGGCAAATGCAACTTCCTTTTCAACTTCTTCCGGCGTCAACATTTCAAATTGAGCCTTGATAGCTTGATATTGTTCGTTTTCGATTGAGTCCCGAGCGCCTTCTAGGATTTCGCTCTTCTTGCTCATTTCGATACCATTCTTGTAGGCTTGTAATTCATCAATCTGCTTTTGCAGTTCAGCAGCCATGTTCCGGTCGTCTTCGACCTTCTTGACTTCTGCCGCCGTTAAGTAACGTGGGAAAACTTCCGTTTTATCACTTAACTGGATTGAGTCATCAGCGCCAACTGTATAGTTAAATCTAATGTAAGCGCTTTCATTTTTGTCGACAAAATTAACAACACCGTAGTCTTCATAAATGTCAACCGGCATTACATAACCATTACCTTGTGGGAATAGGTTTGCCTCAGCGGCATAAATGAATTTGCGTTCACGATCACTCAGATTCAATTCAAATTGAGTCTTGCTAGACTTCTTCTTGTCGTCTTCCGACGGTTCCTCATCGCTCTTGTCGTCAGATCCATCAGTTGGAGCGGGTTCTTCATCTTTTTCTGGGTCTTCTCCCTTTGAATCTTCCTTCTTGAACGTCTTCTTCTTTTTCTTAGAACCAGTACCGCAAGCCATTTCAGCAGTTTCTTCTTCGTGATCTTCTGCTTCTGGTCCGGCACCTGCTGGTTCAGCAGAACTCTTGCCTTTGTCAGCCGGTTGAGCAGCCTTTTCTTCGCCACTATCAGCGCTAGTTGATGCTGCCTTAATTTCGGCTGAATCGGAAGTTGCCTTCTCTTTGGATTCTGCGGGAACCTTAGCCGGTTCTTGTTCCTTAACTTTTGGTTCCGCAGCAGACGTCGTTTCGTCCTTATCCTTCTTCTTAGTAGGCAATTCATTCACTCCTTTCTCAGCCGAATATTCGGCTATCATTTCTTCAAACATTGACTTGAGGTTGTCCCCTTGACTGAAAATAGTCGAAATAGTGGAACCTTTCATAGCCGGTGGTGTATCGTCGCCCAGAATACATAATCCGGTAAATTCTGCCTTCGTAAACACCATGCGACCACGATCGTCCTGGTACCCATCAGCGTTTGAGATTTCCATAGATTGGGCCTTGCTACCGTTTGCTTGATCAAAAATACTCATCGCGTCAGTAAATCTGGTCCATAACACACCATCTGCCACCAGCCATTCTTTACCGCCGGTGATTTCAAAGTGTGCATTGTTCTCTTCCGGAATAAATCCGTAAGCACTGGTCATAAATTTGACGGTGATACTGTTATCTTCAATAACAACTTTCTTTTCATGACCGCGGAAGTCTTTTTCGCCATCCTCTTGCTTGGCCACGTAACCAAGAATTGGCACATTAACCAAGCTAGGGATCATATCTTCCAACACCTCACGTGAGAAAATCGAGTTGTTTAAGTTCTCACCGGTATGGGCGATATAAATGCGTACTTTCTGGAAACGAGTATCATTCGCTTCCTCTTCGACCTTTTCAAATCGAGTGGGCAACTTGATTGTTACCTTAGACATAACGTCAATTACCCCTTATGCTCCCCCATCAAGGCGATCGGTATCGTCCGTTGGGTTATCTGTCTTCGGGCGACCAACCTCACCCTTGACCGGGTTTAGATTATTCTTATTGCCATTACTATTGCCGCTATTCTTACTTGAAATGGTGTTAGACGTTGGCTTAACTACCATAAGCGAGTCAATATCAAGCACCTTTTGTTCAAATTCAAGTTTCGATATGATTTCTTCTGGGTTCATACCAGATGCGGCCATGTAATCCATTCGAGAACCACCAAAGGATAATTGGTCTTTGTAACTCGCTATATCGTCTTTTAGCGTAAAGTTAGATTCTCTAATAAACTTAATTACCCATTTTGCCTTGCTCTTAGTCTTAATTTGACTAATTTCGTAGTTGTAATAACTCTCAAGCATTGGGAATAAGTTGGTATAAATCCAATTAGCGTCCTTCTTAATGGACGTTTTAACGACGTTGGCACTGTTGGTAGTACCACCAAACATGGCCCCTGGGGCACCTAGGTCAAAGAAGACTTGTTCAAGCGTCTTTCCGACCGTTTCATAACCACCACTATTACCGGCCCCGTTTAATGGGATATTGGTAACATTAGTTGGGGTCGTAATAGCCTTAACCCCTTCTGGCAATCGTGCCTTCATTAACTCGTCGTATAATTTAACGTGCTTTAATGGGATAGACGGCTCACCATTTGAGTCAACCGGAACCTTAGAGTGCAAGATACGTACAGTATCAAGATTGTCTTTGATTTCAATGTTGTCCTTAGCTTTATCTAGCGAAATGCTATCAAGAAGCACGGAAGCAAATGGAGAAACGGCTTGTCCACCATTGACAATCACGTTTGGATCAAACGTAAATGCCACACCATCTTCTACGTAGTACCATTTGTTGTCATACCACTTGGTTTCGTCTTTATCCCCACCACCGTGGTACGTGTCGTATGCCTGTTGTAATTCAGTTGGGAGCATATCGTAGATTTCCTGTTTGATCTTACTCATATCAATCCGGAACCGATAAACACCGTCCTGAATATTTGACACCCGACACCATTCAGACGGGAACTTTAGATAGCCAACCCCAGTGGCATCTTCATACTTGTAGAAGTAAGTAACGCCATCAATCAGCGTTTCTCTGAAAAAGTACGGTGCATAGAACTTGATGTTTAAGTTCATCAATCCGTATGCCACGTCAATATAGTCGTTGCGCATATTAGCGTCCGTTTTGTATACTTTATTACCCAGAACTGGGGAAATAGAGTAGTTGTACGTTGGATGCGATTGGTAGTAATCAATAACCTTACTAATTACCCCGCTGCTAACATATGCGCTCCGTAATGCCCCAGCAATGCTGGTTGCACTTTGTTGGGGACGTTGCAGATAACTCTTAATCGTTGATTTACTTGTCGTAGCTGTCTGCGTTGATTGTAGGCGGCTCTTTGGATCAGCTAGGATGGAGACGTATTCCGAACTCCGGTTATGATGTGTTCTAGCTGAATTCCGTTCATAAGTCCGTTTACGTCCTCTCGGAGTCCTATTCCTTACCATGTTTCACCACCATTCCATTTAAAACAGGAAGAAGTCTTTAATGTTGCTATCTTCCATCTTTAAATCTCTTTCTAATTCGTCAGCGTAGAAGTTACAGTAAGCAAGGGAACTGTAACGGTCCTTTGTAGTGGTCCCGACTTCTTGGATCTTGATGCCACCTTCGCGAACCGTATATTCAAGGTTTACCAATTCGTTTACCAACGCTGTCGTCTGTACATATGGATATAACCAACGTACTTGTTCTTCCGGCGACGACCGACGGTAGACTTTGTTTTCCTGTAATTCTTCACGCTTTTCAATATCGTTAATCGGAAGTTCTAACTTGCCGCTTTGGATTGACGCTTGGAGCGCAACAGCAATATCGTTATTAAACTTCGCATTGGCTTTGACGGTATAAATACATTTCAAACCGTTAGCCTTACTTCTTTCATTTACAGCTTCGTCATTAAGAGAAGCCCATGCCGGATATTCAACCCCACGTTCTTTATCTTCAAGAACCGTGGCACAAGCATCGAATACCCCTTGCCCGATACCATTAATATCGACAACAGCATAATCGGCTTCAAAATCGTAATAGAGTTGCTTGAGTCTAACTGCCAGGTCTTGACTGGAGATTGACTTAGTAACGCTTTCTAAATAAACGATTTGACGACGGTAGTGATCACCATCTCTGATTAATCTCATAACTGTAAATGCGGACGTGTCGTTCTTAACGTTCTTGTTACCACCCATCAAAGCAACGTCCAATGCCACTAATCTGTATTCGTCCTTATCCCGATGATTGCCACGTGGGAAGTTCGATAGATTCTTTGGTTTAGACAGTGCTTCGTTCTCGATAAATTCCTCATTCGTAGGTGGTCGGAACGTTCTCGTTAAAGTCCGACACTTATTTAATGGCTTCAACTTGAAATATGCCTTGTCGTTTTCACCGACGAATAGTGCTTCATATTCCATGTCGAAACCAGCTTTATCAAAACCTTCTGAGGTCTTTTCGTTATCAACACGCCGTTGATCAAGTAGTCCGTGGAAAACGGATAACTGATAAGGTAGCGTAGCAACGAAATAGTCTCGATTGCCTTTGATCATGTTCTTGGTATATTTCTTAAACGCATCCCAAATCCAGTGGGACTTATACCATGCTGATGAAATATATATTTCTTTGTTTGCTTCTAATTTTCTGCCCTGGTATTCCGGTCTTGTTGAGAACCCTGGCTGACGTGCAACGTTAAGCATTGGCGTCAATACCTTGTCAACAATTTCCTTCTTTACCATACGGAACTCATCAACGATGAGAATGTTACAACGAATACCACGGGAGTTATCGTTAGACGTAACGGCCATAATCTTTGAACCGTTTTCAAAGTCAACGTGTGTATCGTTAAGACCGTCTTTGATATTTTGTCGCTTATCACCGATCTCAAATCGGATAGCAGGATAGTCGTTATAGAACGAAACCACCTTTTCCGTGATAATCTTGGCAGCTTGCCCCCGGGTCCCAGACGCAACAGCAATCTTGGTCCCGGGATATAAAATGCACCGGATAATGCAATACAGGGCAATAATGTATGACTTCCCCTCGGGACTGTTATCGTAACGGCTTTTTATCCGCTACTTCTCATGGTTTCCCATAAGTTCGGCATATCTTTTCACCCTCGACTCACTCGCTAGGGTGTCGCGGCCTCGTGGTAGGATTATTTCACCTACTATGCTCTGCCCCTGGACTAAATAGCCCTTCGGTTCTGATTACCATATCTTTCGACTTAGGCTCCCAGCTTAATTCCGCGATTCCACACAGCATTTCGGCTGATCTGGGCAAGGTGTTCGCCCACGCGCAGCAATGTACATGAAGTAGTTCTTCTTCTCCATCATATGGAGAAGCATTTCTTGGTAGAGGTGTAACTTGACACCTAGATAATCTCTAGCAAATACCTCTGGATTCTCTCGCCAGTAGGAAACCCATTCCACGAAGTTATCTTCACGCTTCTGAAAATAACTATCCTTCGTCTTGTTGCGGTGCACGCTCATTTTCGTATAGCGCTTCCTGTTCCTCTTCTGAAGCCAAACCAAAATTACGCTTCATGTTAGTGACGAACCACTTATCGATATATGCTTCGATCTTAGCGGCGTCCTTGTACTCGTCACGTTCCGGAATGGGTCTTGTCATTTCTACGTCACGGATCTTCTGTCCGATATTCTTAGACGAGTTATCTTTGGAACTCAAGACGGCATCTAAACCAAGAGACTTAAGGTCTTCTTCATATGCCTTTCTTAACTGCGAAATTGCTCTGTAATCACCATCACTAAGTGCCTGGTCGAACGACTCCTTCAACTTAATATTTTGAACATAACGATTGATTTCAAGGACCGTTGTCGCTGGTTTAATGTCCAATAGTGATTGCAATGCTTTTTCAAGGTATGCGTATTTTTCCGGTGTAAGTCCGTCACCCCAACGGACAATGATTTTGTCGGTAACTTCAATTTGTTCTACCGGCTGGGTATTTTCAACGCTGTCAAATACTGAATCGTTGTAATCAATAAACTTCTTGTATGGAGCAATCTTCTGCATGTACAAGCTAAAGTTAGGACGATCAGTGTCCCGAACCAACTTGTAGTAAATATCGTGTACAAACGGTAGATTAGCTAAACGACAGATATTAATTACGGAAGTTTCGTCGCTAAAGTCTGCGCATTCGTTAGCACATTCTTTGCAAATCGTAAACGCGATGCCAAGCAAATCATTTCGGTGCTTTAGGCATTCGCTTGCTGACCGTGGCCGACCACAAATAATACAGGTCTTAGGCCCAGTAGTGATCATAAGCTCGCCCCCTCAATTTCTAGGGATAATAATGCATAGGCGTTGCTTAGATCCTTTAACGTGTCAGCGTATCGTTCTAGGTCTGCCATCGCGTGGATGGTTAAACCAGATTGCCCCGAAGTCTTCTCAATCATCACCATTTGCTGGTTGATGAACTTAATTCGATTGATGAGTTCACCGCAGACAGATTCAACGTCTTGTAAGTGACTCAATTTCAATCCTTCTCTCTCACGCCATCGTGCAATTGCCACAATGCCTGATCAGTATGGTTTGTTTTTATTTTTATTAGGAGGTTTCCCCATCTGATCAGACACTCTGGTGATTGCACGTGGCCTACGTGCAATAAAAGTTAGTAAAGTTGCCAGAACCGAACCCGCAACTGCAATTTAAACGTAGGGTTTTTACGCCCTCATACGTGACGCCGGAGTGGTAATCTAGCTTAAATTACTTAACAATAGCCTTGGACAGCTTTGCCTTGTAAACGTAGTGAGCCGGGATCGTAACCAGTTCACCAGTGAAGCCAAGCACTCGTTGAGCTTCTTCCTTGTGTTCCGTAACAAACTTACCAAAGCCAGCCAAGGAAATAGATTCCTTGTTAGCTAAGATTTCCCGGACACCATTCGTAAATGCGTCGATAATCTTATTGGCTTCCTTCTTGGTAACTTCTTGTTGCTTTGCAATAATTTCAACTAAGTCTTGCTTCTTCTTCATGTTTTGTATCTCTCTCTTTCTCACAAAAATATTTCAAAATCGTCGCCGATAAAATCGGCCTTTTATGTATGCTCCGCGGTTATTAGACCGCGAATAAAATGGTATAAACGCAAGTATTTCCCGTAGGAGGATTAGAGGTTACTACCCCCCCAATCATTTAGATGTCCCTAATCCAGGGTTTTTTGCAACCGCTTTCTTTGCGATTTTATCCAATTTTTTTGAAATATTTTGATGAGTAGTCCCGAGAATGGCAGCAACATCAATGATTTTTCGCGTCCCGTCGAAGTATCTTAATGTCACCAGATCTACGCCATTGCTTACCGACTTAATGGCGTTCGATAGAGACTTAACAAATGCTATCAAGTCGTCGGACCAAATATCTTGATAGTCATCTGGGTTTTCCCACAGCAGCCCGAGTCTAATAAACTTCTTGACAAACTTCTTGTTGGTATCACCTCGTTGCATCATACGATTTAAATACTGTTCGGTATCGTGATACAAAGAGCATTCGTATTCGTTTATGGCCTCACCATTAACATCACCCAATCCGAAGAACGTGTGCTTAGCCATATTCGACTTGCTCCAATAATTGAGTTCGTCGTCATAAAATCTGTATCGTAGTTTGCGGCCGCTATCAATATCGCGACTCGCTAGTATGTAGCTCCCAACCGATTCAAGTAACTTTCCAGTTCCAGTATCCTGGGCTAGTTTTTCGTTTGCTATGTCATCGCTAATCTTCCGTCTTGCCAAGTCTTGGTCAAATACCTTCTCAACGTTAGCGATTCTTTCGGTTACGGTCGGGAATCCGTAATCAAATAATTTCGTACTTCGCACCTCGCTTTTGTCTTAGTTTTTGTGTTTATGTATGCCAAAACCGCCGGGACTATACGGCTTTGACTGTATTCCTCCGCATATCTTGATTATATAATACACGATTTACATTGTTTTGTCTATACGCGTCAAGAAACTAAGTCGAAAAATTAGCCAATTACGCTAATTAATTCTCCGGATTGTCGTTTTTCGACGACAAATTCAGCCAAAACCTTGGCATCGCGAATATCTGCTAAGTATCGATGGCGTTTAATACCGTATTCTGTATTTCGAATCGCTGTAAAGGTCGCCATTACTCGATTTTCGCAAAGCCAATTAACTTCTCGCGTTAAAGTTGCTAATACTTTACCGTTCTTAGACGCAATAGTTTTTAGTGTGCTTGTAATAACACGGTCGCTTGGCTCTTTCGTCTCGAAGATTTCTTTTCTCAAAACCGTGTATGTTGCTAAGTGTTTGAATCTCGTCAACGAGTTGGATAGCTCTAATATTTTCTTAGACTCTGTGGCATATATTTTGACATATCCAGTGACATGTTTAGGCCTACGTAATATTACGGCGAATCCGTAAAACTTGTCATCAACTAGGCGAACAAATCCTGCCTGCTCTAGGATCTCAAGACTTTCGTCGATAGCCTTGGTCTGATATGCCTGTGGGCGATCAACCCCCAAAGCATAGCGATACATAATACTCTGTTTCTGGAAAATTGCCCGTTTATCCCCATGCCCCATCAAGGGAAAGTGCGATGCTAATAGCGACAAGTAGACATATAGCCCAAGTGATTTATCGTCAAGATCAGCTGCTAATACCGGGTGAGGAACAACAGCATATGTATTATCGCCAATCACCGGATGGTTGGCATAGCGATTTAAAATTTCCTGTTCGTCTTTCGGGAACCCCTTAATTTTTTCGGGGTCAATTTTTTGGGTTCTTCGTTTTTCCATTTTTCGCCTCCTAGGGTTATTGTTATATTACTTAGTTGTTATATTACTAGATTGTTATATTATAATAATCACCACTTTCAATACATTTTTGCATTTTTTTGATAAACTTTTTCACGCTTATCAATACACCTGTCTATTATTTTAAATTATTTTTTCTCAAAATCAATACAAAATTACATTATCCACTATTTTCATAAGACACTTGTCTCATAATGCCACTTGATATACTGCTATATCAATATTTTCATCGCTTTCATAATTTACATATCGACAGCTAAATCAATGCGCTATTCTGACCAAAATTACAGACTCGAAATCATACGGTCTAATCGCCATGCTGATAGTGCATTTGACACTTCTTCGACACCAGTTTCTAACCCAAACATAGTCTTGATGGTACTCTTAATACGCTCTAATACGCCTTGTTCATGGTCATTAGAGCTAGTTTCTGGCACAATAAATCCTTGGTTTTCGAGGTAGTTTACTGACTTTTCGACAAAATTCTTCAAATCGGCGCTATTAGACTTGTTTTCAGTACATTGAGGCGTTACTTCTTGTTCTGTGTTTGGGGTCATGGCAACAGTTGATTCTTGGAATGGTTTAGGCGTACTATCCCACTGTTTTTGTGCCCAATCCGGCAATTTTTCAATCTTCTTCGCCTTCTTACGACCAAACGTCTTCTTGGATGGTCGCTTTTGCGCCTTCTCAGGCTTGTTTTGGGCGTATTGTTGGTCAAATGCCATCATTTCAGCAACAGTCTTCAAGCCATTATTAGCAGCGTTACGTAAGCAACTTTCTACGTAGGCAATCGGACTCTTAACATTGCGGCTAGAGGTCTTTTGGATTGCGTAAAGAACGCAGTCTTCCCCTTGGTTTGCCACTAGGTTGTTAAGTCGCTTAGCGATTGTTGGATTAATAAAGCCAAAGTGTTTTCCGAATTCAGTCCGAATTGCTTCTGGCAATTTGCGATATTCAGACACGGGCACTTGCGCCTGGGTCGTATCATGTCCATCTGTTGATAGACCCTGAGTTAGACTAGCTTGAGATAGACTTAATGGAACTTTTTTCCGGTTGGTCATGTCGTTATTTTCCACACGGTCCAGAATATTCTTCGCCATGGTATTAATCCAGTTTAACTTGGCAGAGATAGTCCAGCTGCTTACCACAGTTTCAGTACGTACAGTGTGGTTCTTCCAGTGCAATTTAACTTCAACGTTCTTTGGTGTCTGTTCAACGTCATTGACGAAGATACGGTTAATACGACGTAAACCGGTAAATACAACAGTCTGCGTGATTAATCCGACACTCGCAAGTTTCTTACGGTAATTGGCAATAGTTCTTGTTGACGTGCGAATCAATTTAGATGCCTCATCGTCTGTAAAGATTACGAAGTGACGACCATTTTTATCGACGAAATTGTTATTTCCGTTGTTGGAATTAGCCTTAGAACATGCTGCGCGATCTGCGTACAGTGAGTATAAGACCAGTGCGTCCATTTTGATTTCGTCATATTTTGGGTTGTTGAGTAGGTCTACGTTAAGACCTAAAAAAGCCTTACTTGGCATATTTTTCATTCCTTTCCTAAATAAAGGGTTTACAAATATCCAATAAGGCTTTAACTATGTACACTTAATATGCTATAATATGTGTACAGGTTTGAAGAGCCTTATTGGTATAAAAGGTTAGGTGTGTGTTAGTTTAGTTGCCTAACCTTAAAATTAAATTTTAGTCAACTCCCAGGTACGCCAATACCTGGGAGTTTTAATTTTGTTAAGACAATTACAAAGTCAAAAGAGTTTTATACACGCTCCGTTGTTTTTCGCAGTTGTCTTGGTTCAATTGTTACATACTTTTCCGTAATCGTCAACAAAACTTTAATTTTCTGATTCAGTTGATAGTTCGGTACATAATAAACGATAAACCACGGTATGGAATCGCTGATATATCAACATCATTGCACGTTTTGTAATACAATATATCACATTGTATTACAAAACGATACACTTAATACAATAATGCTTGACTTATGTTTGAAATGTGGTATTATTTGTATAACAAATGATATTTGCATTATAGCGAATGACATTTTAGGTTTAGTAGTATGTTAATTAGGAGGATTTAACATGATTTCATTAAGTAATGACTTAGGTAATAGCAAGATCAAAGGTACGATTAATGGTAAGCACTTTGAAGTGCCATCTGTTATTGCTCCAGTACGTGAATTAGATATTGTTGACCCAGCTGATATTGAAGATGATGGATATTTTGATACCTTACTTCAAAATCTCGATATTTCAGTTGCTAGTTCTGCTGTTTCGACACGTGGGCGGTTCTACTTTGGTGACGCAGCCGTTCGCAAGTCCAATAATTTAGTTGGATTTGACATTAATGACTACGAGGGTAAGTCAGAATCAGACTTATCAGTAATTCTTACTCTTGGTTTGATTGCTGGTCACCGTGTGGTTGAAGCGCATAATGATGGGGAGGACCTATCAGAAACGTTGAAGGTTGATGTTGATATGACTACTGCACTTCCGATTTCAGAAGCAAAGGTACCTGGGACGCGTAAACGTTACAAGGAACGCTACCTTGGACGGTCGCACACTGTTACGATCAACAACTTTGTAGACCCAATCACAGTCAAGATCAATTTCAAGAACGTATTCGTTGATTTTGAAGGTGAACCAGCCCATTTCTATATTCAAAACGCCGACAGTGCATTAAAGAAAGGAATTTGGCAAGACTTCAAAGAACACTATCCGGAAGCCGCTAAAGAGATTTCTGTCGACGACCTTATTAGTGCGCCAAACTCAATTCACCTTGACCTGGGTTCCAAGACCGCTGATGTTTTGGCTGTTATTGACGGTAACCCAATGCTCAACGCTTCGTTGTCTTCAAATCAAGGGTATGATTATGTATTAGAAGATGCGATTCTTGCACTTCAAGCTAAGAAGATCTTCTTTGAAGACCGTATTAAGCTGCAAAGTTACTTAGCACGTCCAGCTGGTCCACTCGACCGTAAGCGTAAGGCACGTGTAGAAGAAATTGTTAAACAACAAATTAGCCCACAAGTACCGCAAATCGTTAAGACGGTAAGCAAGGCGATGAACTTAGCCGGAGCAGATGTCAGTGTTGCATGGGTACACGGTGGTGCTTCTATTCCAATGAGCCAATACTCAGATTTGCGGGAACAATTATCTGAAAAGCTGCGTCAATTCACTGGTGGTGAAGACATTTTTGTTATCTTTATTCCGGCAGAAGACGCACCATATTGCAATGAACGTGGGTTGGTAATGATCGACAGTATCATCAATAAGAAATAGGAAATCGGTAATGAGAAAGGAGAACTATCATGCCTCGTCGTAAAGCTAAATCAAAAACTACTGGTATGTATAAGTCGTTTCGGTACACCAAGGACGATGACGTTGCAGCATGGATCGAGAAGCAGGGATCGTTTTCAGCATCAATTCGGGATATTATTCGGTATATTGATGCTACGTACGGGACGATTGACTTCCATGCTTTTGTACAATTGGTCGGCTGGGAAGCAGTGCTAGATGGGGCAAATGTACCATCTGGATTAACCCGGAAACGTCGGTCACGTAAGAAAACAAAGCCAAAGGTTGAAGACGAAAAGACGACTGATGACGAACCAGTAAAAGACGAAGTAGACGAGAGCGATCACGATGAGATCGAAGATGATGGTTCTGATAGTGTCGACACAACTAAGGTAGATAATGAATCAAACGACGATGAAACTAAACAGGAAGTCGAAAATGACGATCCAGTAGCGACAGAAAAAGCCGAAGATAATAGCGGTAACGGAGATGAAGAAGACGTTAAAGGGTTTGACCCAAACAACCTTGATGTTGATTCATTACGGGCTAAGTTTGCTAATCTGGCGTCGTTTGATCAAGAAAAATGATACATTTGATATAGATGATATATCTAATACACATGATATATGTATTATAAGTGATGCTAAATGTTAGATATATCATACAATAAGGTGGTTTGAATGGGTGGAGTATTTCTAGGATTGCTTGCTGCGTTCATTGGGTTTGTATTAGCCGCTTTAGCATGGTTAGTTATCCTGTTTATAATTGACGCCATGCTCTAAATGAAAGTGTGATCTTATGGACTATGGATTTTGGGAGACAGTATGGAAATCGTTTGGTTTGTTCTTCTTTCTGATCCCGATTTTAGTTTGGATATTTGGTAACGATTTAAGTTAATAATGGGGTGAGGCTAGTGTTAGTTAAGATAATTGTGGTGCTAGGAGTGATTTTAGCATGGGTAGTTTTTATTCTAGTGAAGTTCGTAGATACAGATACTGATGCCACAGAAGACAGGGAATTTAAAAAGAAATATCCGGGACCGTGTTTTTATTTGGATAATGGTAAAGTATACTTCGACACAAATAATCGACGATTACTATTTGTTACCAAAGATGGTCATTATTACCATAATATGAATAGCGATAATATGTTTAATGTCCAATCAATCGAGCGACTCAATGAAGAGTCTCGTAATGGGCACCCAATTTCAAGAGCAGTAGTCGGAGGGTTACTAGCCGGTGGCGCTGGTGCGATCGTTGGCGCTGTATCTGGAGCTGGTAATAAGTCTAGGGTATATTTACGGCGACTGGAGTATTCATTTAATATACTTATGGAAGACAATAGTATTAAAACAATTCGCCTCATTGTTGCTAGTTGTTTAAGTGATCCCGATGCTATCAGAAGTAGTTATAGTGCATTTGATTCAATCGGCGACCTACTACGGTCAAATATTGGTGTAGACATACAGCATGTAGATTAGACGACTGAGAGACCTACTGGTCTCTTTTTATTTTGCACCTAATTAACTTATACATAGGTCGTTACTACGGTTTAACGATAATTGCAGGTGCTCTAAATATAACGTGGGCAGTTAATTAGGGAGTATCAGGCTTAAAATACAGTGCTATTTTAGACGGAATTTAAAGGGTGTTAGACCGTGTTTTTACTATTTTGAGGTAATTAGTGGATTGCGCCTAATACGCTGCGTGCGTATTGATTAGGTTGGTTTTGAGGAAGCTGCTAAATCTTTGAGTTCCGGGTCGGTTTTGAGAGGGTTCCAAATTTTTGAGCGCTATAATTTCACAATGATTTTGCGATCCACTATTTAATAGGTGTTTACGCAATGCTGGTAAGCATCTTGTTTAGACGGAACTCAAATAGACGGAATTTACAGGGGATTAGGTCGATTTTTAGCGAGAGTATTTTACTGACGAAACGGTTTTATACGGTTGGATTTCACAAAGTATTTTGAGAGAGACTATATTAATGGTGATTAGAGGGCATTTGTGGTTTTGGCTGATGTGGAGTAATTCGTAGTATATAATGCACTTCAAAATAAAGCACTAGAACTCAAAGTTAGGCACTACCTAAGACCAGTGATTTAGGGGTCAATTGTGATAGGTTGATTCGAGTAAATACACTCCCTATTTTGGCAACCAATTCGGTCAATTATGAGAAAATACGCCCGATTTTGGGGCAATGCTTTTATACATTTTGAAAGTCACTAATTTGGCGCTGTCTATCATGCCTGCTAGTAGGTTAATAGGTAGCATTAAATTAGTGACTTTTTACTTCGCTTACATTGGGAATATACATAGATTTTCGGGTCATTTTGAGTAAATAGCCCCCGAATTATGAGAAAGGGCCAACTGGGGTAAATTAAGCCTAAAGTTAGTGAAGGAAAATTCACAATCAATTACCACAGACGTATTAACGGTAGATTACGATAGGCTAAAGTTTGTGAAAATATAGTGGACCAAAGGGTAATTCTAGGGTTCTACATGGTCAAAAATTAGAAAAGCATACCCATTGAGATGGGGTGGATTGGGTGGTTTTGGGTATGAAAATGTATGAAAACGATCGGTAAATCTTTCATTGTTTTCATTTTTGGGCAAAATGGTTGCGGAATTTAGACGTATATCAGTATATTCATTCTATAAATAGAGTTATGTATTTAGTGAGATACGGGATCAGAGATAAGTTAATGAGGGGTAATGGGTTGCAATGCTGGAATATGCTTCTGAGAGGGAATTTAGAGGTGGGGTAAGGAGTAATTCGTGCGAAATACGTAGCATTATTTCTTACGGGCAGGGTAGGTAATGTATTTAATGGTAGGGGATTGGGAGACTTAGCAGGGGCAGGCTGAGGTAATTCTTGTTAGGTACGCGGAGCGTCTATAAGGGAGTGGGGCGGAAAGCGTTGGTATTACTGGGTTTTGAGGGGTTGATAGGAGTAGGTTTGAGGTCGGATTGGGTGCGATTTTTGGTGTGTGGGTGAAGCAACTAGCTATAAAATGCTATAAATAATTTTATGAATTTGAGTAAATACACCCCCGCCCGGGCGTGAAATAATATGGATTATTTCTTGTCTGCCGTTTTCTAGTAAATTAATCACGTGCAAAATAAAAAGGGTTTTACCCCTTTAATAGAAAAGACCAGCCGGGGGGAATTGTCCGACCAGCAGACCAGCACCCCGACCAGCACCAAATTTCACAACTGCAATTATTAAAATTTTCTAATATAAGGACCTAGTTTTCCACACCATATCCACAGGTTATCCACACCCTAAAATATACACACAAGAACCATTTCATCCAGTTTCTAAAACCACACACCCACCCGCGCCCAATCCTACCAAACTGCTCGAAACTGTTTTCGTATTCATTCCGACAATTCAACCAATAAACCAAAAACCACACCACAAACTCACTCCCGAAATCCACCAACCACGCACTTTATAACCGCCAATTATACGCAAAATTAATAAACGCCGTTTAGTATACAAAACATGACCCGAACGATATTTCAAACGCCTACTCTCTCAACGCTTGAACTATGTATACACATGTTTGAATACGAACGACACACCCGAACAGCTTAACCGCCTATCGCCCTAAGGCTTAACCCGCTTTGTCTCTCTTTCTTGTTCGCTATAACGCCGTTCGCACGCACCACTATACCCGAACACGATAAGCCAAACCCTAGGTATACCAACACATAAGACCCCGAACACGATACACGAACGCACGCCGCGCGCTCTCACCTGAATACGTGCATACGATCACACCGCACTAGCATATCAGCACACCACCCCGAACGCCCTAAACCCTTACGCCCCTAAGCCTAGCCCCAATATCACCATACCAGCACGCCCACTAAGTCTACTATATACGCGCCCGCCCGCGTACGCCCGCGCGTTATAAATATAGGGGGACAAATTAATTCCGTCATAAGGAAAACACCCGGCGCCGTAAGTCTTACCCCGTGCAAAAATAGGACGTCATAACAAAAACTTAGGAAATAATCTTGACAAACTAAAAAACCTGTGGAATACTAAAAAACGTCCAAGGCGTGAGGCTTTGGACGAAATGGAAGGCGGTGGATAATTTAACACAATTTTTGGTTACAACCTAGCCGGCGGGGTGTTCCCAGCACCCCGGGACACGGGTTCAAAAGCTAATCCACCGGCCTAAGTGTTGAATTTACTTCAGCATTCTTGGCTAATGCTAAGTATAGCATGGGTTGGCATGATAAGCAAGGGCGGGAAATTCTCGCCTTTTCTTATTGCTGCTAATGTAAGCGCTTACAAAAATTAGCACAGAAAAACTGCAACCAAATCAAAGAAAACCCTTGACAAGGTTAATAAATAAGTGTACGCAAAAGGAACCCCGCCCGTAAGGGTAGGGGGTGCCCCTTGCTTTATATGTATAGGCTGGCCCCGCGTCGCGCGCCCGCGGTGTCTGCTCTTTATGTGGTGGCGGTCTATTTTCTCTTTGCTCAGCCCCAAAGAGTGCCGGCCGCCATGGCCTAGAAACGTTTCCCCCCAGCTACTTCGTCCGCCCGCTTGTCAATTCTTTAATTGCGGGGCTTTTCGCCTTGCTTGTGTCATTATAATACCCCTTAAATTATACGGTGTCAACTATTTTTGCAACTTTTTTGAAATACCCCGGCAAATGCACACTTCAAAATTCGTTCAATCCATTGAGGCACAAGGCGCCAGCACTGGTCAAACTTTCTCAAAACAAACTATTTCTACCATTAAAAGGCAAAAAACGACCCTCAAAACTTTTTAAAAAAGTAGTTGACACCAACCCGAAAGGGTGATAAAGTTAAGTCAACAACTTAATCTTACCGGGGGCGACAAGCCCCGCAAAAACTACTTAAAAAAGTAGTTGACACGGAATTGAAGCCGTGGTAAGATTAAGACAATCAAATAAGGGCTTGGCCCCGCGGGTTGCGGGGCGGTACAAATAGCAACCCAGTAATCTGATTAAGCCCCCGGCGGTAACGGGGCTTTACAAAAACCGCTCAACTGAATAACTTCCCCCGGGGGTAGTCCCGGGGGCGCCCGATCGGGTAACTGGTCGGGTTAGGGGTAGCCCCACCTTAAAGGGCAAGCCGACCATAGCGTAAGCCGGGCGTTAAAAGTTCGTCTGGTCGGCGCCGGTCTCATTCCCGGACCCGTAAGGGTTGGGCGAAAAGCCACGGTAAAAGTGGTGGGGTGAGAAACGCGCGCAAGTTATGGGGGTTAGTCGGGTAACCGGCTAATCTAGGCAAAGGCGTTTGGCAAGCGTCTAAAGTTGGGACAGCCCTTCAAAATTGCAAGAGTCGCGGGAACGCGACAAAATCCGGTGAAAGACTCCGGGCTTGAATCTTGAAAACTGAATATGTAAACGGGGCGCCGTAACGCCCGCAATTTAAGGGGATTAAGCCTGATTCCCGGCGGGTATTCGTCACCGTCCCGGGCGGCTGTAAAGTCGCTAGGGCTACCAATACCCCCGGGGGCAAAACCCCGGGAACCCTTCCCGCGGGTGGAATGGGTAGCACCGACAACAAAGTGGGCGCTTTTGGATCAGTCAAGGCTTGCCTTGATTGGTCGTTATACATAGCTGGGCGAATCGACCCAGCAAATTAAAAATGAATTGAAAAGGGGATATGTAATGAAAATTGAATATCGAAACGCAAAATTTGACGGGGAAGGCTACCCGGAAACTGTTTTAGTTGACGGAAAGCCGGTCGGTACTTTCTTCACTTATGAGGAGGGTTGGGGCTGTGAATACCGTGATAAGCTAATCACGGCGGACGATTACCAACGCAATTTAAACGGCGAAAAGCTGGGTCAAGTTGTTGATTTTGGTGAGCTTGATTACAACGACGCCAAGGCAAAGTTGACCGCAATTTTGAAGGCTATGAACTAAGGGGGTATAAACATGCTGAAAGTTGAACCGATTGAATTTGAAAAAGCACGTCACTTTGTGATCACGTGGCAAGAAACGAACGCGCCAGCCGCCATGGTAACGGCGCTTTTTGAAGGTCGCCGCGACTTTTCACCGCTGAACTTGGTAGGCTTGAAAGTCGCTGATGGCAAGTTTTACGACTTGACCGGCAAGTTTGGGGACGTTGTCGACCTTGCTTTGTGGCTTGCTAATATGGTTGATCAAGTCAAAGATGAATCGCAATTAATCGAATTTGTCAAGGGGGTTTAATCATGAAAACTCAACAAATGAACGCTTACAATTTCCAAACTATCGCCAAAGAAGCCCGTAAGGGTCGCCATGAATATGTTGAACTTAAACCGGTGTACGATGGTAGAAAATCGTTCTATGACAAGGCAAATGTTTTAGAATTTGAAAACGGTTTGAAAATCCTTGTATCCTATACAACTTACGTTGCGGCGGTTTTACCTGATGGCCGTTTCTTGTCGTTTGGTAACTGGTCAGCAACCACCCGTCGCCATCAATGGGATTTTTATAAGCAATACGGCCGGCAAGTTGCCGGGGCTACGCTTGATGATTTTGAAACGGCTATGCAATTCAATTTATACTAATTGACAAGAATAGACAAAAAGCCTAGAAACGCGGTATAATTGCCGCACTACATATCAGATTCTAGGCTGGTATGAAAAAATATTATAGGGGGTCTTGACAATGATCAAGAACACAGAATTTACGTACTGGGAACGCAAAAACGGCGCTGATATTGCGCTGTTAGATATTACGGACGGCAAGGCGAAAATTGCTTACCGCCGGGGCGTATGGATTGGGCCAAAGTTTGAAATTGAAATCATTGCATGGCCTTTTGAAGGTGAAACTTTCCCGGTTCAGCTAGATGATGACCGTGAAGAATACATTGAAGTATTCGGCGAAAAACTTTACCTAGGGTTTATGAGAATGGGAAACGCGGACGTCCCAACCGACGAAGAACAACGCGAATATGCCGAATGGTGGAAAAAGTACAAAGCCTAAAAGAAATACGGGGGTAAAACAATGCTTTTAAAAAATAAAATTTACGGTAGACAATTCAAACAGCTTTGGTCATATCGCTTTCAAAGTGGCGATAAAGAATTTCCACATATCTATGTGGAATTGATAGAAACGCCGGCCGGTGAGTTTGATTGCTGGGTTGATGGCAAGCATTGCCCCGACACGGTGGCAGATTTAAAGACCGTCAACGAAAAGAATTTATCTGGGTTAGCCGGTCAACCGGTAGAAATTTTAGAAATTAGGGGGTAATGAAAAATGAAGAAAATCTATCAGTTAACGTATCGTGAAAACATTGCTTTAAGTGCTAACAGTCAAACAGTTGGCTATTACTCAACGTTTGAACTTGCGCAAACGGCGGGTGAAAAACTTATCAGTCGTAAGATTGGTGAATCATTCTACTGGACTTCTGAATTTGGTAATTATGTAGCCTTTGACGACAAGGAAACTGGAATCGAAAACAGCGTTTTAACTATCAACGAAATTATTTTAGATAGCTATTTAGTATAGGGGGTAGAAATTATGTTGACGTGGTTTATGAATAAAATTTTGTTTTGCCTTGTTTGCTATGTAGCATTCAAGTTCGGCAAATACATTGGCGAAAATGGTTGGGACGATATTTTCGATTAAGGTGGTAGATCGGACGAAACAAAAATCAATGAAATATGGACTCTCTTAGCAATGTTGGCTGATGAGCTGGTTAAGTGAACAAGATTTATAAAACAGATTTTAGAAAAGGTAAGAATTGGAGGAAATTATTATGAATTATGTAGTAACTATTAAAAATAACAAGTTTATTTTTGAAAATAGCGGTTGGAATACTAAGCAAATGTGGAACGATTTAATCAACGCATTACAATCAATGAAACTTGCGAGCCAAGTTGAAACAGTTGAATTTTATAAGCTCAACGAAGGCCAATTAGGATTTGACGGTGAAGTTTCTCAACTATTGGAATATGTAAAAGACGAGGGCATTATCACAAGTTGGCATAAAGAAGGGTAACAACCCTTAATGAAAGAAATTAAATTTGAAATTAAGCTATTAGGCGAACTTGATGAATTAGACAACAGTCGGTATTAAAAAATAATTTTTAGGGGGTAACAATCATGTTTGAAGAATTAGAAAAACAATTCGGTGAGCACGTTGTTTACAACGGCAAAAGCTACTGGCTAACACAGGAAGTCTATTTAGACGGTGAAATTGATAAGACCCCATACTATCAAGCCGCGGGGATTGATGAACACGGCCGTGAGTGCACAATCATTTGGGCGATTGATCAAGAATATTTTGGAAATGGCGATCAGGGCGACGATTGCGACTGGGAAAATCCGGTCGAAGTAATAGAACTATAGAAAGAATTTTTAGGGGGCAATAATTATGGCTAAGAAAAGAATGTTACCTACTTACGATTTAGGCGAAATGAAATTAAAGAATGTTGAAAAAATTTTTGCGGCTTCACATGGTGAATGCTATGAAGTCGAAGGGTCGCTAATTTCTCATTATTTAATTGATTTTGAAGGTTTCCGCGTTGGGCGTGTTCGCCGCAAATGGTTGGTAGTTGTCGAAGAATTTGCAAGTGATCAATCTAGTATCTTGCACGGTTTTCTTACTAATGACCAGAAAATTGCTGATGAATTTTATGATGAATGGGAATTAGACCAATCGCGGAAAGACAAAGAAATTTCTGATAAAGAATATTTTGACAAGTCAAAAGGTTTTGCTGGTCGCTGGGTCCCGACCGTTGCCGAAATTCAGCAAAAGGAAATTGAAAAATTCTTTGCACAATTTCAACGTTAGGGGGTTAAAACATGGGTCATAGAATTTTGCGGGAAGTAGAATTTTTCATCTTGTTTTGTATCGCTTTAGGTTTTATCGCAACGGCGTTAGTAGTAATTGGACGGGGGTTCTAATCGTGAAAAAGAATTTATTTGCCGGGCTTGTAAGTATTGCGTTGCTGGTATCTATCGGCGGCAATATCTACCAGCAAAAAGAAATTAAAGACCAGTCAACCAGCATTAGGAAACTGAAAGCCAATCAAACTATCAAAGATGGCCACGTAATGCATTTAGACAAGTTAGACGTGGAAAGCTACAAAGACCGGGGTGGGGAATGGCAATTAATCGTGTCAACTCATAACGGCCAAGAATTATTATCACAGCAAGGCGAGCATGCCAGCGCCACAGAATTATATTTCAAATAGGGGGGTAGCACCATGGAAAAAGAATTGAAGCTAGTCGAACAAGGTAGTGGATTATCTTACACGGTCAAACTTACACAAAACAATCAACAGAAAGAATTATTCTTTCAGTCGCGTGAAGATTTAGTTGGGCTTGCTGGTATTAATCCAAGTGAAGATTACAACGCTGACGACGCGGCAATTGAAGAAAATTTGATGGATATTTTCGACGCTTTATGGAATGTAGCCGAATAGAAAAAATAATGAGTTAGGGTTTAGTAGCCGCTTAATTGCGGCCCTACATATCGACTAAACCCGATATGCAAAAATAATTTTTATAGGGGTGTTTGAAATGACTGAAAACATTAACGTAATCGAAGTAATTAACGAAAAGAGTAACGGCCGTGGGCTACTGTATAACGAAGTTGGCGAATTTGATACACGGGAAGAATTAATTGGACTGTTGAAAGATATCGGGCTTGAATTTATCGGACTGGAATTAAATGGCAATGAATTAAACGAATTAATTAATGAAGAATATTATGTAGTTGACGGTCAAGAAACGGACGCCTTGATTATTGATAAGGGTAGAAAAAAGAAATTTTTATTAGGTGAATATGAAGCAATATGGACGCTGTTTGGTGATTATTGCAAGCACTTAATCAAAGATACCAGTACAAATAATTTTCTGTTTGGCTTTGAAGCGTTTTGGTTGGCCGCGTATTGATGGGGCGATCGACTTAGAAAGTGGTACTGTTGGGCGTTACTACGCCGATACACACGAATATAAGGCGGTACACAAATTACAGGACGATGATATTGCCAAACTTACGGAATCTTTAGACGATTACATTGATATGGAAGGTGGGGAAGATTACGCCGAAAATTTAATTGATGAAACAGCAGAAATTAAGCGTATCTAATTAGCAACTAGAAAGAAATTTAATGGGGGTAAAAATTATGAATCCATATAAAGAATTTATCAATTGGAACGAACGCAAGCGGCTAATCATTGACTATGATCAAAACCCGGAAAGTCCGCGAACCTCATTTTCTAATCTTATGAAGTTCTATACGTTTGAAAGTCGCCGTTACTCGCCGGACGAACACGATTTTAACGGCGTGGTGCAAGGGTTGGCGACCTTGCTTGGTGAAAAGGTATACACCATTCACGATGAAGAAAATTCAACAGATAGTTTTTTTGAACGGGTAGTCAAATTGGCGCTTGAAAAAGAAATTTATTTGACACCAATTTCATGCCTAGATCATTCGGTACTGAAATATTTTGCCGGTGTAGATTATGGTTGGGACACCGGCTGTGTTGGGTATATGTATGCCACGAAAAAGGACGTTCAAAACTGGTTTGGGAATGGCAAGAATTGGCAAGAAAATGCCGCCAATGCCGTTGAAGGGGAACTAAAAACTTATAATCAATTCGTTAATGGAGAAATTTATATGTATTACTTATACGACGAAAACGATTGTATTGAAGATCAGCTTTGTGATATTTACGCCGATAGCGAAAAAGAATTATTTGAAGTGTTTAGGGATTGCGCGGGAATTTCACTAAATGATGAAAATTGGAAAGAAATTCAACGGGGGTAAAGAATTATGAAGTACCAACCAAAAGTTAATTTACTTAATAAAGATGATGGCTTAGAAAAAGAATTTTTCTACCTTGGCCCAAATGCTTGCAACTACCATATTTATGTAGGGGTTGTTCAAGATGAAAAACAACTTTTTCCTAACGATAAGTTAATTCAGTTTCTAGTAAGACATCCAGATACACATAAGACTGTATATTGGCCATGTTACTACTTGTCAACATTACAAGAATGCAACCGTGGCCTTTGCCTTGACGGTGGCAATGAACAATGGAATTTAGAAAAGAATATGGTGGACGAAGTTAAAAGCTACTTTGGGAATTTCTAAAGGGGTAATGAATTATGAAGACTAAAGAAAATTTAATCCGTCAACAAAAAGAATTAATAGAACTTGTCCCAGCGTTTGAAACAGTTAACGCTAAACGAAATGAATTGGTTGAATCTGGTTCCTATGGTGGTGGCGCGTTAAACAAAGCAAGAAATGAATTGTTAGATTATATGGAAATTATTGCCGGTCGCTACATTTTGCAAAGTATTGGCGCCGACTATGGATTGAAGCAAGTTAAGAAATTACTGAAAGAATTTGAAGAGGGAAATTATCACTTTGCGATTGAAGCCGTGATTGGCGTTGATCACTCTTTGATTGACCCAGAAAGAAAATTAATCAGTCGCCCAGAAATTAGTGAACTGTACACGTTAGAACACTACCAAGAATTTGCAAAGCAAGTAATGAATGTAAAGGGGTAAAGAATCATGAAGAAAATTCATTATGAAGATGGATTGTTGGGCGACCTAGATAATAAATCGTTGTCAGTGCTGGTCAACAAAAAGAAATTAATCAAGTACACGCAAAAAGTGTTACACGTTAGCGACTGGCGAAAGTTGTGGTTTGAAGAATACGATTGGAATCATGTTGACGAAATGGCGGCCCAACTTGGTGACAAGGTTAAGTCTGTAGAATTGTAAAATATGTATTTCATAAAGAAATTTACCCTTAAGAAACATTGATATGACAGCATTTGTGAAAGTGAGGAAATCGAAATGAGTATTTATACGATGAAAGATTGGAATAAAGATGGCGAATTAACTCCACAGTTATTTCAAGAAGTTGAACATGAAATCTATTCTGATATGTACTGTGTTTTGCCACCATATCCATTAGAGGAAGTGACAAAAGAAATTTTAGAGAGCCAATTAGGTATTAAATTTATTCAAACATTTTGTGTTGGTGAAGAATACGACCAAGATGATGACGGAAATTATTTATATCAGTCATTCGGAAAAACAGCAGATGGAAAATGTTTTTACTTAGGTTTACGTCGTTCAGAATATTAGAAATTTTCATAACAAAAACACTATTAGAAATAAATTTACTATTAAGAGGTAATTATTATGTACATGGAATTTGCAACAGGTGTTGAGGGTAGCACAGCTTACTTATGTTATTTCAACAAGAAACGGTTAATCAAAATCTTGCATAGCTGGGGAATTAACGATTTTCGAGGTTTTCTAAAGAATTACATTTGGGACGACACCGACGCTATGATGTGCGAATTCGAGGACCGAGGTTGGTCTTATAAGAAAGTAGCATGTGAATTTTAGTCAGAAAAAGAAATTTTTGAGGAGTTGAATAATATGGAAATTTTAACAGTGAAAAAAGGCTTAGGTAGTAAAGTGAATACTGAATTCGAAAAACATTATGCGACACTTGATCAAGCCCAGGAAGCCATGAAAAATGAGTATTTAAAGGATAAGGCGAAAATTGAAAAGCTCGCTGCTCAAGGCTTCAACTTTGACAATTGGCTACGTAAATTGAGTAATCGTAAGTGGATTGTACAAGATGGTAGTTTATGGTTGCGGACTTATGAAATTCAAAGCGTATAAAACAGATAATTTAGAAAATAATTTTTAGGGGGAAGAAAAAATGGAAATGTACACGAAACCATACGAATGGGATAAGGCTGTTATCGGAATCGAAAAGGACGGGCGAATTATTAAAATTGAAACCCACTGGCGGCCATGGGACGAATTAGACCTATTTGCCGAAGGTAAAGAATTTAAGATTGAACGCCACGCGCTTATTGAAATGACTGAAATTGGATATGAATTTTATAATAAGAAACACGGGTGGTCAAAAGAAAAATACCTAAGCTATTGTCGAAATAATGTGACTCTTTCCTATCTAAGGGAACTAGAAATAATCGCCAACAAGTTTGTGAACGATAACTTTTAAAATAATTTTAGGGGGAAGAAAAATGAATGAACAAACTTATTTCCAAGAACAAGAAAAAGAATTTTTGATTCGATTGATGGATTACGCCGCTGGTCGAAATAACTGGGGAACACCACACCCGGCCGGGACGCCAATTGAAACTTACATTGATGATATGTACATGATCAAGGAATTAAACCCATTTAGAGAATACCTAATGAACTCATTAGAGCCGGGAGAAGAAATTAATAGCGAGTATGAACCTAGTAGCTATTTTGACAAGCTGTTAGAAAACGACCTAGGGAAAAATATTTTGGCTCTTTGGAATGCTGGTGAACGTGACGCAGCCGTTAAGGAATACCGGAAAAACATTGACCCATTTGTATTACCAAAAGAATTAAATGATCAACAGGAAAAACTAGTAGGGCGTGAATATATTGGTAACGAGTTCGCCGCCAAGGTAATGAGTAAGAAAGAATTACTTGATAATTTGAAGCATGATATCGACTTGTTTGATTTTGCCAAAGTGGTGGGCGATGCTGATGAATTTGATTGGGGACAATTAAAGACTGGCGCAAATAGTCTTGAAGACGCGTGGGAAGTTAAAGAACACTTAATCTATCATATCCAAACAGAACAGGTTTTAGTGACTGACGGCGTGAGTGACCCATACGCCCACCCCGTCATCAACCCACTATCACAAGAAGTAATTGACTACTTAGTAGAAAATAATTTTTATGACGATGACGAACCAGCTTTAGTTGACTGGTTGAAAGAATTACGTAAACAAGTAGTTGTTAAGGATTTAAAGCACAGTGTTGGTATGGAAACAGAATTTAATCATTCAGCATGGAAAAACATTAAACTCAACTAAGTTGGTAGCTTGCCAGGTTCGACCCCTGGTTGAGTTATTCCCTTATGGGAAAAAGAAATTATTGGAGGAATGTTTTGTATGTATGTATCAGAAAGTGAAGCGAAAAAATTTGCGATTAATTGCTTTTATGGTGTGTTGGATAAGTTTAGAATTAATGGTGGTATTGTAGAAAAATATAATACTTATTACGGTAGGGTTGAAAGCCCCAACGGCAACGTGTGTGAGAATATGATCTTTTCAATCGAATCAGCTCATACTGAATTTCGTGCTAGTGACCAGCCTAAAAAAGAAATTATCTACTCAGTGATTATGGACGTTTACAACGTGGTAAGTAACTTGGTTTTTTATGACGAAGACCGGGAATTATCTTACAGGTTAACCGGTGAACTGATGGAATTTGCGAATGAGGTGGTGGGCTAGGTGATTATCAAGACGAAAAATTATTTGCGTAAAGAGAAGCGCTTTAGAAAGAAAAATTATCCCTTGCACGAAACCGAAAAAGTAATTCGTCGCCTTATTGAAAATGATCGTCAGGTGTTGAGAAAACAACACCGTGACCATAAGTTACACGTTGGCGGCCGCGAATTACACGTTACTGGCCCAAGGGATAATTGGTTAATTAGATATAGTCGAAAAGAAAATAAATTGTTGTTAATAGATATGTTGACACATGATAATTTACAATAAGGAGGATGCGTCATGAATGAATTAAAAATCGAACACAAAGATGGTCGGGCTTACATTACAACGCCATATCACCCGGGGTTCGTTTGGAAAATAAAATTTATTAAAGGTAATTGGTGGGAAGCTGATACTCGTCAATGGTCTATCCCGGATAATGAAGGGGCAATTCAGGCAGCGCGAGAAGCCATGAAAGAATTTTTTGGGCATGACGATCAGTCAGTTGCCGAAACAGTTAATGTAGAAGTAACTTTTAATGAGTATTTCATACAAGGCCCAGCCGTAATGGTTCTTGGGAAAGCAATTTTCCGGACACGTGGCAAAGAAAGCAGAATAATTACTGGTGATGGCGTTTATCTGTTAAAGGGCGGTGTGGTCAATGAGAGTAGCAACAAATACCCCACTGTGGGAGTAAAAGTTGGTACAATCGTAAGAATTAATGACGTGCTGCCAAGTGAGATAGAAAAGTACAAAGAACAAACTGATAAACCATACACCGTTGAGGTATTGAATTTAGATGATGATAAAAAGAAAGTAAAGCTAGAAAACGAAAAAGAAAAATTGTTATCGCGGATCGAAGAAATTGATCGTGAACTTGCAAAATTAGGGGGTAAATAATCATGCCCAAAGAAATTCTAACCACGCCAGAAATCAACCACCAAGAAGTATCTATTGAATATGACTATGGCAAAACAAATTATTATCATAAAGTGATGGGCAAAAATATTTATTGAATTAAAGGGAAAAAAATAAATGGTTCTAAGACTGATCTAAAAGCGCAAACAAAAGTAATTTTGACCAGGCCGAAAGGTTTGGTATTATGTAAGTGGAACCGAGTAAAACGCTAGGTCATTATTAGGCCCGAGATCTCCAAGTCTGAACAGAAGCGCCTACGGTGCATTAATGTAGAGATACGGATCGGGGTGGTAATAATGAAAGGTGGAATTAAAGTTGCTGTTCGCGGCGGCCCTAGGGACACTGTTGAACATTTCTGCTTGCCTTGCGGTAATAATCGTGATATTGCGTCAGCTTATTGCGATGCGCCGGCTCATTTGTCGGCTGTTTATCCGAGACAAAAAGAAAAACCGCCATAATAGGCGGTGAACACCAAGTAAATAATCCTTAGCGCGGGGAGTCGCAACCTTCCCCACTCGGTTTCACCTACATAATACCAAACTTATAGTAGGCTCGCAAGAAAGAAAATTTCGGAGGAATTTAGAATGCCAAAAGCAAAACGGAGTGTTGAGGAAATCAAGCAAGACTTAAAGCAAGAAATTATTCGCCTTGGCATTCAAGATAACCCAAGTAGAACTGTGTACCAAAAAGAATATCAACGTGGGGTAGCACCTAGCCCAAACGGAGCATTGAAGGTCACTGGTATGAAGTGGCAAGAATTAATGCATGAGTTGGGGTTTGACTATGACGGGAAGAAGAATATTTCAAATAACGCTAAAAGAGAATCCGCTAAACTAAGCATGAGACGTGAAAAGGGGTTGCGCCTTACTAATCCAGATAATCTCAGATATGTGGTTGATGAGGCGTTAAAACTAATCAATGAGAAAAAAATTAATGACGCTGTCACTTTTGAGAAAATGGTTAATTTAAACTTAGACACTACCTATCAAACCCTATCCAAGCACGGTTACTCTTTTGAAAAATTTAAAGAACTTTATGCCCAAAAATATGGCTATAAAATTAGAAGTGGCAAATGGGGAGATAAGAGCAATATTGAACTTTTTAACATGGCCGCAAAATACATGAAGAAAAATAATCTAACCAACTTACGACAATATGATACATCAATAGATAGAGATGCTATGCCATCATCACGTGTTTTAACAAGGCGGTTAGGGTTAACATACCCTGAACTATCTCAACAGTTAAAAAGTGTGTTATCATAGACCGCTTTTTATTTTTACTATCCAAAAATAGTTGACACAGAATAGTTAATTAGGTATGATGTAAAAAAGAAAAAAATATTGACACGGTAACAAAAACGGAGGCAATGAAAAATGAAAACTATGAAAAATGTACACGCAGCATGGATTCAGTCGTTTAGTTCAAAGAATACAAAAAAGAAATATTATGCCTCGGTTGAGACGTTTTTTGATGAAGTTTTTGGCTTGACACCCGAAGAATTAACGGAAGAAAATTTTGAACAACTCAGCTACTCATTAGTGATTAGTAAGTTCGTCCAACCCTTAAAAGAAAAGGGGGTAAAGGAATCAACGATTAGGGCGCACCTGGCAGCCGTTCGCTCATTTATGAATGCCGTTGAACGAGAAGAAATTTTCCCGGACGTGAACTTTGACAAGATTATTAAGCTGTCGTTGACGATTAAGAGTCTGAAGGCAAAAGATACTAAGGCAACTGAACCAATTTCCGAAAGCGAATTAAAGGAATTAGAAGCCTGGGTAAAGAATCATTACGATGATGAACGTGGCCTTGGCTATGCTTGGCTGGTTGACTTAATGTTTAAGACGGCTATTCGGGTTGAAGCGGCAGTTAATATCAAGTGGTGTGATTTTGTGGTCACTGTATCGCCATATGGGGGCGAATGGAGCGCTTTAAGTGTGATTGACAAGGGTAAGAAGTTAAACACTAAATACCTTCCTATCGAATACTACAACGAATTAAAAGAGGTATTTTATAAAGACAATGACCAAGGAGAAGTTTTCGAGGGATTGACATCCAGCGTACTTCGTCGGCTCATGAAAGAATTTAGTGACGAAACAGGGAAGAATTTAACTCCGCACTCAATTAAAGCTGGGGCGGCCACTACGCTGTATGCACGGACACACGATATGATGATGGTGCGGGATTTCTGTGATCACACGTCAATCTCAGTTACCGAACGATACATTCATATGACTAAGGACCCTAATAAGCAAGGGACGGCAATGCTGGCAATTGACTGTAAGCCACAAGACTTAGATAAAATGACCAAGGAAGAATTATTAGCCTACATTCATTCGGCGCCGGAAGTTGAGCGCACTGTGTGGTTCGCCGCCAAGAAGATGAATAGCAATAAGATTTCCTAGCTTGACAAAAATAGACAATTGATATTTAAAAATCAACTGTCAATATTAGTATATAATTTTTAGACTAATTAGTTAAACGCTGATTAATTAAATGACCGGCGGTTTCCATACCGCTATACATAAAACAATTAATCACAATAATTCAACTTAAGTGGTTAAAGCATGACAATGAATAGACAAAGGGGGTGATTTCTGTGATATAATATCACCAAGGACTAATGACCGAAGAAAGTATCAAGATTTCATTTTTGTTGTTCGGTTGCTAGTGAGGTGAGATAGATGGTGTCAGAGAATAGTTTTTACCAGTTAAATGTTTACCAAGAACACTATGTTTTGATGGAATTTGGTATTCAGAATCATCTATACAAAGATGACAATGAAGCTGGCATGAAATGGGTGAGTGATAAGGAAAATCGTGCCTGGTATGGGGGCAAAAAATTTAAATCTTTGCTCAAAGATATTATTTCCGAAGACGATTTAAAAGTCGCTTTAATCGAAAACAGGGAAGACGGAAAGCAAAAAGTCTTTTGGGAACGGAGCAAATATAAATATCGTAACAATGTTAAAGCGCTAGTAGCGGCAGAAATGTTTAACAGAGGTGGCAATAAAGCTAGATCACAAGCCGCAATGTACCGCGGGGCGATGCTTAATGTTGAATCGCTTGAGGAAGAATATAATAAGCCATATTGGGAGTTCTCACTTCAAGAATCATATGACTTTATCAAATTGCTAGAATCTAACAACGCCACCCCTTCAACCCGAAAAAATAAAATATATATAATCAATAAAAGCCGCCCAATATTAGAAGAATTTGGTTTCGAGGGTGACAGTAAAAACAAGAATTGGGGAAATTATCTAGGCGTCAAAGTTCAATCAACGCGCCAGGGTGTAAAAAAGGAATCCTCTTACATTACGTATACAGAATTACTTGATAAGATTGTCGCCTACAAGAACTATCAGGCATACAATCTTGTTAGTTATCAGTTTTCAATTATTGCTCTGCTGGTATTTCTAGGATTGCGAATTGACGGGACTTACAACGAAGCGGGGAATTTGAAAATAGAAGATATTCATCAAGACTATATAGAAGTAAAAGGTAAGCAGGCTAGAAAAATTCCGCTAACCCCAGGTGAATATCAATTAATTTCTGCGGGATTTGATGGTCGAGAAAGTGGGCATTACTTTATGTCGGCCCGTGAATATGACGCTGACCATGCTTTAGGTTATCGTACATTGTATCGCCGGATAGAAGTAATAAATAGCAATCTCAACCCAGAAGAAAAGGGAAATCAGTTGGGCAAAGAAATTACCTACTTTGGTTTGCGACAGGCCGGGCAAATAGCTTTGGCAAACAGATTAGCTCTCTACCATTATGGTCGCCTTGTTAACACCACAAGTCGGCAGCGTACAAAGATTGCCGATATGGTATTGAAACAGTTTGGTATCTATGACAAAAAGTCGTTGAATAGTAGGAGAAATAGATTTTACGGGTTGTGGGCGCAAGGTTTACAATCGGAGGATTAGTAGCCATGAGATTGGTGAGATTTGTTAATAACGGTGCTCAAAAGATCAGACGGCTTTTACTGGTTTTATTTTGCCCCAAAAGAAGTCTCGAGGCTTCTCTTAACGAAGTCAAAAAATGGACTATGGAAGACGATAGGGCTAATATCCGGAATGACTACAAACGTATCGGTGACGATTTGCGAAAGGTAATCAAAGACCGTCAATAAAGTAATTAAGACGCTCGGAACTTGAGCGCCTTAATTTTTTGAAAAAGTTTCTTGACATGTATAGACAAAATACAGAAAATCGTGTATTATAAATAGTGTCGAAATGGCGATTATCTATTGGTATAGCTTGACACATATAGACAAAACAATCTATATCGAATAGACCATGACCCAAAATAATACACAGGAGGAATGAGCTTGGATATAGCCATTATGGGAAGTAGCGGCGGCGCCGGAAAAGATACCGTTGCTAACTTGATTAGATCTGTCTCAAAAAGAAATTTTGAGATTATGTCGCTCGGGGATCCAATACATAACACGGCTGACGAATTGCTCGGCCGAAAGGCAGAACGGAAGTATCTGCAAGAATACGGCGAAGCAGTTCGTCGAATCTTTGGCCAAGACGTCTGGATGAAATATTTAGATCGCAAGACCAAAGAGCATAGTGATAAATATGGGATTATTATTCCCGATATTCGTAAGCTGATTGAGTTCTCTCATTATTGTGTTGAAGGGAACTTTAAGGCGATTTACGTATACAACGATGCTGAAACAGCACGGAAGCGACTCACTCAACGTGATGGTGGGTACGATGAAAAATCAATGCAACAAGGCATTGAAACACAATTGCAATTCATCGAAGAAATGATCAAAGCTGAATCGGTAATCAATGACCGCCGATACATTGACGAAATCGAAGTTGGTGGCGTAACGGTTAGTGTTATCGATAATTCTCACCAGTTGAGCGATACTCGCGAACAGGTAGAAAGATGGTGGGAAAACTTTGGAGAATAATTTTACGCACGTATTAACCATTCAAATTGGTTTGGACTTTACTAAGATTTTGTCCCCGGAAAATGTTCCTGGTGTGATGGCATACCTGGGCATTGATAACGAAGCTGAATTGCTACAAGGTATTTCGTCTGATAAGTACAACAAGGCAATGAGAGCTTTGAAGGACGCTGGATTTGAAGTTATTGGCGGTAATTTTGAACAGGTCAACAATGGCCCACAACCAGAAATGCCAACAGAAACCAGCGACCAAGAAGAAATTAATCCGGAAGTTGCGGAACAAATGTATAAATCGCAATTACGAGGAAATCTAGTTAAGCTGTTGACTAACCAAGGGAACGACCTTGGTGAATCGTTAGAAGGAATTACTCTTAACGAAAAATACGCCGAAATTATCCCAAACAAGGATGACCTTTTCGGCGTAAAAAATATCGATTCATTAGAACTAGAGTTTTCTGAAATGGAAGATGATGAAGTGGCAGTTCTTAGTTACCTGGAAGATGGCGAACTAAAGTACAAGAAGCTTCACAACTCTGACTTTGAGCAAAGCGAACGAATGGAGGAATCATCACAGAATGCAAAATAATTTAGAAACTGAATTACGCAGTGGCGTTTCAAGATTTAGTGCCTATGGCAAGGTGTCCATTAGCGCCGATACTTTCCCAACTGATGCCGTTAAGGCTGCTTCCGGATACACGTACAAGCGTGTTTCCTTCCCGGTCTCAGTTGGTGATAACAATACGATCTACGTGCAAATGATGGGTGGGTACTCACCGAAGAAGCCTGTAATTTACGCACGAAACACCGACAACGACCCAATTGAAGTTAACTGGGATTTGCGTACGAACGAAAATATCTTGGAAAACATTGCTGATCGGTCATTCGTCAAGGTTCGCCTGGAAAAGGACGCTGATGGCAAGTTAATTGAAAAGAAATTCTTGAGTGAATTTGACGCCATCACTTACATGGCAGATCACCTCAAGGACGGGCAACAAGTTTACATAGGTGGTGACGTGGAATACCGCCACTACAATGGCCAGATCCAACGGAGTTTTAACATGACAACCGTTGCTTTAGACGAAAACGAAGATCGCAAACCTTCTGCTCAACTGAGTCAAACATACCTGATTGACAACACCTCGGTTGATAGTGATTGGGAAGACCAATTAGAAGAAAAGAAGCAATTGGTTGTTAATGCTTACGTCCCACAATACGTTGGGAAGCATGAAGGAAAGCAAATTAAGAAGACGTTGGCTTTCCCACAACAATTTGTATTGAAGGCAACCGATGAAAACATGGACAAGCGTAAGGCTATCGTTAAGCGGTTCCTGCTTACTGACGAAGACGTTGTCCGTGAATTGTCCTTGTTATGTGACCTGGTTGATGGTTACGAAGAATCTACCGGTAACGTTGAACTTTCTGACGACTTGAAGGAATTAATCAAGCTTGGTTTTATGACCGAAGAAGCGGCAGAAAAGCAAATGACGATTGGTGGCAATCGGGTACGTGAAACTGTATTGGTCCGCCCTATGTTGCGCCGGAATAACGGTCAACCGGAATTGATGATGGAAGACAAGTATGCACCAGAAGCATTGGTATTCTTGCAAGCCATCATGGACGACGAAGAAGTTGATGATCCGTTTCCACCAGAAGATGAAACAGCAAAATCAACTGAATCTAAAGACGAAAACGTAACTACTAGTTTTGAAGACGACATTAACGCAATGTTCAGCTAAAAGAAAAGGGGTATTAAATGTCATTTCCATATCGTAAACCTGGCGCACGCAAAAAGGGTTTGAAGATTTTAATTAGTGGTGCTTCCGGCACTGGTAAGACCGTGATGGCCTTAAGTTTTCCAAAGTCCTTAGTTTTGGACAGTGAAGATGGGGTTGGTTGGTACGAAGGTACTGACGAAGGAAAGAATATCGTTGGTGTTGTTGATACCCAATCGTACAACACTCTGGACAAAGTGTTGACCGATATGATTAAGGGTCGAGTAGATGACGAATTTGAGACTCTGGTTATCGACTCAGAAACCAAGGTCTACGAAAACCTAAAGGAAGCGTTGCTTAAGGTTGAAGAAAATCGTGCTTTGAGAAACAAGCGCAACGTATTAGACGCTAATCTATCACAACGGTCATGGGGGCAAATTGGTAACAAGGCCAAGGCATTGCAAAACCTAAAGATTCAATTAGCTTCCAAGGGTATTAACGTTGTGTCCGTTGCTCAGAACAAGGACATCATGGAAGACTTGGGGAATGGTACTCGGGTTAAGGTTGGCGATGGGGCCGACATGCAAAAGAAGTCCGAATACGACTATGACGTTGTTCTTCAACTAGTTGTCGAAAACGGTAAGCACTACGCAATCGTTAAGAAAGACCGTACTAAGACTTACAAGCCTGATGATAAGATTGAAAACCCAAGTTACGAAAATTGGGCAAAGGCAATTGCAAGTAAGCAAAATCAAGGGGCAACGTTAGAAAAAGACTTTATCGCTTCCACCAAGGAATCAGAAATGGCATACCAACAAGAGGTTGATGGGAAGTTGTCATTTGAAGAACGGGTCAAGAACTACTACATGGACTTGGCAGCCGATGAACGAGAAGAGTTTATGGCAGAAGTCGAAAAGGCTACCGGCAAGAAGACTTTCAAGGGTATGGACACCGCAACCCAAAAGAAAGTTCTCGAATTGATGGCTTAACATAAAACATAATTATTAAATTAATGTAGGGTCTATATGCCTGCATTAGTATATAGATCTACATATATACATACTACATTAAAATAATATTGAGTTGGAGGTTAGTATAATCGAGGCGAGATTATCATACCTTAATCGACGTGGCGAAAAGGTCTACGTGTCAGAAGAACACCTAGAAACCGCGGTAGAGATTAAGAAGGAATTACAAAAGACATCCCCAACTCACCGTTGCTCATGGACTAAGCACCGTCAAATGATGCAAGAAGCTGGTTTTGACGATAGCGATACTAACGAAAATTACCGGGGGTTAGTTAAACGGTACCAGGCGGCAATCGGTGAGTTGCCAACGGTGGAAGAACAAAGAAACTTGGTTGCCAATTCTAAGTTGGAAGCTATCCGCGGTGAGATTGGCCGCTTGAATAGTCTGAAGTTAGAAAACCAGGAAGAAGCACGGAAGTTGCGCAAGATGATTCGTGAGACCAACAAGGATATGGTTTTAATCGAAGAAATTGCTAATGCTATTCGTGACACGGCATTCATTGAAGCCGACAACCGGGTTATCTTACCCGACATGGACAACGAAGAAGATAACGATATGGTGGTTTGCCTGTCTGACATTCATTACGGTGCCCATGTTGATATTCCGGAAAACTACTACTCAACGGAAGTGGTAGAAGATTTGATGGTTAATTACTTAAACAAGGTGATTAACCTGATCAAGAAGCATAACGTTGCTAAGGTCGAAATCGTCAACCTAGGGGATTTGATTGAACATGCTTATATGCGCAATCAAAACCTATATGATTCCGAAGAAACGTTATCGGAACAAATTGTACACGTGACGAAGTTGATCATTATGTTTATCCAGGGCATTCGCGACCATGTTGAGTTGGTTAGTTACCGTGGTATCGCTGGTAATCATGATCGTATGCAAGGTGATAAGAATAGTAATTTAAACGCCGACCACGCCGTAAATATCAGCAACTACATTATTCAAATGTGGATTGAATTATCTGGTTCTGACGTTGATTACATTCCAACTGATGGGTACTTTACCGACTTAGAAGACCGTGGATTTAACTTTGCATTTGTCCACGGCGATCGAAACAACTTGAAGAAGCTATCAACCCTGGCGGAACTAGGCGAACAGCATAATAAGCATTACGATGCCGTGATTGGTGGCCACGTACACCATTTTAATATGACGGAAGTAAGCAACAACCGATTCCAGGTAACGTTTGGCTCGATCAAAGGCATGGATGATTACTCGGTACGGCTTGGGCGGAAGTCTAGTCGGTCGCAAGGCGTTGTATTAATCAGCGACACAGGATTTGAAATTCAAAAGGTAACTCTTTAGGAGGGAAAAGTGGAACGACAAGCATTTTTGAAATGTGCATATTGTGGGAAGTCATTGACGGTTGAGGAAGCAGTCACGGCTTCAATTGATCAGCGAAGTAGAAAAGACCCCACGTTTTATGAGCGTCAATTCCACTTTGACTGTTTAAAGAAATACCGTGACGAACGTCATGATGAGCAACTGGTTAAAGAAGAAAGAAGTGACTGGGACGCTTGTTACCAATACTTCAAGACTAAGCTAATGGGTATTGACGAATCACGGCCAATGGACAAATATGCGGCCATCTGTTTAAGAGGATTGCGGGTTGGTTTAAAGAATCCATACGGGGCCAAGACGATGACGATTAAAGCTGGTTATTCCTACCGCACGATTTTGATCACTATGAAATATTGCTCAGTTCAGATTCAACGGGCAGTAATGAATAAGGACTTCGGGGAAGGAAACTACGGCTTCAAGCGTAAAGTCAATTACATTATGGCTATCTTGTTTAACCACATTAATGACGTCCAAGCCCGACTTGATAAGGTTGATCGGCAGAACAAGAGAGTAGAAAAACGAGTAGAAGAAAGGAAGCCAGAAGTCGTTACCACGGCTCAGACTTACAAGCGGAAAGGGACTGGTAAGCGACGAGTGGTACTAGATTAAATGAGAAGAATTGAATTAATTGATAGAGGTATCGAACAAAACAAGGAATTGCTATTGGCTTGTTTTGGGTACCAAGGAATTACGCGATCGGATTCTAAGGTGGCAATTATTGAATCTATCTTAGATGAATTTGAAGGTGAATATGAACAGCTAGTGAGTGATTTCTTCGATGAATTAGAAGAATACTACTTGCGTGACAGCGTGTTCCAGTTATTCACGGTAGACGAAATTAACAAGATGATCGCCGAAGAAAAGGCATATATGATCATCAGTCACAAAGGTATGTAATAGGGGGTTCCACTGGTAGATATGGTGAAGGCGCAGGTAAAGAAGCAAGATCAACCAGAATTTAAGCAAAAGATTCTGAATGAAAAATCGAATATTGAAGGTCAATTCATCTTTAGTATCTATAAAAACACGAACTACTTTTATGATTATGAACTAAAGATTGGCGACTTTTCGAGCTTTACCTGGGCATTCTACTACCAGATGATCAAGGAACTAGTCCAGTTAAAAGATCTAACAGTGGTCGACGCCGTATCGGTTGGGGCTTATGTAGATACCAAGGGTGATAAGTTCAAAGAAACCTACAACAAATATGGCGGTTATGAAACAATTCGCCGTGGTATGAAGATTGTCGAAGAAGGCAACATTGAATCGTACTACATGGAATTGCAACGCTACAATGTAGTGATTAAACTTGTCGACCTAGGGTTGCCAATGGAAAAACATTGGGATACCTATTCAAAGCTCAGCATTTCCGACCTTAACGAGGTTTTGGAAGGGCAGATTGCCGAAGCGTTTGCCGATACTCAAATGGGCGACGATAAGGTTGAAGATCTGTTTCTGGATATGGACGGCATGTTGAAGGAAGCTGACGAAGGTGAAGCGGCCGGGCTACCGCTAGAAAGCCCGCTCATGAATGAAACCCAACATGGTCTAGCCCTGGGTAACATTACCATGATGGCCGCCAACTCCGGGGTTGGTAAGACGTTCTTAACAACGTTACTTCACATTCAATCGTCCATCCGCAATCAAGAGCCTGTTCTGATTATCGCAAACGAAGAAGAGCGGACAAGATATGCTCAAGCATTGATTACAGCTTATATCAATACCCATCACAAAGACGTAAGATTTAATAAGTCCAGATTTATTGATGGGAACTTTACTAAAGAAGAATGGAAATATCTAAGAGAAGCCGCTCAACATTTCAAAGATACGGTAAACAGTGGATTGGTCCGTTTCGTTAACATGAGTGATTTCTCGATGGCGAAGACAATCCGATTAGTTAAGAAGTATGCACGATTGTATGACGTTAAGTATTTCATTCTAGACACGTTAAAGATGGATAACGATACGGGGTCAAGAGTTAATGACAGCTCATGGCTACTGATGCAACAAAATATGGTTAAGCTGTACAACACTATTAAGGCTTCGAGCCTTAACGTACATATCTGGGTAACAGCTCAAATGACCAAAACAAATCGCCGCTCACGGTATTTAGATCAATCCATGATTGGTATGTCTAAGAACATTACTGACGTGGTTTCCTCATTAATGCTAACGCGGTTGCTTACGGCTTCCGAGAAATCGGCAGACAAAGGCATTAAAGTTTACGATTCACATAGACATAGGGTTATTTTAGACGAAGACAAAGATTATATGGTTGTTTTCTGGGACAAGAACCGTCAAGGGGACACCAGTTGGCAAATCGTTTTAGAAGTCGATCGTGGGCTGAACTTGATTCGCGATATTGGTATTACGCAAATCGACAATGATCTTGAATAGGGGGAATGTTATGGCATTATCAAACGAATTCTATCATCACCTATACAACTTAGTAGATCGCGGTGGTGAAACCTGGTATATAACGGTCAAAGATGATGACCCGGATTTAATTTGGTGCAACAAATATGCCAAAACATTCATGCACGAAAAGAAGGCGGAACTTACCGACGATGAGTTTAAGGCAACCGTAAGATACCACTTGCACCGCGGATTAGTTCCTAAATACAAGATCAGTCAAGCCATGCATATAAAATACCAGTTGTTTGTTCAACGGATTAAACGGCTTGGTTTGGACAAAGAGATTGACGAATATAACGGTCTATCATATGCCGTTGTAAGGGTGCATGATGACGGAACGGCATATGCCGCCAAGAATATTAGTGTATTGAAGCATAACAATATGCACCGCGGCCATATTGAAACCCTGGTCGAATACATGACCAAGCACCCAGATAGTTTTGACGTTAGGGAGGTACTTAAACATGAGTTTATCAGAGTGGCGTAAGCCCGATACAACATTTACTTTAAAGCGAGATTTTAACATGACGGGGTTCTTGATCGCCGCTAAGCCCGACGAAGCATTTGAAATGGTTAAAGATGGCGACGATCTGATGTACAAACGGACAGACACGACGTCTAACATTGTCTTGAAGAGTGAACTGATTCTACCAGAAGATGATGTGAAGCGGCTGATTGAAGCTGGACGGACGGTGTTGGTATACAACCCGCGCACGTTGCGGTTAGATGCCTACAACGGCGATGAAATGGCACTACTGAATGCGGTGGTGGCTCACTAATGGAAGATGTATTAGAGTTTAAAGGTCGCGTTGTCAATTATCGTTATCGGAATGAGGAAAATGGCTTCGCAATCGCTACGATGGAAGTTCAAGAGGTACTTGAAGGAAACCCAAAGTACACCCAATATGGTGACCTGGTATTCAAAGGTAATTTTGACCTGATGGTTAATACCACTTACATAATCAAGGGTAAGTTCGCCGAAGACCCCAAGTTTGGTCCGCAATACGTTTTTATGTTTAGCAAGCGGGAAAAGCCGATTGAAGATATGGGCGTGACGGATTTTAAGAAGTTGCTAGAAGAGTTAATGCCACATGTTGGGGAGCTGATTAACGACGCTTACGATGACCCACGGCAAATCTTTGAAGACAACGATATGGAAAAGTTAATTCAGATTAAAGGTGTCGGCCCTAAGAATGCAAGTAAGATCTTGGCCCGCGTTGAATCGCAAAAAGACTTTGGCCCGGCTTATGTAGCTTTTGGCAAATGGGGCTTTACAATGAGCACCACCCGGAAGATTGTACGGGCCAAGAAGTCGGTCGAAGCCGCGATCAAGACACTTAACAAGAATCCATATGATCTGATGGATATTGGTGGGATTGGCTTCAAGACTATCGACGCCAAGGCGCTAAAGATGGGGTTTGCAGCCAACGATCCTCGGCGGGTTCATGCCTTTATTAAGGATTACTTTGATAATCTGGAAATGAGCGGTAGTTCCTGGATTACTCCCGATGATTTAACTAAGTATCTACACAAAGAGATTTTTGACTGCGACGTAATCGAGACCATGACTTGGATTAAGGATAGTGAGGACTTCGTTGTTTTCAAGCGTGATGGTGAAACACGAATCGCGCCAAAGTATCTATATAACGCTGAACAGACGGTGGCAGATGACCTGGTTCGTATTCTTAACGGGAAAGCGACCCTTGAATTGAAGGATATTGACGACTCAATCAAGCGCACGGAAGAAGCCCAAGGGTTTGAATACTCACCCAAGCAATTAGAGGGGATTAAGACCATGCTTGATTCCAAGGTTGTCCTGCTACGTGGGGTTGCTGGTTCCGGGAAGTCATCAACCATTAACGCCGTAGTTAAGGTGTTCAAGCATAATCACCTATCAATTGCGTCATGTGCCCTATCTGGTAAGGCGGCCGACAATCTTAGTCAAATTACTGGTATGCGAGGGTCGACTATCCACCGGCTTCTTAAAGCGACGCCAGAGGGTATGGGTTACCACAAGAAGAACCAATTGCCGTTTGATGTGGTTATCCTGGACGAAGTTTCCATGGTTGATATTAAGTTGTTTGAGTCTTTAGTCGAAGCATTGCCAGACCACGCAAGATTCATCATGATCGGTGATAGCGCCCAACTTGATTCTATTGGGGTTGGGGTCATGCGTGATATTGTGAATGCCAATGTGGTACCAGTGGTTACCTTAAACGAAATTCACCGGCAGGCTAAGGAATCAGCGATTGTTACTCACTCATTGACGTATCGGGTTGGTAAGTTACCAAACGTTAGCCCAAAGGACTCATGGAAGATGGTTGGGGGCAAGCGTGACCTGGGATATGTATTTGAGGAAGACGAGAGCCGCTTGTTCGATGCCACCTACAAGGTATTCAAGAGTTTGTTGCAGGACAATCCAATCAGTGACGTACAGATCATTACGCCAACTACTTCAAATTGTTTAAAGATTAATCGGGTTGCCCAACAGATTGCCAATCCAGATGATGGGGTCAAGGAATCATATGAAGTCTACCCTGGCAAAGAGTATGGCTATGTATTGCGGGAAGGGGACAAAGTTCTCAACACCGCGAATGACTACAAGACCGTATCAGCCAAGAATGAGTCAACAATCTTACCAATCTTCAACGGAAACACTGGGACGATTGAAAAGATTAATGTTGAAAAGAATAACGATGGCAAGATTTCTGACGTTGAAATGATCATTAATTTTGACGGGGTTGGACGCGTATTAGTTCGTAAGGCAACAGTTAAGAATATCCAATTGGGATACGCCATGACAGTTCATAAGTCGCAAGGGTCTACCATCCCCAACGTGATTGTAATGTTACCTTACCAATACATGTTGAACAGTCGGGAATTGCTTTACACGGCAATGACTCGGAGTAGTAATAAGTGCTTCATTTTAACGTCTATGCGTACGTTAAAGGCAACGGTTAATAAGACCAGCGAAACAGTTCATCATAGCAACCTAGCGTCAATGTTAAAGGAGGTGAGCGCGGAATGATGAGAAACTACAAGGGTCAACGGGTATTCGTTGTTAATCGGTACAAGTTTGGCGGAGTTTCCTATGTTGATTTAAAAAATGAAGGTACTGGTGAATTATTTGAGAGTGTACCGGTATCTGAACTTAATAATGATAAGAAAACAGAGAAAGTTACTAAAGAATCTGTTGGTAAAACTGTCATTTTTCAAAACGGTGATTCTAAGACCGAATTGGAAGAAGGTAGCGACGAATACAAGAAGTTCATTAAGGACAATAAGTTAAACCCTAAGTTTGTAGCAAATTGCCTAAAGGGGATTACTAAGACCCATAAGGGGTTCAAGATCAGCTACAAGTAAGATAAGGTTTCCCGCGTGTGTTCTGGGAGGATGCGGAAGGGAAACGAAATGTCATACAAAGTATCATATGTATCAGATATATCAGAAGTATCAACAAGCGAAATTCTGGAAATGCTTAACTACTTGCAATTCGTTGGTATTAGTAAATGGTGCGGTGATCTGTACCAGGAATACAAAGCGGAATTAGCAAGTCGCATTCCGGAAATGGCTGTGTTGTACTAATCGCCGTGAATGATTCGACCTGGGTTTGATTCCTGGGCACGGCTTTAATTTGAGAAAGAGGAGGATTAGCCAAACATGGGAATGATGATGTTTCCTAGTGTTCGTGGCCCCGCTTAGGTTAAATAGTATTTATTTACTTTAACTTATACAAAGGGAGAGAAACTCCCGGATAAGCGGCTCAACAGGGAAATGCTTGTTGGGTGAAAGCTACTAACACGAAAGAAGGAATTATTTAGAATGGAAAATAACGTAGATCGTTTTGAAGGTACTTACTGGCAATGGTTGAAGGAAGAACTGACGGGGTGGGATCGTTTCCCATGGGCCTTGTTTGGATTTGGTGTCGGCTTCCAATTAGCAATTCTTTTACTTAACCCAATTAATTGGGTGTCGATTGTATCATTCATTGGTATTTTCTTTGGTATGTGGTGTACCGTTGCCATGGGTGCCGGTGGTTACAACTCAAAGGGTGAACGGGTAAGCTCTCATGCAATCAATGGTTTACTGGGTGCTATCTCGGTTGTTGCTTATGTAATTATTAACCTGAACGCTGGTCACTGGTGGAGTGTGATTGACCAATTATGCTTCTTCTTCCTGATTGACGTTGAATTGATGCTGACTTGGCGCACTTGGGGCCAAGGCAAGAACAACGTAATCAAGGCGTTGACTAAGACTGGTTGGGTGATTGTGGTTGCCACTATCTTGGTTGCATGGTTTGGTTTGTACCACTTGGGTATTGCTTTACATGATACTAATCCTGTTTGGGACGCCTTGGCATTAGCTATTGGTGGGACGGCAAGTTGGTTATGCTTCCGCCGTTACAGCACTACTTACACGCTTTGGTTTGTTTCTGACGTTGTAAACATTATTCTGTGGTTCACTGCTCTTAAGGACGGGTACTCACAAGCGTCTCTGCCAATGCTGGCGATGACTTGCTTCTATTTCGCTACATGCTTAATGGGATTAAAGAACTGGCGCCCAACCAAGAAGGTAGAAGCCTAAACAACACAAATTACAGTAGAGGGTTCTCCCTCTTTAATACATATCAATTTAATGGAGGATTAAACAATGCAATTTGTTAATAACGAAACAGGTAAGACGGTAGCAACTTTGCCAGACATTACCAAGGCTGATGAAAAGGCTCGGGAAAAGGTTAAGAAAGAACAGAAACTAGTTGCCAAGGAATGGGGCGCTAAGATCAAGAAGAAAATGGCGGAAGATGAATCTGCTATTGAAAAAGCCAAACGGGAATTGGCTAAGTTGGAATGGTACGACAGCTCGTTTAAGCGCATTTTAAGTATGAGCGATCATATTAAGGAAGCTACCTTTGTACAACGTCATGGTAAGTGGTGGTTATTTGAAAAGGTGCGTTAAATAACAATTAATACAGAAGGCGGCCTAGGCGGTCGTCTTTTTAAATAAAGGTGGTGATTGTATGTACACGACTAGAGAGCTGTTTAGTAAGCTACGGCGATTGTTTGAACAAATAGACGTGGTTAATAAGTTGGACGTTGCTGTGGTAGCCTTCTTCAACGACAACCCGGGGATTACTATTAAGTATAGCCAGAAGCGATACAGACAAATGGCCCGGGTTATTGAGAAGGGGATTGATTTAATGCCATACGACCAGATTCCACGTATTATGGTACGGTATGGATTCAGCAGCAATATTGAATGGGAGGAATAGATATGAGTAAGCTAGAAGCATCCTTGCTTTATCTGTCCGTTGTTATTATGGCACCATTTACATTGGTGCGATTAATCTTATTTGTGATCGAGCACCTTGTACAATTGGCTGGTTTAATTATTGCCACGCCTTTGTTCTTACTTTGTGTAGCGTTTAGTCCGGTTGCGCATTGGTCAGATGTAACCCGTTTGTACAAAAGAATCTGGCGGCATTTGCTTGATATTGAAGGAGTATTCTATATTTAAGAAAGGATAGATAGATTGGTAACTGTATATACGAAACCGAATTGCCCACAATGCATGATGACTAAGAAGGTCATGGAACAGGTGGGAGTTAAATACAAAACGATTGATGTAATGGCTGATGATAAGGCGCGTGAAATGCTCATGACGCTCGGATATAGACGATTGCCGGTAGTTAATGCCGGTGATGACAACTGGTGGATGGGCTTCCAGCCTAGTAAAATCAAGGCTTTAGCGAGTTCCGAAAAATAAATTCAAAAAAATGCTTGTCACGTATAGACAAAACAGTCTATATCGTGTAATATAATATGTGTCGAAAGGATATGAGTTCTTCGACAGGCGAATAACTAACGAATCTCGAAACTAAAAATAATAAAAGCAAGGTGCTTGCGTTAGAATCACACACTCGAGATGAACTTAGTTAATCGCATATGAAAATTGATGATTAAGCTGCCGGTTGATGGTCATCGTTGTCGACCTTGCATGGCCGGTGGTTGAATCTGTTTCGATAGCTCAACTGGATAGAGCATTGGTCTTCTAAACCAAAGGTTGTGGGTTCGACTCCCGCTCGAAACATTAGGCTCGGTGCGAGCCTAGGTAATATAGCGTGCGTTCAGTAATCTTCGGATTCCAACTGTTGTAAGTCGCGTGTTCCCAAAATCCTCACATGATATAACGTGGGAAGTACCTATCCTGTCACGTGGTCTTGAAATGAAAAAGACCATGGACGTAGCCAAAAGATTAAAGAATGAGAAGAAAGCAACTAATAAGATGGCTAGTTAAAAGCGCCCCTGGTTGGCGCAGCGAGGATCGTTCCCTCGCCAGGGGATTCAGTATTACGCCTATTGACATAGATAGACATAATGCCGAAATTCGTTAATTGACTTCAGTGCTTCCAAACCGAACCCAAGCACTATAAATATGGGATGGCAAGGTTAACTCGATTAGATCACGCTTCGCTAGGCGGACGCGCACCTAGGCGGCGAAGTCAATCCAGAGAATGGTGGCACTGTGATGCCGTTATTGGTGTCATTTATGACCATCACCTGTGGAAGATGATCGCAACTAAGGGTCTGTACCACTTTTGGAAAGCCTAGGAGTGGCGCCAAGAGTGGTCCGTGAAGATAAAACCAGATACTTTGGTTGTGCTGAATTAGCTCAGTTGGTTAGAGCACCTGACTGTTAATCAGGGTGTCACAGGTTCGAGTCCTGTATTCAGCGTTAGGGGTTTAAACCTCTAAAATAAAAAAAATAAAAGAGTCTATTGTCCCCTCTTTTATATGATTCGGTAGCTCAGTTAGTAGAGCATCTGACTTTTAATCAGAGGGTCGTGGGTTCAATCCCCACCCGGGTCATGGCCGGTTTCTTAAAGGTGTTCCGGGCCCAGAAAACATAAAAAAACGCCTAACAATTAACTAAAAAATGCCCCGCCGCTCTCGGCATGGCAACGCCCAACTAGCAGGGTGGCCCATGTGATTGGCGCCAGCAGAATATCGGTAAAGTAGCTAGTTAAGTCCGATAACCTTGGGTGATTAGTTGCCTTGATAGCAATCGCGAGTGCTTGATGGGATTAAAATTACCTATCACTGGTCAGGTTTTGCGATTTACGACCAGTTCCTACCCCATAGCAATTAGGTGCAATAGCAGGTTCAAACCCTGCTTGGGGTATATTCGTTTCAATCATCAGGTTGTTGGTTCGAGTCCAACCTCCAGCACGTGATTGATCGTCACATTATGTGCTAGAGTAGCTCAATCATACACAATGAAGGTGTACGGCAGAGTGGATGATAACGAAGAAGACGTGTCTCCGTCTATAAATGGAAACGTGGCATCTAAGGTTACACCACCGTTAATATGTAGCCGGAGGGTAGCTCCCTCGCCAGTGCTGGTCGACAGCCGCCAGTCTTAAAAAATAGGGTAACGGGTACCTTCTAAACGTAATGAAGTTGGATTCCCCGGTAAAATATGTGAAGGTAACTTTTATGATATATCTTGGATTCTCTCTGGAGCGCAACGAAGGGGAGAAGGGGCGGTAGCTCAGTGGAAGAGTAGTGCACAATGTCGTGGGTTCGATTCCCACCCGTCCCATAGGAAGATGAAAGTCTTCCGAGCCTTATGTGTACTGTCTTGTTCGAGCGAGTGGTTAAAGAAGGCTCACTGTTACGAATTTGTTACCAGTGGCAATGATATGCGAATGTAATTCAATGGTAGAATGCCAGCCTTCCAAGCTGGTCATGCGGGTTCGATTCCCGTCGTTCGCTTAATCGGTAGAACCCCGATTTAAATAAAAGGTTTAAAAAGCCAAAATAAACGAAAATAAATATCTTTTTCGTTTAGATTTTCGACACCGTGCAAGATCGACCGTTCCTCTCGTAGAGAGTTCAAGATTTCATCCTCGGTCTTGACGATTGATCGAACACCAAACATTATTGCAAGGTTGATTGGTTTTCCTGTAATACGCGGATATGGCGGAATTGGCAGACGCGCTAGATTTAGATTCTAGTGTCCTTGTGACGTGAAGGTTCGAATCCTTTTATCCGCATTGCCACCTTTGAACTAGAGGTGGCATGAGTGTCCACCGTGCGGGCATCATCTCCTTTCTATAATTTATTTGCGTACGGGTATCTGGTGATTGATCTTGGGTTCGATTCCCTTGACTCGTATTCCCGGTATAGCACAACCGGGAAGGTGATACTAAATATTGATTTTGCGTAGTATCACCAGCACATCTAAAATCGTTTTCCGCTTGTAAAAGAGCGGTTTTACGAACATAGTTCAATTGGCAGAGAACGGCGGTCTCCAAAACCGTTGATCTAGGTTCGAGTCCTAGTGTTCGTGTAGGGCAGGTTAGAATCACCCTTCCGCCTGTCCGAAAAAGGTTAAACCTTCTCAAAGATGGCTTTGAGTTTTGATCAGGATTTATTCCTTTGTTGTGATTCGCATCTCCTCACTTTGTATAGCATTCAAAACACATTGCGAATCATAAAGCCAAACTATTGCAAAGACTCACCTCTTTGCCTGTTAAGAGTGTTACCGCAGACAAGAGACACTCTTAACTAATACTCCGGTAGCTCAGTTGGCAGAGCAATCAATTTATAATTGATGGGTCAGTGGTCCGAGTCCACTTCGGAGTATCAATTCTAATAGAAAGGAGTGATAGTGTGGAGGAATGGCGACCAGTTAAAGGTTGGGAGTCTTCTTATGAAGTGTCTAATATGGGCAATGTTAGGTCATTAGATCGTGTTGTTATTGATAAAAATGGGGTACGTAGATCCGTATATGGAAGAATGCTTACCAAGAGCAAACATACCAACGGGTATTACTTTGTGAACCTATGTCGGGAGAATTCGACACTTATGCGTGACGTCCATAGATTGGTAGCAGAAGCGTTCTTACAACATGATGACTACAAAAATGTTGTTCACCACAAAGATCATAATAGAACTAATAATTGTGTCGAAAATCTACAATGGGTAACCAATTACGAAAATATGGTTGAGAGCGCCATTTATCATTCGTCCACACATGATTATAAAGACAGCCATAATTTATTAGGAACTCACAAGTGTTTAGATTGTGGGAAGTTAGTTCGTTATAAAAGCGTCCGTTGCAAGCCGTGTGCGGCTAAGTATATACAACGAAACTATAAAAGTCATAAATTGACTAGTGACGAAGTAAAGGACGCACTGATCACGAACCGCGGTAACTTCACACAAGCAGCTAAGGCATTCGGAATGTCTGACAATGCACTAAGAAAATGGTGCAAAAAGTATGGTCTGCCAACTCGCTCCAAGGATTGGCGACATTAATATTCTTCTCGTGAAAGGTTGGGCGACCGATAAAGGTTTCACACCTCCAGTTAATGATTAACTAACCAGAATTTCTAATTACTGTTTAACTTTTTAAGCCGGTTAATTTTACACGCCTTTCCAATAGATAAATTTATGAAACATACACGAAAGTCGCCCCGGGGTTCGATTCCCCGCACGAGAATTGAAAGGAGATAAATTATCATGGAACAGATTAGTTTTTACACAGGGAACGATATTCGCGCCTTGCTGTATGAGCAGGGCATTACAACCTATTTTGCTAACAAGGCAATTTCATTGACCGCCGGTCATCTCAGCAAGCGTGATTACTTTAAGATTGGTCGGAAGGCTTGCTATTCGGAAGATGCCTACAAGAGCATTCAGGCAAAGGCAATTGAATTGCAAGAGTATCATGATAAGAACGTAGCTACGCCGGAAAAGACGAAGGGGCTTTACACAGCACGTGATATTGACCCTAAGAACCCACAACGGGCTTTGTCGTTTTTGAATAGCCGCGGATTTGATCCTGTTAAGCAATTGGTTCGTCCAGATACTAATCGTTGGATTAATTACTATGGCAAGGATGCTTATCAATGCTACGTTACTAACCATACGGAAGACGAACGTGGCAAGATGGTTACAGACGAACTGAATCGTGATATTGCTGAATTAACTAAGCAAAACCATGTGTTAAGAACTATGTTGGAAGCCAAGGATATTCAAATTCAAGGCAAGGATAAGACAATTGACCACTTAAAAGGTCGTATCGATGATTTGGAAAGCCAAATTAATCGGCTTACTGATGAATTAGATGGTGTGGTTGGTCATCGGCATAGTGGCAAGTTAGTTAAATTCCGAAAGGTGGCAAATGAATGGTAAGCAGACAAATGGCTATCAGCCAAAGCTTTAAAAATCTATCAGAAAAATTCTCATTAGTTAAATCTCATGACGTAAAATTTGGAACCGCAAAAACTATTTTGTCGAGCGTTGGTTTTACGCCAGAACGACAGGCTTTCTGGAAATATGAGATTACCCGCGATAATCAAGATCTTGTAAGCCAATATGATACTGATGGTCATGGTTCTATGAAGTATAATGCGTTGTACCTCTTATATCGTGTCTTATATTGCGAAAGAGAATACGGCGACAAATTCATGTTGGTCCATGATGGCCGATGGAGCGATAACTTTAAATCAGCTTCACAGATAAACAAAATGTTGACTCACCCATATAAAGATGTGGGGGGGGGCAATAAATTTACTAAAAAAACATGGGTGCTTGCCAGCTGCGGTAATTATTGACGTAACCTCTTCTTCAAAATGGCCGATGAACCTTTACAATACGGAAGAATCAATTAATGTCTTAAAAGAAGAGGGCATGTCTGTGGGACTATTGTTAGACCATGATCAACGCTATGTTCCGGGCAGCGGTTTGTTTACGATTGATAATTTTGATCCTAATCCAATAGCGGAAAAGTGGCTTTCGTCTAAGAAACCAGTCGTGGAAATGAATGGTGTTAAGTATTATTCAAGATCAGTATTCAACTCGTGGAACACAAAGCGAAAAATAACTCCGCTAAGAGGGATGCCGGATTTGATTACTACAATGCATGAAAGAAATCTGTTTCTTGATCTCCTTAGTGTCCGGGAACAAGAGCTTGATAATGCTTTAATTCAATGTGGTAAGTATGTGCAGAAGTATAAGGAACAAGGTAAACAAATCGAAAATAAAGTAGAGAAGCAATATAGAGATAAGTTTATGAAGCTACAACTAGATTTAAATAAGTCACAAAGCGCTGTACGCAAACATAAGCAAACAATTGAGGAACTATCTACTGAATTAGAAACGATTAAAGGTCTGCTTGGTCTTGGATAGATTTGTTGTGGAGAGGTGTTAATAATGCAAACTAATTATCCTGAAAAGTTAGTAACCATCAAGTGGATTAGTGGTTGGAAAGATGAAGATGGCATTCATCGCTTTCTTTACCCAAAATTATATACCTTTCGCACTACGTCAGAGTATGAACCGGGCCGCGTACTTAACATTGATGTTAGCCCAAAGTCATACCATCGCGCTGTTGTAGTAGCCATGAGTGATATGACCGAAGATGGCAAACACCACAAGTTTTTGAAGGCTAAACGGTCTAAGAAGTTCCCTTTCTGGGATTTTGACTACAACATGTTGTTGACGTATGACCCCGATTTGATGGTTGCTCAAGGTTTTATCGAAGACACTATGATGATGAACAACTGGGATTTGGTGATCGAACGAGTTGACGACAACAAGAAAACTCATTGGAAACACTTCGCATACAAGATTACCAATGCTGAAACGGGTGACGATATTGAGACCATTCAAAGCCCACGCAAACCAAGCCAGAAGGAAGCTGACAAGTGGTTTGCTCAGTATCTACTAACACACTAACACATAAACAAAACAGTTAACAAAACTAGCGTCGTTTAGTTGAACGGCTTGCGGCGCTTTTATTATACATAAAACACGCTTTAAAGCACTATTTGAAGGGAATGATTATATTAAATGATCTATGTAATCGGAAGCATTTCAGCAGGCAAATCGACATTTTCTAAGATGTTGGCTGATGATCTAGGAAGTGATTTTTACCTAGAAGATATCGAAAACGGGCTAATCAAAAACATGCTCAAGGAGTTTTACAGTGCCGGTAAGGAAAGCCGATCACGTGTAGCCGCCATGTTGCAAGTTGGATTCTTGACCGTGCGTTACCGGCAACTGAAAGAAGCTATGGTAAAGCGCAATGCAGTCATGGATTCTAACCTGATATCCGATGGCATCATGGCCAACCTCATTCATGATCGCGGCGAAATGGACAACGCCTCATTTAATATTTACATGACTTTAAATCAAGAAATGCAAGGGAATGTAAATGGTATGCCATGGAATGGCTTCCCGGATTTGATTGTTTACCTTGATATTGACCCAGAACACGAAATTGAATCTATTCAATCACGTGGGCGGGAAATGGAGGATATTCGTAAAGATCCGGAATTGGTTAATTACTACCATTCAGTAAATAAGGCGTACAAAGATTGGTATGAAGGTTTTCACCAAGCAACCGTTCTAAAGATTGACCGTGAGACGTACGACTTTGTGGCAAATGATAATGATCGGAATGCCGTACTAGATATGGTCGAACAGAAGTTGGTGGAACTAGGGTGCTTGACCCAAAACGAGTTTAACGCTATCCGTGCTAAGCGCGAAGGTGTTAAGAATGTATTCTAGCCTAATCCTAGTAATCTACACAATCATTCTGGTAATCATTACCGTGGTGTTTACCTGCGGGGCCGCTTGGGTTATCAAGCAAGTCAATTCCTTGTTTGCCGAGGTTGTAACTGAGCACCGTAATTTTGAGAGCCGGTGGGACGATATGGTCAAGTATTACGAGGATATGGCTAAATCAATTCGCCGGGAAAACCCGGGCGACCCTAATGAAGAAACCCCGGGCGATCGGTTTGCAAAAGGGTGGCGACCACGATGGAAGCACTAGTCAATATCATTCTAGTGTGCGCGGTCATCTGGTTCGCTACGCAGGTAGTCATCCCCGTGATCTTATATAGCGGGCTGTTGATCTACCTTGTAGCCCAATGGTTACTGGAAAAGTATCGAAAACATAAGTATTACAAGAAACATTAAGAGGTGTTAACAATGACGTTTAGTGAAGCAATCAAGGCACATAACGAACGACTTTTGGTTAGTGATGGGCGTACGGTTTACCGGGTATTGGATGTTGACCCGATGAATGAAATGGTCGTTGCAAAGTCACTAGAAAACAGTTTTGTCCGTAAAGGAACGGCCGATGCATTGTATTTCTCAAACATTGTTGGCACCAAGGTTTCTGCCTAGGGGAGGTTAAGTCATGTTGTACGCAACTTTATATATGTTATCGCTGTTTATCTTGCCAATGGTGGCCATCGCTCTAGTAGGTGGCGGCTTAATATGGTTGGTAGATAAGTACATGTGTTAGAGAGTGAGTGATTGTTATGTACGATGCGGAATTATGTTTGAATTGCGATCAATGTGATGGGTTAATTGCCCCGGGTGATGAGTATATCAATTATGGTCCCGGCAAGGGCAAGTATTGTAGTCAAGATTGCTTGGTTGATAGTCTATTGGACTATGGCGAAGCAACACGTGAAGTATGGGAGTTGTAATTAAATGAGTAAGACAATTTATTTTGGTTCTGGTTGGTTCAATGAAGACCAGCTGGCCGCCTATAATGATGCATACATGGCACTGGAACAAAACCCAACGGTGGATATGTACAATAGCTACATTCCTCGGGAACACCAATACCATGACTTGGAAGTAGCAGATCACCCGGAATTATTACATGACCGTGAATGGTCTACGGGTACTTTCCGGGGCGACATTAACGGGATTAAGACGAGTGATGTAACGGTGGCCATCTACTTACCGTTTGACGAAGATCCGGGTCTAGCCATGGAAATTGGGTACGCCCATGCCATTGGGAAGCACGTATTAATGGTCATCCCCGACGAACACTATGGTGAAGATATTAACCTCATGACTTGGGGTGGGGCAGACAATGTTATCAAGATGTCCCAATTATCCAACTACAACTTTAACCGACCAACCTTCGACTTTTACGAAGGCGGCGTGTACTAATGAGTGCGGCGGTTTTATTGCTGTTGATGATGGTTTTGGTTGCGACAAGTGATCATGGCTAAAGTGCACAACTACCCAATTGACGTCTGGTATAAACACTATCATGACGATCTAGTAAACAAATTGGTCGAGGTTATTGAGAAGGGTTGGACGTTCCGATTCAACGTGGTTGATCGGAAGCTGGCCCTTATGGTGGAGGAATCCAAATGAGCAAGGTAAGACGTAAAAATTCGATTGTCCATGTCGTTGAATGGACGATTGAAGATGATTATGGTTCTCTGGCGCTTAAGAAGGCATTTAAGTGTGAAGACGAAGCAATTGCCTTCGCTAAGAAGCACCGTGATGAATCAGCTCAAATCCATACTTTAGTAATTAATTAACTACATGGCCGGACTTTCCCGGCATTACATATATATGGAGGTGAAAACAATTGGCTAAATACAATGAGTATGTACCACTAACACGTATGTATATGAAAGATGGGGCTGAATATGTGGTGGCCGCTAGATATGAACGGTTGCGTGACTTGATTAGAGATAAGCTCACACTGTTATCTCTGAACGATTTTTTTGAAATGCCAATGGCGGTATATGACGGGTTGGCAGAAAAGTCTAGCACGTACACCTATCATGATTTAAAGGCTGTTACTGTCAACGTTAATGAAATTGAAATGATTTACGAAGATGATCGGCACCTTCTAAAAGTCGATGGACCAAAGGACTCATGGGTTGAGAATTGGGGGTAACAGTAATGGAAAAACCATTAAGTGTAATTGATATGGGTGATGTGGGGCTTTATGCCACACCGGTAGACCTTGACTCGTTAGCGTTCAATGCCAATGATGATAAGTTTCTATATATCCCATTACTCAACATTGCGTATAAAGATGGTCTTCGGTTGCGGCGTGAAGATTTTGAGGAGATGGCGATCAATACCCACAAAATCATTACGATTGAAAAGGCTGACCCAAGACAAGCTGTACTTATTACGGAGGATTAACCATGAAGGAATATCCAGCAACGATTATTGAACTTGAAAATGGCGACTTTTAGCTACGCCAGTATCCTATGACAAAATTTCAGATAAGTTAATCAAGAAGAAGAAACATGGCTTTATGCAATTGTACGCAAGCTATTTCCACCCAGAAAGCACCACTACCATTATCTTGGAAACGAGTCAGATGCGCAAAAAGACTATCAATGCACGGAAAATCGTAGCAATTGAAGAGTCCAAGCCAAACCACGTTACGATTGTTGACGATACGGAGGATGATGACTAATGGCTACTGAACGAGGATTATATTATTTCACCACACCAGTTAAACACTATGGCGATGTTCGTACTTATCAGATTGTTGTTCCGGGCTACAACATTGTCGAAGATGTGAGTGGTACTTCCCAAGAATTGCCACGTGAATTGGAATCAGCATGGTCGGCTATCCATGCCAAGGTTGCGGCCCAGCACGATGATCACAAGGCTCAAGTGATTAACCAACTCATCAACGAACATTTCACACGCGCTTATGAAAAGTGGGGTGCTTAATATTGAAGTATACTGATGGTTATTGTCCAGACTCTCAAGTCTATAAAACTCGGACTGGCGACCGTACAGGGCACGATATTCCCAAGGTTGAACACGCTCGGCAATGGTACCGAATCACGTTAGCCGATAGCGAGGGATATTGGGAAGCCTATGATTTAGCGTCAGACCAAACCTTATTTGGTTTTATCGATGGCAAGACGGCCTATGGTGAACGAATTATGATTCCACAAGACAAAATCACGTCAATCAGATCAATTGTTGATGTAATGGAAACTGCCGAACTGGAAGGTGCCTTGAAAGATGCTCAAGAAGACCCATCCACTAGAGCAGCCTATGTAGAAGGCGGACAATTGATTAAGGATAATTTGCGGTGGACGGTGCGTAATATCTACGATGGGGAAGCGCACGTAAAGTCCGACCCGGTTTGGGTGCTAAACCTACAAGGAGCGGGAAACCTTCGCATGATTGATGAAAATACCGCGGAGTTAATTACCGAAAATCGTGCCTATGAATTACAAGTAGGTACTAATATTATCTACGACCCAGACACAAACGAAATTAGCGAAGTGCTAGGAAAGGTTAATTTTAAGAATGAAGAAGACGTATAAAACGAATTTTGAAATTGAAGCTGAACAATTCGATGGTTCAGAAGAAATGGCTAAAGAATACGAAATGATGATGTCGCCAGCGGGCGTGTACTATGTTAATGCTTTTGATGGTGCTAAGGCGATCCGGGAAGGGGATTGGCTGATCAGCAACGGCGAAGATATTGCTATTGTTGATGACGATTACTTTGAAGAACACTATGAATTGGTTGAAGATGATGAACTAGCCGATGGGCTTGCCAAGGTGATTGAAGCATTTAAGGCTGAAGGACGTAAAGCGGAACAGTTCGACGTTACAACCTATATTGCAAAACTAGCGCTGGACGTGCAAGGTATTAACAAGAAGCTGGACGAAATTAAGGATGCGCAACTTAAACAAGAACAGATCCGTCATCACGAAAAGATGGCGCAATCATCCGCCTACGATCAATTTGTTGATGAGTTGACGGAAGCATTAAAGAACCTGCTGTAATGGGTGCTGATTTAGTACGGATTTACCATGACCCAATCACTACATTTCAAGATGAGTATTGGTTAATCGATGGGTTCTGGGTCGAAATTGTTAGGTTCTACGACCTACGATATTCTACCTTTCCGTCCGAATGGTCAGCGGTATTCGTGGTTTTTGATGAAGTTGCTGACAACACGTATCACTATTCAAATTGCAGGGGCTGCTATTGCCACCAAAATGGAGAGGTGATCATTGATGGGGCGGACGACTTTAGTAAAGATCTAATCGAGGAGATTATTTCGGTGTTCGCCCCACCATTTGAAGAAGTGAAGGTGACGTATGCATGAGCTTTCAGTTCGATATTGAAGCCGCTAAGAAGCTCCCAAAATTATCGCCAGAAGACTCTAGGGAGTTGGCGGCGCGCTATAAAAAGGATGATCAACTGTAAGCCTTGTTGTCTAGACTAAGTTTTTAGAAACTACGTTATTTTGGTGATCATACCCGGTAATGGTACCCTAGTTGCCGGCTCTATGGGGGAGGGGGGGGGGCACTGTAAACAGGCATCAGGTTAAGGTGCTCGTCAACCTCGTTAATAAGCCTTAATAACATTGTCGAAGGGGTAACCACATGGACCTAATCACTCTGTTAGGCCCGTGATAAGGTCGTTGCTACCTTATGAAAAAGAAAAGGAGTGTTTCATGCAAAATCACGTATTTGTGCTGAACCAACACGGTCATTCGCTGGCAAAAATAATCTCTAACGAACGAAAGACCAACCATGCTAATTCTTGATGATCAATATTATTGAACATCAATAACAAAAGACCAATCTAGCATCTCAAACATTATTTTTCATACTTATAAAATTTTCAAAAAAAAGACGGTGACCTAATTGTTTAAATTATCAAAAAATAATATCAGTACCATTTTAACCATTATTACAGCAATCTTTATTATTGTCACCGCCATTTTAGTGATGCTTTACTTTATCCCTGCAAAATCAGTAGTCACTAACATTCAACCAATTAATGTTCAAAAGTCACAACCCGTTAAAATTACCAGCTTTGACATTGATTTATCTTACCAAGGTAATCAAGATGACTTTGAGTACCTGCTAGACAACCAATCAGAACCAGCTGATGAAATTTTCAGTATTGATAACGTTACTTTTAATGAAGATGACCAAAATATTGACGTTTCACACGACTACTTCAACGACGATGATGAAAATCAAGCACTTAATAATCTATTGCACAATCCATATTATGTTGGTCAAAATTATTACAGCAACAATGATCATCCCGCCGTAAAAGTCACCACCCATAATAATAACTTATTTGGTCAACAACTAAAGCCTCAAACCAAACAACACAACGTTTGGCCAAAAGATCTTCATGTTGGTCAACGCATTCATCAAGATACTTTTACAACCGACAATCACACTAAACTCAATAACTACGACAACACCAGTTACTTTACCCAGCCAACCAACAAGCAAAATACAATTTTACATGTTGAAGGTCATTATAAACTTGGGAAATACAACCATTCCTGGACTGGTGATTACCACATTAATGTTAATCCACAAACTCACAAATTAACCTGGAAACAAGGCGATATCACTAACGATTAAGCAACTCAAAGAAAGGATGTTGAAATGATAGATCGAATAGAGGAGGTGATAAATATCGACAAATGGCAAGTCGTTAAGAGCAACATTTTAGAATCCGGCCGGGCATTGATCTTAGCAGAGTTGGTTCCATTGGCATATACCATCTTTGTATTTCTGCTAATGGACTTCCACGTCTTTGCAATGATTATGTTTGGGGTCGCTTTAGTCATCATGGCTATTATCTTTGTGGTCTACCTCGGGGCATGTGTAGTTAATATCCATCACGACCTTAGCGGCAAAGAGACTGACAAACCCAGAATGGAAACATGAATATTAAAGACTTAAAAATCACTGAACAAAGTATAAAAGAGTTTTGGGGTGAAATGGAGGCGAAATACAGCATGAAGGAAGAGGATTACAATTACCTAATTTCAAGTTTGCAGGCAGAAGTAATGGCTTTAAATGATAAGATCATCCGCCTACAAGACGCTTTGATCAGCAACAAGAGAATCACGGGTGTGCAACGTGGTATTTTGGTAGAACAACAAATGCCAGCCATGAAGGAATACGCTCAGGCATTATCCTTGCGCATTGAAGACTTGCAACAACGCAAGAACAACCTAGCCTAGTGGCATATTAAGTTGGGTGCGATTCCCAACTAGGTTTTTAGTTAGATTTTGGAGGTGTGGACCTATATGGAGACTTATTATTACATTGGTGGCGATGACGTGGCGGGAATCCTACCAAAGAAATTAAAACGTTACGACAGCCTAAAAGAAGCAACACAGGATTTAAAACAACTCATACATGGTAATGCTATTACCCGTGTAAAGGAGAAGAAATGGTCCCAAGAGGACGGCCTACCTGTTGTTGCAATCTACTATGAAATGGGCGACGGGGTCTTCTACCGTGACTATGAATATTGGATTCGTAAGCGAACGGTACAACCTGTATATGTTGTAATGGAAAAGGATTCAAGTTCGGGCAATCAAGAGATTGTTGCCATGTTTTATAGCAAAGAATTGGCGCAGAGTTGTTTAGATGACCTTCCATTGATTAATGGTCGCAACGTCACAAAACGATACTGGGTCGAGAAGCACGGGGTGGAGATCTATGATTAGCCAATATATAGTTTACACAGACCGCTGGAGCGATGATGAATTTAATGACTACAACCCAGTAGCATATTACGACCATTTAAACGATGCAGTCGAATATGTTAAGAAAGAAGTTCGGAAGATCACCCCGCGACTTATTAAATGGTCTGACGATAAAACGAGATGTAAGGTGTATTACGAAGATGCTGGAGAACGGCTGCTAGATTACTCTTACTATATTGACAAAGCGTATGATGATAATATGGTCTGGATGCTTCGTCACTGGAACCTTTCCTCAGGGGTTGGTGGCAATTTAGAGGATACGTTACTTGGTATATATCCATATAACGTGGAATTCCGTCGAATTCGTGACGATGTTAATAAGTACGCAAGCAATATTATCGATAGTCTTCGTCGTCAGAATGATGTTAAGTTGGCCGGGCTAATAGAGTACACCCAAGATGAAACAGGGGGAATGGTGCCGGATGATTGTCCAAAGCCATATGTTTCCTACAATATAAGGGTCACATATAAGGACGGTGCTCAAGTCATTCCGTGTGGTTTTGATGTGGTCTCTTACGAGATGAATCGATACGACGACTATCTAGAAAATCGTATCTACCATAATTATTTAGTAGGCAAGCAATATCTGGAAAGACCAAAAAGGGAAGTGCGCAATGATTAAAGAATATCAGAAAACCAATGTCATTAAGGCCGAAAAGCTTACTAAAGAGAATATATGGGATCTGAAAGACAAATACGGGCTTGAAAATCGTTATGATGTTAATCCTAACTCTTCCGCACCTGTCTTTCTATGGGAAACCGATAGATATAATCCAGTTTATTTCGGCGATTGGATCGCTACCGGTACTGATGGCAAACACTGGCTAATTAAAGCTGATGATTTTAAAGAGTATTATAAAGAAGTGATGGCAAAATCCACGACGGATTTTGATAAACTACTATACGAGCTACAATATAAATGTCGGGAAATAAGTCCCAACCTTATCGTGGAGTGGAACTATATACACGAAGATAAAATTCACACTTCGGTAATGATTAGTTTGGAAACTGATAATGAGCCACGTCTGTTAGCACATTGCCTTGTTGATAAGAATATTTCAAACCAGCCACAAATTCGCGTTATGTATCGTGAATATGGGGATAGTGCCATTGCACGCTATATTGTTTGCTCCCTGAATGCCTTGGCCAGCTTTGCCGACGAATGGCAAAAACTGGAGGAGAGGTATAACCATTGATGATGAGGTGACAGATAATGATTAAAGAGTATCGCGGAACCAACACTATTATGGCCGAACAATTTACCGATAAAAATGAACAGGTGAAACGGTATCGCCTTTATCACCGGGCTTTTATTGAGGATGGGGAGTCATGGGTAATTGCCACACCTGAGGGGCCTATGCCAGTTCATTACGGTGATTGGATTGCTACTGGCGCCAATGGCGAACATTGGGTGATTGTAGATGAGATCTTTAAAAAGAACTATGAAGAACTACCGGGACAACCACAATCGGATTTTGAACAATTAGTTGCTGGCCTGAAACGTCGCACGAAGCATGTGGCCGGATCAAACATTCATATCAAAGTGAATACCACCGACCGAGGTCAACGCGAGGTTCTTGTGTGTTGGCCGGATGATAAGTGTATAGCAAAGTGTAAGAACTATATCAATGACCCAACGGAAGTTACTGTCACGGTGTTTGAACAAATACCAACGATCCCTTTTTTAGCGCGCCTAATGGCTGATGCGATTATTGCACTATCTGACTTCGCCGATAAGTGGAAAAAACTGGAGGAATTGAATAATGGAAACGTATATGAAAATGTTTAAAGAACCGACCTCTCGTCTGTATGTAAATCATAATGCTTTATTGGATCTAGTAAGTATGAACGATAAGGTCATTATCTTCCGCCATATCAATCCAGACCCAGACGCTCTGGGGTCTCAAAATGCATTAGCCATTATCTTACGTCAAATATTCCCAAACAAGATTATTGAGTGTGCAGGAAACACGCCGGACAATTTAAAATGGATGGACAATCTACGGAAGGAGGCATATAAACATTATCCGACACGCCGGAAACGTGCGAGCGATCAACTCATTGACGATTCGCGAACCATTGGTATCGTGCTAGATACGGCCAATTTAGATCGTATTGACGGTGATTATGAAGGCCTTCATGAAATGCACAAACTGTTTAAAATTGATCATCACCCAGTTAAACATGGCTACAATCTTGATTATTGCAATGTATTTATTGAAACCAATGCTTCTAGTACGTCAGAAATGATTGCTCGAATGTTTGACGACGTTGTGAAAGAATCCGAAGATCGCGAGTTGTTAGCATTATTGTATGCTGGAATCGCCGGCGATACTGGACGATTTATGTATGATAACACAACAAACATTACCTTTGATACTGTTGGTCGTTTGTTGGGCCGCTTTTCCTCGGGCTCTCGTCATTATGTAAACATGAAGTTGGGTAGCATTAACGAGTATCAGGCTAATTTGATGGGTTATGCATACGATCGTCGCTACTATCTAAACGATAATGTGGTTAGTTTGGTTGTCCCATACAGTCAAATCCGTGGTGGCCACGAAGCCGATGCTTATGTAACGATCGGAGCATTACAACGACTAGAAAAGCCCGAGATTGCTGTGGTCGCCGTTGAAAATGAAGATGGGTCCTACCGTATTCACTTACGGTCTAAGTTCAAACCAATCAATGAATTGGCAGCCAAATACAATGGCGGTGGGCACCCGTTAGCAGCCGGGGCAAAAGCCAAAGATCGTGACGAAGTTGCTAAGTTGTTCCATGAATTAGCCGAAGAATGGTGATACAATACTAGTAATGTGTACTCAGGATTAAGCCCCAGAATAGGGGCTTTTTCTTTTTGACTCATATGTGTGTCATTAAAACAAAAATTTTACTGACACATGTAAATTTGAGTGGCCGCTCCCCTACATAATAAAAAAGAGCTAGTCGTAATGACTAGCCCGGCCCATCATATGGGGATTATTGCTCACGTAAAAACGATATAAGGATCACCCCGGTTACCACCGGGAATACTGATAGTAGGATCCGTTTGACGGCAATAATCCTATACAATGAGTAAGTCGAGGTCCCAAAAACTGACCGGTATTCCGGGAGGAGTCAAACCGGTATGATAAAGTTGAGTTAGGTTTAGTAGCAGCTTCGCTTAGACCTCTTGTTATCGTATCTATCATACCGCATTTCATATCTCTTTGCCAAGTTTATGGTTGTTAAAGCTGACCTGTACAATCTTACCAGTGAACATATTAAGTGGCACTCCCAAAGCGTTTGCCCAGATCTCGTTTGGATAACTACAACCATATTCCGCCATAATTTGTTGTGCCATTTTCGGCGCAGGCAAGCCAAGGTGTTTCCGCATGAGGTCAAATGCGTCGTGTAAAGCAGTGGGCAGAATACCTTGCTTACTATCGACGATAGTTTGATACTGGTTTAACTTGTCAAATAGGCGGCGATACTGATTATCGTTAATCATCCCCACCCCTCTTGCATACTTTAAAGTGTAGATCGGGAGTAGCCCCCACCTATCCTTAATAGCAATATAGCTAGTTAAATCCGTAAGGTCGATATTTGCCAATTCATAGCCGGGTAGTAACAAGGCATAGGCAAAACGATCAGCCATCTTAACCATTTCACGGTGTTCTTGGGCGCTATCTCCAATGGCACCGTTGAATAAAACATATCTCCCTAGAGCGCGGGCCAAATTAAGTTGGGACTGGTAATAGTCATTTAGACTTGTGATTACAACGTAGTATTGGATGCCATCTAGTGTGGCGTAGCCGTCAATTGTCTCTGTTGCATTGGGTATATTAACTACTATAATTCCATGTGATTCTAACAATGCAACCATATTATCAATTGGTGCGCCACCTATACCCCAGAGGTTGCGTAGTTGGGCCGCGGAATCTTCTGGTGTACTATCACTTAAATCGGTGGACGATAATTGTGGAAAGTCAATGTATTGTTCAAAGTAATGGCGTAAGATAACAGCTGCGTGTTTATAGGTATCATACACACCATTTTGAGTTTGGCTTATGCCGAACCAGCTACGGTAGAAGTTACCCTCATCAAGGTAATTCAATTTCGCTTTTTCAGTAAAGAAGTTGGTGGGGAATTGCAACTCTCCCACAAGACTCATCAATGTTTTAAGGCTAATATTTGATCTATTGCTCTCATACCTAGATATCGATTGTTTAGATATATTGACCTTTTCGCTCAATTGACCTTTTGTCAGTCCTCGAAATAATCGCGCTTCCCGTACTCGTTCCCCATTAATCGTTAATGCCAATTACTAATCCTCCTACATAAATTACTTGTCTATCTTTATATTTTAGTGATATAGTATATATGTAAACGGAAGTGCTGGATCCACTTCCGAAAACCTACAAGGTGTTTACGTTGGGTGTGGACTAGCTGATCAGGCTAGTCTTTTTTATTGCCCTTTAACCAAGTAGTAAGCAACCGCAGAACGTTTACTACAACATTGGCAAGCAATAAGATGTCGTGAATATTCACGGCGGTCCCAACGCATACCTTAGTAGATTTTTGGCGACTAGATATTTCATCATGATCACCAAATTAATACCGCTACAATTTAGAAACAACGTAAACACTACAAGGTTTTATTTAGCGAAGGGTGTAGCTCCGTCCCTCCACTATACATATGATACCACAAAACACCCTTGAATTACCGGCATTCAGGTGCTCATATTGCCCCTCAGACGCATATTTAAAGTGTGTAACGTACACTCGTTAATCTACTTACAGCTGATGGCGAATTAAAATGAGACTTTTACCAAGCAATTTTTATATGGTATAATTGCAACCGAATACAAAATAATAAAATTGAGTATTCGCCATTACAATACGTTTTTATTTCGCACATCAAAACCCTAGGCAAACCAACACGGCTTAGGGTTTTTGTGTTTGAGATTGTCTATGTATATGCTATACTTAAGATACAAAGAACCCCACGGGCCGAACTGCCAAGAAACAGCCCGCGGGTGATGATTTATCTAAAAGGTCTTAAAGATTTGGCGGATTGCTATCGGGATTAGCTCCAACCACTCCCGGGCAATTCGCTTTTTCTTTTGCCCTTTCTCCATCTCTACAAGACGACTTTCCAGATCAGTTACCCGATCTTCGAGCTTTTTCAGCTTACGTTTCCGCTTTGACTTCGACAAGATAATCACCCCCTTTCCGTGGGGTTGATTTAATTATAAGGCTCATAAAACCCCTAGGTCAACCAACGTCAGCCTAGGGGTTTTATGTATCTTTCCAATAATTCTGTAAAAGTAATAATTTCAATCCGCGTCGGGTTCTGTCCCGGCGAAAATAAATGCGCGCCGCATCCTTGGTGTTATTTCAATCCGCACCGAGGTATTGCCCTCGGTGATAATATAGCTTAGGTCGATAACAATAATGGATGATGCTTCAATCCGCACCCGTTTATACGGGTGATAATAAAATGTTAATCGCACTAGCGAGGAAAAATTTCAATCCACGCGGGATTTAGAGGTCCCGCGAACCTCATTACAATTCATCCATGCTCTTATTATAGAACGTTAGCGCTTACAAATCAAGCTAAAAGTTAGTCCTCTTTATCATCCAAATTCTTTGACGGTAGATCAATATCCTTATGTTTCTTAATTGCATTTTCCGGTACATCAATAGCATATTCAGCTTTGGTCCGTTGTTGCCATGGTTTCCAGCCCTTATAAAACGGAGACATATCAATTGTAGTGGTTTTAACTGGGGCGTTCTCGGTTGCTTCCTTGGCTTGCTTTAGCAGATATTTAACCCGGAAGTTAAACGTCTTTGCATCACGGTGTTTAACACCATTGAATACACGGGTAATACGCCGCTTCGCATCTAGACCATCATACCGGTGTGGCATATAGATTACGTTAGCAAATTCGCCTAATTCACGCGTACCAATCACCTTAACCGGTGTGTACTTATTGTAGTGTGGGTGAATGTCATCCCCAACAAAATCACTACTTAATGGCCGTTCGCCATTTTCAAAGTACCCAATTGTTCCAGACTCAAGATCGATGGCTACCGCACAGTTCTCATTGTATTCTTCTTTAGTGCGTTCCTCATAAGCAATAAGGTAATTATCTGTTTCTAAATCGTGAATGTAGCGACCACTTTCTTCCCCATCAATGCTTTCGACTACATTAACGGCCCATACCACAGCAATCAAATCATTGCCATCAACTTGAATTTCTTTAACACAACGCCACTCTCCGGGGCACCAAGTGAGAGCAACCGAGCGCCCACTAAGAATGTCCGCGCGTTCATCGGCGGTCGTATGAGCATTGTAACGGTTCAAGAGTATTTCCAATTCAAGATCGGTCATGTCTGGGTTGAGTTCCCCAATCTTTTGCCGCTCAATGCTGGCATATTTAGTCAGATATTTGTAGATCTTGTTTAACTTCTTTTCGGCTGCTGGGTGTTTACTTGTCATGATAATGACGCCTTCCTTTCCATGATTGCCTTGTACAGGCCAACATAATCTTCCGGGGTAAGTTTGCCAATTGGCTGCCTACCCAGATCTGCGATTGCAACAACATAGATCGTAGATATGTCAACATACATATCTTGCCCTTCCAGAGACCAATCGTACGAACTTTTTAGTTTGTAGTCTTCTTGGGGATTGTCGGAGGGGATTGTTTTTATGAGTAAGGTACCAGCTTTGGTTGGTGATTCGTGAGTCACCACAATGCCAAAACCACCAAAGGACAACTCGGCGACGTAAAAAGCACTATTCGCCATCATTGTCACCATCCTTATCAATTACTGGTACATCTTTCAATAATTCGTCCCAACTTGGTAGGTCGGGCATCTTTTCCATCAGAATAGTTTGCCCGTATTTTTCATCAATTCCAATCATCAATTCACTACCTTGTTTGATGCCGAGTTGATTCCTAATTTCTGCGGGGATAGTAATCTGACCATTACGAGTAACTTTGACCATGTAGTTCATTTTTGCAACCTCCTTATTAGTAATTACTAGTCTAGTAATTACTAATTCCTTATGACTATATAATAGATTATCATTCCTAATTCGTCAACTACTTTCTAGTTATTAGTAACTAGTAATTACTAACATAGTAAATAGTTGGAAGTGTTATTCTTTTGAAATAACACTTCCCCATTCCCGGTATTGTTGGCGTAGTTTTCTCGCCAGATTTGAGAAGTGTTATTTTTAAGTTTAATTGTAGTAATAACACCTACTTTTGCGCGCTGATTTACTTGTTTGAGCATATAAGTTTAGGCTTTGGTGGTATTTAGTTTAGGTAGTATATACATAATAGTTAACCTAGACAAACAAAAAAGACACCCGATAACGAGTGCCTTAGTTAGGTTGATATGGATTTGATCATTAGGTAATGAGTGGTGTACAATAACTTTGTCAAGACATTGGCGACGCCTATCTCTTTTCTAGGAAGAAGGTGGTGCCAATGGAAAGTTCTATACAGCTCATGGACAACCTTCTTTACTCTTGTGGAGAAAGGCATCGTTCCATGAAAAATACGAAATGGTGGGTGGCGTTAAGCCCGGTAGGGTTCACCGCGCTCGCTCAAAGCCTTCACAATTTGCCATTAATAGTTCAACTGCTTATCTTGGCATTGTGTGGCGTCGGTATGGTCTACCTAATGATAAAACATTAGGGTATAGAAAAACCGTCCTTCGTAAGTTGTGGCGACTTTCGGACGGCGGCTATTGAGCAATTGATTTTGTGAGATAAGCGTCGTCAATCTCTTGGCGTTAGGTCTGGGTGTTGGTAGCGCCCGGGCCTTTTTCTTATCTACGAGTCTATTATATTACCCACCCTCTTGATTGTCCACATTATTAAACACTATTAAACACTATTAGACATTATTGAACAACATTCAACGCTATTCAACAATGTTCAACACAACAATAACAATCCATAAGGCAATATCAATCAACTGGATCCAATCTTTAGTCCCCAATAGAATAATCATTGACAAGATAATTACAGTTACACCAATCGTAATAAGAGCGCTGCTAATACGCTTGTTATACGATTTCAACTGCAAGAAAAGTAACAAAAAACCAAAAAACGCTAAGATAAATTTGACTAACATTAGCATAGTGTATATCGTCATTTAAATTTCCCCAAAACTACCACGGAAGCAAGGTTCCGAATTGGTGATAATAAGCGACCTCAAACTTATGAACTACACACCGACTAAAGTCGGTAGTTTCTGGGAACACGAAGTAGTATTTAGGATTGTTCGTCTGGTATTCCAGATACCTAACTTACAGAACTCCGCTATCTTACCAAGGCTAGTCCCTAGCCAATTAGCTTTAATCCCCGCTTTAAGATATTGACTGCCGCATTAATATCACGGTCGTGGTGAGTACCACATTGAGGACACGTCCACTCGCGGATTTCTAATGCCTTGGGTCCATCATTGTGACCACAGGTTGAACAAATGCGCGAAGTATTATTTGGACTAACGACCATTAATCGCTTGCCGTACCATTGACACTTATATTCCAACATAGTGCGGAACTGGTACCAACTGGCATTAGTAATCGACTTAGCTAAGTGGTGATTCTTTTGAAGGTTCTTGGTTTTCAAATCTTCAATCACGATCACATCATATTGCCTAACTAAGTTCGTCGTTAGCTTCTGCAAATAGTCCTTACGTTGATTGGCAATCCGTTGTTGATAACGAGCCTTCATTACTCTAGCCCGTTGCCAATTCTGGTAATCGTCAAGTTCTAGTTTGACGGTTTTGTGATTATGATTCCACTGTCGAACAGCTACATTGGCTCGGTGACAACGCTTAGAGTACCGACTTTGCCACTTGGTAGCTTGTTTTTCTAACCATTTGGCGTTAAAAGTTCCGTACTTAATTCCATCAGAACTGATGACTAAATCAGCAATTCCAACATCTAAACCAACCGTTTTTTCAGTTCTAGGCAACTGATTAACCTCAGCTTCAACCTGTAATGATAGGTAATAACGGCCCGTCGGGTCATGGCTGACCGTATAACGTTTAATTTTAACGTTCTGAAGCTGACTAGTTTTACTAGTTTTGATATAACCAAGCTTGGGCAATTTCAGATACCGTTTAGCCGCAACAAAGAGTTTTGATTTTCCGGTATACGACTGGTGATAACTCCGCCGACTTTTGAAACGCGGATAGCCCCCTTGGTGTTTGAACAGCATCTTAAATGCCTGATCTAAATTATGATTAACTACTTGTAGACTTGTTGAATCACTTTCCCTTAAAAAGGGATATTCTTGTTTCAAAGCTTTTAACAAAGCGTCCATTTGATAGCCATTCACAAAATGACTACTTGGATTGTTTTGATAACGGCTTCTCGCCATTGCCAACATTTGATTCCAAACGAAGCGGTCATTACCAAACATTTGCCATAGTTGTGCTTGTTGGTGCTTATTTGGGTACAAGCGTATCTTAATTCCTTTAATAATTTTACTCATTAACTGCTCACCTCTTTTCTTAGAAAAATTATATCATTAGCTGGCATCCATCCCATGACTAAAGTCACGGGCTTTCTGCCTAACAAATTAAGTAAATGCTTGCAAACAGTATATCAAATATCATTTCAACTAAGGTGGGTTCATCGTCGTTCATCATTGTGTTCCTCCCGCAAATGGCCCCGAAACTTAGCGACACGACGAATCCGAGTAAAAGCCATTTAAGAATGCCAACTAAAATACTAACCATCAATAAATACCGCCATTAGGAAAAAACAAACCGCCAAAATGCCGAAGAAGATTAACGTGACTCTGAAAAATTCCCACGTCCATGAACTGAAAAACCACGCCATAATATTCAAAAATGCCCATTGAAATGGCACAGAAATCGCATTTATAAATAAGAACTCTTCACCGTCCATTTATTCACCTCCATCAATTGTCTGCTAGATAGATCATTAGAAGGAACATTGGGAAACTAAACAGAACGGCAATCAAGCCCTCCCAATGACCGGCAAAAACCCCAATCATAGTCGTTGCAACAAATAGATATATCCAAAGGTAACCCATTATCACTACTCCTCCCAATTAACATGGTGGTATGAACATACGGCGTGGTACTCACTATCACCAATTTGTACTTGGTCACCTTCGTACACGGCTTTACCATCAACAGTACGTAAATTCATGGTTGCCTTACGGTCACACTTCTCACATACTGTCTTGATTTCTTCGATCTTGTCAGCCAATTCTAGCAGCCGCTTAGAACCATCAAACAAGTGGCCCGTGAAGTCAGTCTTTAATCCATAGCAGATAACCGGGGTATCACAGTGTACAACCACCGACCATAGTTGTTCAATTTGATCTGGGGTAAGGAATTCGGCTTCATCGACCAGTACACAATCACAATCAAGTTTGCCTTTGTCGTAATACTTGTGGTCGGTGATAATATCCAAAACATTATCTTCTGACTTGATCGCGATGGCTTCTGATTTGATTCCTAGCCGCGTTTTTACGATACCTACCCCAGCTCGGTCATCTAACGCGCTAGTGAGAAGCAATACGCGACCACCCTTTTCTTCATAATTGTGTTTAACTGCCAGTAATTGTAATGATTTGCCGGAATTCATGGTTCCATATCGGAAAAATAGTTGAGCCATATTACACCTCTTTATTATTAAAGGGGCACATGGCCCCCATTCTTTATTTTAGATTTTTAGTAATCATTGCGACCACCGGCACCGTTACGGCATTACCGGCTTGCTTGTATAGCTGGGTGTCGCTAAGTCCAGCCGCTTTTACACGATCAAATTGGTCGTCAGTAAAGCCTTGTAGTCGCCAACATTCTCGTGGGGTTAATCGCCGAATGGCGGGTTGCCCGTTCTTTTCGACCAAGATATGTGGTACACGTCCACCGCCTTGGGCCGTATTAAGTGTCGGACTAACTCCCGTAACTGAGATAACGTTATTAGATCGATAATTGCTACGTTGAGCAACTACTTTGATCGTTTGGCCTGGTCTAAGATTTGCTTCGTCTTCGCCGAATCCAGATAGTACCGATCTTCCACCCTCGATTCGTCCTCTAAGACTGCCGACAACATATACGCGTTCCCGGTGTTGAGGGACAAAGTTGGCAGAGTTGAAAACTCGCCATTCGACATTGTACCCTGCTTGGTCCATTTCAGCGATAACTCGTTGGAAATCGCGGCCCCCATTTGATGAAAGCAGGTTTTTAACATTTTCCAAGATGAGATATGTAGGTTTCGCTTCCCAATCGCGGTCATTAAGGAGTCTGATAACTTCAAAGAACATACTGGATTGCTCACCTTGTAGCCCTTGACGGTTTCCAGCAATGCTAATGTTGGTGCAGGGACTTCCAAAAGTCCAGATGTCTGCGTAGGGAAAGTCGTTGCCGTTTGGGATTGATTTAATGTCATGTGCTGTGTATAGTCCTTTCGTATCGTATAGTGCTTCATATGATTGGCGGGCGAATTTATCCCATTCTACCCAACCAACACATTCATGTCCGTTTTGTTCTAAGCCGGAGTGGAAACCACCAATACCGGCGAATAAGTCAATAAATTTCATAAATAGCCCCTTTCCATGGCTGTAATAACCTGCTTTTACAAGTTTATTTCGTGCAACACCTTTTTAGCTTTAATTACTAATTCATTATCATTCAATGGCTTGTCAGAAAATACGGGAGGATAACAACTATAATATGCTGGACGAATCGAATCATCTAACATGTCAATAAAATTATTAGTTGCTTTTCCATATGTTGTCTTATCAAACACATTATCGAATCGAAAATAGCAAACCTCAATTAGCCCAAGACCTACACATGTAAATAAATAAATCAAAAAGCATATTGGAATGGCGATAGCAGCGAAATACCATGTAACGCTCGTCTTGTTTAATAAGTCGGAGTAATACCGACCATCACCGTTATCAAGCTGCGATGAAACGTAGATTTTGCTCTTACCTACAATGCCATACTGTTTAGTTGTAACGTACAGGTACTTTTTGTTCTTATATTCAATATTTTTTCTGAGCATTTAATTCCCTCTATATAATAGGTAGAAACTAGTTACTTTATGTCTACTCTGGTCGTGCCATAAGACAGTCCAGTGATTACAAACGCCCAAAATAACGACCATTTCGGAATCAAATCAAAGTATTCGGTTAATAGATAGGCTACTCCCATCCATGCCGAAACGATTACTGTACCTTTGATAATCCATTTGAGTTCAGTCATAGTAGCACCTCGTTAAGATAGATCTTCGCATATGGCGCTAATGAGTCCGCCAAGCAAATACGCAATCGGTGTAATACAACCAGACGCTACTAGTGCGCCCCCGGAACTGGCCCCGAAGCCATATTTGAGTATTAATAACAAGATGATCCATAGCACCAGTATCCCGGTCGAAATCAGTATTACTCTTACCCCTGTTGACACTAGTCTGCTACCTCGTTTCCCAATTCATCTACCTTAATTGACTGGATTCGTAAGTCATTTAAAACATGGTGGCACGCCATGGCCACATCAGACCAGCGCGCTTCTTCTACATCAGTCTTTGCATTATCCATCTTGAGTGTTGCTAACCGCATTAATGCCAGAAAGTCAATGGTATTAATCGTCGCCTCCCGTTCAGAATCACATAAATGGTGATATGACCGCCATACGAACTCAATCCCGAATACTAATAAGATCAACCACATGGTTACATCATCATACTTATCTGGCACAAGGTATAGTATGAGACCAATAATCAGTGCGATGGCGGCGATAACATCAATATAAAGTAATGTTAGGATTACCGACCAAATCATTGGATGATCAGCAATTAAGGATGGCTCTTCCTTGTTAACTGATTTTGTTTGTTTCTTCCGGTTAAAGTAAATCTCTACTCATTCCCTTCTTAGAATCCTAATTCCGTAGCAACCTTAAGCAATTCAATCGTCTTGGCATTGCCCAGCCGCACTTCTTTGCCTTCGTTGGTTAAGATGGTCTTAACGCCCTTGCTACATAAGAATGACTTAATTTCAGACTTTAAACCCATTAACTATTACCTCTTTTCTTCTTTAGTTCTTGTTTAGCTTTTTCTTTTCCTTCTTAGTGTCAATCAAGCACTGATGCCATGCTAGGTTTGGCATTTCCTTCATTGCCATGACCACCTCTTGTTCCGACCATAATGACTTGGTATCTTCATCTCTTGCAAAGTCAAGTCCTAAAGTATAAAGATCGCCATAATCACCATAATTGATCAAATTAAGATCATCGCCAAGGTGTACTTGATACCGGGGTTCTCGCGTTTTTGCCCCGTATTCACGTTCTTCAATTGGTGTCGTAGCAAATTCAGTCACGATTCTTGCGAATTCAGCCCGCTTGTCAGCATCATCAGTCATCCACATACGATCGGGTTCCATTGAAAAACTAGCTGGTTCATATTTTTTAATTACCGCAAAGGCATCACTTTCATCTTCTTCCCATGCAATAAATAAGACAAAATCCATCCCGTAATAATCATCACTGGACCGAACCTTTAACCCTAGGTCTAAATCCTTAATAGCTTTCTTAAATTCTTTATACTTCATCGTTATCCTCCATTACAAACCCAACTACGGGGTCTTTTTGTTCTTGCTGTTCTAATTCTTCCTTAGCCGCTTCTCGATACATACGCTCGCGATTAGTGACAATAATTGCATAGATAATGGCGTTTACAATGGCCTGAATGCCTAACCCAACAATCATTGATAAGTAATGGTGGGCGTGGAATCCAAGCACGAAACATGCCAACATCCCCAAATTGTATAAACCGATAAAAGCTACACAAATAGCGGCACCAAGGTTTAATGTCAATTCATTTTTGATTGTTAATAGCCTCCGTCTTCCATGGCCTGATACCATTCATCTTGTTCATCTACGATATCTTGCCATTCTTCATGGGCCATTTCGGCACCACTGAAGCCGTCGTCATATCGTTTGTTGGCGTGATTAACCAATGGCATGATAATCTCGTCATAGACTAGCTTTAGCTGATCGTCCGTCAATAGTGGGCCAAGCTGTTTAAATGCACTGAGCAACTTCTGAGTCTCATCATATGGGAGAATGATCTTGTCAAGCTGATCTGATAATTGATCTTTCAATTTCACGTCCATCACCTCAATGTGCCAACTACTTGCGGTACCGGGCAATTCATAATTTCTGCTGGTACCACTAATGTAATTTGTTCTAAATGGTTAAACCATTTCACATCATCGCAATGATTTTCGAATTCTTTTGGAGTAAACTCCGTTTCCCAAGCTAATTTGCGTGCTTGCGCGTCATCGTATGCCCAAACAGCATACTCGTTATAGCCGTCAATATTGACGTCATATAAGGTCATTGTCTTGCCATTATCGTCCTTGGTTTTCAGACAATCATCACTAATTAGTTTCTTAGTAGCGTGGCCCATAATATGGCACCTCCCAAAGCTGCTGGTTAGCAAGCATGAAGCGACTATATACCTTTAAAACATCCGCAAACAATTCAGCTTCGTCAAGGTAGGTAATCCCCATTTCAAACCATACAAGATCCGGTTTTGCGCGCTTCCACCCTTCTAGATCCGTAGCAATCCATTGACGATTCTTGTAGTACACAATGGGCCTTAACTGACCATCGGATTCCCCCTGAGAATCAAGACCAACTGTTAAATTACTATCGATTAATCTTAATTTCTTTTTGAGATCAGCAATTTTAGCTTGAATCGCATTTAAGCGCTGCTGTTTGTCTTTATTTGTTTCCATTACTCATCATCACCTTTAAATAATTGCGGTATCTCACATTACCGCTCCTCTGCGTTAGTGAATAGCCAGTATGGTACCCAACAGGAGGACGAAATCTAATGACTCGATAAGTTGTTTTTCCGGCATCGTATAGGCGGTTTTGTGACTTTATCCTCTGTTCACGCTTTACTAAATAAGCGTGTCGTTTAGCTCTCTTTGTACTCATCTTCAACCTCACTGTACCAATCTATGTAATACGGGTTCTTGGTTTCGTAATATTCTCCCTCGTCCTCAAACCATCGCTCTTTAAGGCAATGCTCTGAGCAATACCAACGATGATCGTAGGCGTAAATGATAGGGTAACCACTTAAATCTTCCCCACACCGGTCACAATATTGCCTGTTCGGGTTCTCGCGGCCCGGCGATTTGCTTGTAGTCAATTCGACCTTTATCATCAATCACCTCCGTATAAGTACGTTGATTAATTGCCTTTTTGATTGCACGACATAAATTCAATCCATCAACATCTAAGTACATGGCAACATCTTCTAAGGCAAATAATCGTTGATTGTAATTGTCGTTATAGCCGCCCAAATCATTGATATAGGCATTCTCGGCAATACATACCTTCTGGTACATATCTAATACTTGCTTCAAAACATCTTGTTGGGCATCAAAATAGCCACGTTCATATTCAATAGTTTCCGGATCCATTACGCCACCTCACTCAATTTGCGCCCACACATCGGGCAATAGTAAATCCGAGTCGCAAATTCAACCCCAAAGTTAAAATCTTCACCGTCTTGGAAATGGGTACAGATCGCTGGATTGTCATCACAATCAACATCAATGCGATGGTAGCAATCGCCAGACCCGAAATACTTACCATACCGGCAATATGGACAACCCGGGTCGCGGGCAACATTAATCTTGGGGTTAATCACCTTAGTCATGTTGTCAATCACCATCGACCAATCATGAATGGTTTTTTCATTCGTTACTGTTGCTATATTAATCACCTACCTTTGCTAATCCCGGGAAGCTCCAATCAATCCACATGGTATGCGTATCATCATGGTAGGTAACCGCGTATCCTAGCCCACGTAACCAATCAATTAATGGTAGGCATTGTCGCCAACTTTGAAGCCCATCAACAATTTCTAAATGTGATTCACCTAGATCGGCCTTACGCATGATATTAACCATGGTTCTGTGCTTTTCATCTTGGTAGATACGCTTGTTGTTTTCTCGGCTTG